ATGACCCGCCTCAGCGTCCGCGTCCCCGTTGACGGTGCCGCCGTTCACAAGTTCATCGATGACGTCCAGGCCGGGCGCCTCTGCTTCCCACTTCCCGACGTGGCCCCTGTCGCAGGGATCGGCCTGGCCTCCCTTGTCGCAGCCTGCCGTGAACGCGTGGTCGCGCACATCGACTACGACGACACGCTCAGCATGACCCGGGAGCAGGTTCAGGACCTTCTCCACCGGCTCGGCCCGGATGGCGACCTTACCGACGATGCGCTGGCCGAGGCGTTTCTCCGTGATCAGTTGCAGCCGGACCGGCTGAATCGGCGCCTGTGGGCGGTGAAGTGATGACCGCCCCGACTACCGCCGACGCCCGTGTCGCCTCCTGGCCGTCGATCACCCGCGAGGCCGGCACCATCTACCAACTGCAGTCCGGCGGCTACCTGGTCGAGGTCGGCGGCGACTACCCGGTGTTCCACGCGGACGAGGACGACGCCCGCCGGTTCCTGCGCGCCCTCGGGTTTCCGGCCGGCGGCCCTGTCCGCAACTTCGGCTCCTAGACGCGAAAACGGCTCCCCTGCCCGGGAGCCGCTCCTATCCACCCTCAGCCATGAGATGAGGATGAATGTCCTATCACGATAGCCGCACGCTGACGATGCCGCCCACGGCACCCGCCCACATTGGCACGGTCTGTGACTGCGGCACCACCTGCTGCCCCGACTACGTGGTCCACGACCGGCAGCGGCGCGCCTCCGAGTCCGACTGGATGCGCCAGGCGCGGCAGCCGGCCAACTGGACGCTTGCAAGCGAGGCGGCCTGATGCTGCGCGTCTACGACGAGTTCGCCGGTGTCGGTGGCACCAGCCACGGCGCCTCTTACGTGCCCGGTGTCGAGATCTACGCGGCGGCCAACCACGACAAGCATGCCGTCGACTCGCACACCCTGAACTTCCCCGGCGCCAGGCACTTCCAGGCCGACATCACCAAACTGCCTGTCGACAAGATGCCGTACGCGGAACTGTTCTCCGCCTCGCCGGCCTGTCCTGCCTGGACCGACGCGAACGGTGTCCGCCGCGATTTCGACCGGGCCAACGCCGAGGTGCAGACCCTGTTCGAGGTGGCCGAGACCGAACCGGATCCGAAGCTGAAGAAGCGCCTCGAGGAGTACAAGCGCTCGCGGCTGCTGATGAAGGAAGTCCCCCGCTACCTGCGGGCGATGATCGAGCGTGGCAAGCCAGTGCTGGCGGGAATGATGGAGAACGTCATCCAGTGCCGCAAGTGGCACGAGTGGGACGACTGGTTCAACGAGATTGTCAAGCTCGGCTACGAAATCCGGATCATCGCGTTCAACTCCATGCACGCCCAGCCAGTTCGCTCGTTGCAGGCCCCACAGTCCCGCGACCGCCTGTACCTCGCCTACTGGCACAAGAGCCTCGGCCGGCGCCCGGACTTCGACAAGTGGCTGCGCCCGCACGCCTGGTGCCCGTCCTGTGACGAGCAGGTCCAGGCGGTGCAGGTGTTCAAGAAACCCGGCAACGACATGGGCCGATACCAGCAGCAGTACGTTTACGTCTGTCCTCGCGTGTCATGCCGGGGCCAGCTGCTTCGCCCGGAGACGCTGCCCGCGCTGGCAGCGATCGACCCGACGATTCCGGGCACTCGCATCGGGGACCGGGCGAAGCTGAAGATGGACCCGCTGGCCGAGGCGACGCTGGACCGGATCCGGGCTGGTGTTCGCCGGTATTGGGCGCCGCTGATGGTGCCGGTCGAGGGCCGGGACGGCAAGAAGGCGCTGCCCGCGTCGGAGCCGCTGCGTACGCAAACGTGCCGCAACGAGACGGGGTTTGCGTTCCCGCCGTTTCTGGCGCCGGCTGGTGGGACGTGGCGGGACAAGCCGACATCGTCTCTGGACCCGATGCCGACCCGGACAACCCGCGAGTGTGACGGGGTGGCGTCGCTGCCGCCGTTCATCACGCCGCTGCGTGGTGGCGGGGACAAGGAACGTGCCCGGTCGGTTCAGGATCCGCTGACCACTGTCACCGCCTCCGGTAACCATCACGGGCTGGCGCTGCCGCCGCTGGTGATGCGGAACAACACGGCCCGCGGTGACGCCGGGTATCTGTCGACGCCGGCCACCGAGCCGGTTCGTTCGATCACGACGGCGGGGCATCAGTCGCTGCTGGTGCCTTACTACGGGGCGTCCACATCGGCGATCCCGGCGTCCGGGCCGATCGGCACGTTGACGACGAAGGACAAGTATGCGGTCGCCACACCAGATCTAGATGCGCTGGCCAGCGGTCTCGACTTGGATGACGTGCTATTTCGCATGCTGGAGCCCCACGAGATCGCGCGGGCGATGGCGTTCGACCCGTCCTACCAGACCTCGGTCAAGGACAAGCGGACAAAGGTCAAGTTGTTCGGGAACGCGGTCACCGCACCAGTCGCCGAAGTCATCATGTCCGCGCTCGTCGAGTGCATCACCGGTGAGGACCTGGACCGCTTCGTCGAGCCGCGCGAGCTGGCGGTGTCCGCATGAGCGCCCACCGGTGGTGGCGTGCGTGGCGAATTCGCCGTAGCCGCAAGAACGTGCCGCCGTACAGCGTGGCTGAGCTGGCGGAACTGATCGCTGAGGTTCGCCGGCCGACCGGAGGCCAGTCGTGAGTGACCTGTGCTTCTACCTCGGTACCCATCAGCCGCACTGGCTGGCATCACCTGCACTCCCCCGCGACGCCAACCTGTTCATCTCCCACCGCCGCCTCGCCGGCCGCAAGTCGCTGCCGAAGGCGCGGGTGCGGTGGGCGCTTGATTCCGGCGGCTTCTCGGAGTTGTCGATGTTCGGGGAGTGGCGGACCAGCCCGGCCGAGTATGTGGCTGCGGTGCAGCGGTACGACGACGAGATCGGCTTGCTGGGATGGGCGGCGCCTCAAGACTGGATGGCAGAGCCGTTCATGCTGGCGAAGACGGGCCTGTCGGTGGAGGAGCATCAGCGGCGGACGGTCGCGAACTTCCTGGAACTACGGGCGATGTGGCAGGCCATCGACCCATCGGACGAGTTGCGGTCGGCTCCCGAGTTCTGTGTGTTCATGCCTGTGCTGCAGGGCTGGCGGCTTGCCGACTATTTGCGGTGCGCGGACATGTACGCCGACGCCGGGGTGGATCTGACCCACTTTCCGGTGGTCGGCGTGGGATCGGTGTGCCGGCGGCAGGCTACGGATGAGATCGGTGAGATCTTCGAAACTCTGTCCGTGTTGGACATCGACATGCACGGCTTCGGTGTGAAGTCGGTCGGGCTGCGCCGGTATGGCCGCTACCTGTCGAGCGCGGACAGTATGGCCTGGTCGTTTCAGGCGCGGCGTGCCGAGCGGCTGCCGGGATGCGTCGGGCACAAGAACTGCGCCAACTGTCTCCGTTACGCGCTCAAGTGGCGGGCGGAGATGCTCGGCTCGCTCGCCGGTCAGGAAGAGGCGTTCCAGCCTGCCTTGCCGTTGTGGGCGGGGACGGGGGCAGCTGCATGATTGCCGCCGTCATCGTTGCCTTCCTGGTTGGTGCGCTCGTGGGCCGCTTGGTCACGCGCCGCCGCGCCTATCTGGTGTGCCAGCGGCAGGCACTCGTGGACAACGCGTTCCGGCCTGCCATCTCGGACGGCTTCAATCCGGTGCCGCCTCGCCAGCGTCGCCGCTCCCCTGATTCGCAGCCGCTGTGGCAGCAGTTTTCCGACCGGGTGCGCCCGGTGTTTCACGACGACCGCCGCTAGCCGACGGACCCGCCCTCGCACGTCTTCTTGTCCGCTCCCTTTGTCCTCGAGGAGCCTGCCATGCCTGTCCCGACCCAGCCCATTTACAGCGGCCGGCACCGTCAGCCCGACCCCGGAGATGTCCAGCCCGACATCGTGCACGTCGAGTTCCGGGCGCGTGACTTGGCGGAGTTGAACGGCCCGACCGTTCGGCTGCCGTTGCCGTCCAGCGCTCAGACCGCAGCTCGTGTGGTGTGGGGAGGCCAGCCATGACCAGCCTCGACGTTCCACCGGCTGTGTTGTTCGCGATGGATCCGGGTTTCGTCAAGGTGAGTATCGCCGCGGTGTTCGCTGCCGCCGTGTTCGTCGGGTTCGTCGTGTGGTGGTGGCTGGGCCAGTACCGGGTTGAGCATGACCGGCCGTGGTCGTGCTGCGGGTCGTGTGAGGCGCTCGACAGCCCCGACGACGAGGACGAGGACGAGCCGGACGACCTGATGGATGTTGCCGAGAGCGTGGGCGGCGACGTTCCGACGCCGGTGAACGAGGCCCGTCCGGGCCGGTGGGTGGCGAGTAACCGCCCGAACGATGACTGGTTCGACAGCGTGTCCAGGGTCGCGAATCAGCAGAACGGGCGCTGGATCACCGGCCGCCAGCAAGAACAGGCCGGCCAGTCTTTCGCGGGCCAGGTGGAGGCGTACCTGGTGTCGCCGGAAGCTGCCCGCCAGGCGCAGTGGGAGACGGCTCACTGGGATCGGTCGGAGACGACCGGTGAGATCCGTCGCCGTCTGGGGGATCCGGGCGAATGACCTGGTGGGATCACTTCTTGGCCGACGCGGTGCCGACCGCAGTCATGAGCGTCATCGCGGCCGCAGCGCTCGGCACCTCACATCTGGTCGCGTTCCTGACCGGTGTCCGCTGGGAGCGGCGCCGCCGCTGGCGGGCGGTCGCCGATCAGCGGGCCGGGTTTCTGGCGCAGTCGCAGATCACAGTGCCGCTGCTGGCCGCCAGCATGCCGGAGGCCGACCGGTGACCGGCGTGTGGGGTTACGTGATCGCGTTCGGTCTGGTGGCGGTCCCTGCCGCCGGGATCGCCGCAGTGTTTGTCCTGCACGACCAGATCGCGTTGCGGCGTGGCCGGCGTCTGGTCCGGCAGGTGCTGGAGCAGGAGACGGCCCGGCACATCGGCGACCTGGTGCCGGAGCAGCGGCAGTCACCGGATCCGGTGTGGTGGGAGTTCGTGCCGCAGCAGCAGGACGGTGACCGCTGATGCCCGTCGCGCTGCTGCCCCCGATCACCAGCTCCGGACCTCAGTCGTGGGGTACGCCAGAGAAGAAGACCCCGATCACCAGTGCTGAGCGGTACGCCCGCTGCCGTGGGATGAGCCGTTGGCATCGCATCCGGTCCGGCTACCAGGTTGAGGACGGCGCCCGCACGTTCAACCTGTGGTGCGGCACGTTCGTCTCCGACCGCAACGCCAAGGCCGGGCCTCCGCTACTCGCCGACGACATCGGCAACGACGACGTGTGTGCGATCTGCGTCGGCAAGGCGCTGGGCGCCGGCCAGGACGAACTCCCGGCCGGGATGCCGCGGTTGCGGTTTGATCCGCGCTGGTCGACACCGCCAGCAGTGTGCCCGGGGTCGGGCGATTCGGGGCTGTGGGTGCCGGTGCCGAACTCGCGGAACGTCGTCCGGTGTCTGGCGTGTGGGCTGGTGTTGTCCGGCAGGGCGTCGGGCGGGGCGTACAACCCGCGGTGGGGTGCGGTCCGGCATGCGCCCGGCGAGGGGCTGGTGGAGCCGTGCCCGTTTCATGCGTGGAATCACCTGCGGCGCGGTGACGGCGAGCAGGTCAGCTGCGGATGCGGGTGGCCGTCATGAGCGTGTGGCGATTCGTTGACGGTGGCGCGGTCCGGCACCTGATCGATGAGGACGACGCTACGACCGCAGTGTGCGGGCACACGCCGTGGGCGGGCTGGGAGTGGCTGGGCGCCGCCGCGGCTGATGCCGGCGAGCTCGGGAAGCGCCGGGACTGCCTCGCCTGTGTGCGCATGGCGGGCTGCCCGCACGTGGCGTGCCGCACGACGGCACGGCGGCCGGAGTTGCCGTGGTCGTGGGGTGAAGCAGCATGACCGACAACCACGTGTGCGTGCCGGTGGTGGACGCCGACGGGCAGGTGATCGCGCATGCCCACGTCTCACCCGACCTGGACGAGCGCGGGCAGCAGGCGCTGGTGTCGGTGGTTGAGGCGGTGCGCCGGCTGGCGGCCGAAGAGGAAGCTGCCGATCCCGAAGGCGCGGCCGAGAAAGGCCGCCGCCAGGAAGCGGCTATCGCGCGGATCCGGGAACGGGTACGGCGGGCACGAGGTGAGGCCGAGTGAGGTCAGGTCGCCGACTTCGGCTTGGGCATCGGGGCGGGCCGTGTCCTCTTGACCGGTCCGCGTCGCTTTCCCGGCAGGGGCGTGTCCGGGTTGTCGAGCCGCCACTCGATGTACGCCTTCAGGTCGGCAGAGCGGCCTGCATCTCCGACGAGTTCGCCGTAGTCCTTCCACGTCTGTTCGTCGAGGCGGAAGCGGCGGAGGTTGTCGGGCACGACGCCAGCGTAAGTGGCGATCTTCGGGTGTGGCAACGACTGCGGCGACAGGTCACTTCCGTGTCTGGTTCGGCTGAGGGCTTGAGACATGGCACAAGTGTGGCTACATTTGTGGCTACAGGCAAGCGGGTGCGCTACTCCCCCGCCAACATCCTGACCAGCTCGAAGGGGCTCTCCAAGTGACGATCACTACCAATCTTCCGGCGTCCACCGCTGACGCCGCGCTCACCGAAAGCGCCAGCCTTCGGGCACAGCACATGGCCCGCACTGACGTACTCGGCAAGGTCAAGGCGCTGAGCCTGCTGCCCGACGACATTCACGCCAGCACCGAGCAGGCCGCCAACTACTTCGAGGTGGAAGTCGAGGCGATCCGCAAGGTCGTCGAGCGCAACCGGACGGAACTGGAGACTCACGGATACCGCGTTGTCCGCGGCCAAGAAATGAAGGAGCTTGCGAGTGACATCCCGTCACTCACAAAAGTTCGGGCACTGGCCCTCTTCACCCGGCAGACGATCCTCAACATCGCCATGCTGCTGACCGGCTCCGACGTGGCCCAGAAGGTTCGCGGCTACCTACTGAAGGTTGAAGAGCAGGCCACTCCCGAGGCTCGCGCGAATGCCGTTCAGGCGGTCGCTGAGCGCCCTGAGATCGAACGCGTCACCGTGGCCCGCGCCAAGATCGAGATGTTGAGCGTCGCGGTCGACGCCGGTCTCCTGGACAAGCCGTGGGCTGTCACGAAGACGCACATCATCGCTGCCCGCGCTCTCGGTGAGGAACCGGAGATGCCGGAAGAGTCGAAGCCGTACTACGTGCCGGACTTCCTAAAGGACATGGGCCTCACCGCCAAGGAGATCAAGTCCGAGCAGAGTTGGTTCGGCATCCGCGCGAAGGCGTACGCGGAAGACCAGGGCATCGAGGTCCCTGCAAAACGGCCCCGCGAACTTCCGGACGGCACAATCCGCGAGACCGTGGCATGGCGACGTGAGCACCTGCCGGTATTCCAGGCGGTGTGGGAGCAGTACTACGCCGAGAAGTACGCCAGCCCGATGTTCCTCGAACTGGGCGGCGCCGCATGACCCGCCACGAGCTGACCTCTGACGGCGGTTTTGAGGTCGTCGTCGGCTGGGACCGGCCGCTGAACACGTTCTTCGCGCAGGTGTTCGACGTGCACAAGCCGGAGGACGACGCCGAGGTCCTGTGGATCGGCGTGTCACTCCGCGAGATCCACGACCCGCAGCAGGTCATCGACGCGGTCCGCCCGTACGCGCAGATCCCCGCCGACCTGGAATTCCGGCTGTATCAGGAGGCCCACGCATGACCGCCGCCCTGGATGCGCTCGACCGTCTCGACTACGGCAGTCCGCTGCCCGGTGACGTTGAGATCGCCGCCATCTTCGACCGGCACTGCCAGTGGGAGGCATTGCGTCTCGACGACCGCATGCGCGAGTACGAGCACATGGAGTGGCTGGCCCGGCAGTGTGCTGGCTGCGAGGAAGGCGGCAGGGGCGATCTGTGCGACCTGCATGGCGGCGGCGAAGGCGGGTCGTTCCGATGAGCGACCAGACCATCCCGCGCACATGGCTGGCCGGCGACGGCGCGGGAGTGATTCTCGCCTGCAACGGCAACTGCCCGGACACCCCCGCCGGGGATCTGGTGGTCGCCGAGTACGGCGAGACCGCCACCTCCCGACCGGAGATCCGCAAGTTCCCACTTGGTGACCTCGCCGAGTTCCTGGCCTTCGCAGATACGCACGCCTACAACTGCACTCCGCCCGAGGAACTGGACGCGGACGCCCCACACTGGGGTCCGCTGCGTGCGTGCCTACCCGCCGACCAGCTTGACGGCTGGATGTGGATGGCCCGGTCGACCTACAACGGCGTGATCGTCGAGCACTACAAACACCACGAAACCCGAGGCGGAATCACTCTCGACCATGAGGGCCGGTACTGGTCTTCACGCATCATCAAGCACGCGTGCAGCCCGTGGTGCGACGAGCCTCACGAGCACGACATGTACACCGACGTGCGCGAGTACTTCACGGTGACCGAGCACGAGGCATTCAAAGACGCCGGATTGTGGCCGTGGTCGCTGCACGACAAGGCGCACCCGGCACCGGAATGGCTGACCCGATGACCGCCACGCTCGCCGGCCCGCACATCACCGAGGCTGACGTCTACGACCTGCCCGAGCAGGTGTACCACTCCGATCCTGTCGTCGGTGGCTCCCTGTCCTGCTCGGGCGCGAAGAAGCTCCTGCCGCCGTCGTGCCCGGCCTTGTTCGATTTCGAACGTAAGCACGGGCAGCCGTTCAAGAAGGCGTTCGAGATCGGGACCGCGGCGCACCAACTCGTTCTCGGTGTCGGCCCGGAACTGGTCGAATTCGCCGGCACGGGCAAGAACCCGGAGGCGTGGCAGAGAGAAGACGACAAGGCCGAGGTTGCGGCGATCCGTCAGCGTGGCGCGATCCCGCTGAAACCATCTGAGTACACCCAGGTCCATGCGATGGCAGCGAAGCTGCGGGAGCACCCGATCGCGTCGGCGTTGCTGACGCCGGAGGGTGGCAAGCCGGAGCAGACGCTGGTGTGGCAGGACCCGGAGACGGGGATCATGCTGCGGGCGCTCGTCGACTGGATGCCAAACCGGGTCGGGAACCGGCTGGTCCTCGGCGACTACAAATCGGCGGTCACCGCGAACCCGGACGACTTCCGGCAGGCCGCCTACAAGTACGGCTACTGCATGCAGAACCCCTGGTACCTCGACGGGATCCAGGCGCTCGGCCTCGACGATGACCCGGACTTCGTGTTCGTCGTCCAGATGAAAACCCCGCCGTACCTGGTCTCGCTGATCCGCCTGGACGAGGAAGCCCTCCGGGTCGGCGCCGAACGTAACCGGCAGGCGCGGCGCATCTTCGCCCGCTGCCAGGAGTCCGGCTACTGGCCCGACTACACGGGCCTCGACATCGCCGAGATCAGCCTTCCCCGATACGCGGTCACCCAACACGACAACGACTTCTACGAGGAGCCCACCGATGACTGACCTCGCCGTCCGCGACAACGACAACCTGCCCACGAGCCCTGCCGTCCCGCAGTTGCCCGTCTACCAGCAGCCTGTCCCGTCGCCGTTGATGCAGTGGGCGATGGAGGCCCGTGAGGCCGCGAAGATCGCCGAGTCGCTGTCGCGGACCTCGTTCGTTCCGGCGTCGCTGCGCGGTAAGCCCGCCGACGTGACCGCAGCGATCCTCGCCGGCCAGGAGCTCGGACTGCAGCCGATGGCGACGCTCCGGTCGATGGACGTCATTCAAGGCACTCCGGCGCTGCGCGCGCACGCCCAGCGTGGCTTGGTCCAATCCCACGGGCACAAGGTGTGGATCGAAAAGGGAGCCTCCAAGGAGCGGGTCGTCATGTGGGGCCAGCGCCGAGAGGCGGACGGCACGTACGGCGAACCGCAGCAGTCGGTGTGGGACATCGACCGCGCCAAGGAACTGGGCCTGACCGGCAAGGAGCAGTGGAAGAAGCAGCCTCAGACGATGCTGACGGCGCGGGCGACGGGTGAGATCTGCCGTCTGGTGGCGTCGGACGTGCTGCACGCGATGCCGTACAACTCCGAGGAGCTCAGCGACGGTGCCGGCGATCTGATGCCGGTGCGGGCCGCAGCGCGGGTGAACGCGCAGGAGGTGCTGGCGAACGCTGCCGCTGCTCGCGAGCAGGCCAAGCCGATCAGCGGCCCGCCTGCCGTCCAGCAGCCGCAGGTTGAAGCGGGCGGCGAGTCCGACCAGCGTTCAGGCACCGGATGGGATGACGACGACAGCGCATGGGATGACGTGAACGTCGCCCAGCCCGCTGGTGGTGCCCAGTGACGTGGTGGGAGCAGCCCTTCACGGTGCTGGATACGGAAACTACGTCGGCTGATCCGGAGCAGGCTCAGGTCGCATCGATCTGTCGGGCCGTCATCGACATCAGCACCAAGTCGAAGGATGTGCAGAACGCGCTGATCGCTGTGGAGATGCCTGCCGAGGCGTCTGCGGTGAACGGGCTGACGACCGAGAAGTTGATGGCCGACGGTAAGCCGCCAGCCGATGTGCTGGACGAGTACTGCGCCGAACTCGCCGCGGTCCTCATGCTCGGACAGCCGATCATCATCGCAAACGCGCCGTACGACCTGACCGTCCTGGACCGGGAATGCCGTCGTAACGGTGTCCCCACCATCGAGGACCGGCTGGGCGGGCGTGCTCTCGCCCCGATCCTCGATCCGATCTGCCTGGACAAGAAGGTCGCCAAGTTTCGGCGCCGGGTCTCCCCCACCCAGGGTGCTCGCTGCTTGAAAACCCTCGCCCAGGTGCATGGTGTCGGCTGGGACGACGAACTCGCCCACACCGCCGAGTACGACGCTTTGCAGGCGGGGCGGGTGGTGTGGCAGTTGATGCGCCGCTACCCGCTGCTGGCCGATATGACGTTGAACGAGCTGCATATCGGGCAGGTCGGCTGGTACGCGGAACAGGCGGAGTCGCTGGCGCAGTTCTTCCGGCGGTCCGCGAACGAGGCCCGGCACAGCGCCGAACAGGCCGGCGATGCGGCCGAGCAGGAGACGCTGCTCGCGGACGCCGAGGCACTGTCGGCGAAGGCCGAATCGGTGTCGTTGGACTGGCCGGTTCGCCCGTTCGGGATCCAGCGATGACGGATCTTCGGGCAATCTCAATTCGGCAGCCGTACGCATCAGCGATCGCGGTCGGCGTGAAGACGGTGGAGAACCGTGGGCAGACCGTGCGGTGGCGCGGCCCGGTGGCGATCCACGCGAGTTTGCCCTGGCATGCGGCCGGTGACCGGGACTCGCGGATTCTGCAACTGCGACGGCACGGACTGCTGGACGGCACTCCGCGGGGTGTGATCGTCGCGGTCGCCGAACTGGTGGACGGTCATCAGGCGGTCGTGCACGCCGATCTGACCAGTTGCTGCGAGCCGTGGGGGATGTGCCGTTACGGCGACCGTCCTGCCTTCCATCTGGTGCTCGCGAACATTCGCAAGCTTCCCCGCCCGGTGCCGGCGCGTGGCGCGCTCACGGTCGGCTGGCGGGTTCCCGCGGACGTGGCGTCAGCCGTCCGCTCTCAGCTCACTCTCTCGGAGGTTTGACCATGCTCCCTCAGTTGGACAGTCTCTGGCCCCGCATCCGCTGCGACGTCCGCGGCCGGAAGGCATACAGCAGCGACATGCGCAGTAGCTGGGTGCCGCCGTGCGAGGTGCCGCCCACCCACCGCTATCGGACTCCCGGCCACGTCGAGGGTCATTGGTCGTACCGCTGCGACCAGCATGCCGCCTGGCTGGACCAGGCGGCATGCACAGTGGAGCCGCTGCCCGGTAAGGAGATCGCGGCATGAGCGGCCTGTGGGACGACGATCGCTACGGCGACATGTGCCCGGTGCCGGTGGGGATGCTCGACATCGCCGTGGACCGGGCGGAACGGCTATCCGAGATCCGGCCGGATGCCGAGCGGCACGCGTTCGGCGACGATCCGGCCGGCGACGACGAGTTCGGACGGGACGACCGGTGATCGGCTACGTGCCCGTCGCGGAAGAATGCGGCGCCCTGGTCGACGCCGGACTCATGGGAAAGGCGGAGGCGATCGTCCGGATCGCCGTCGCCTCCGACGGCGGGCTAACACTGCTCGGCGCGGAGAACGCCCTCGACCAGTGGCAGACCCTCCGCGCCCGCATCGCGAACATTCAGATGAGTGTCGAAATGGGGATCGCCGCCTGCGAAGCGCAGTTGCGCGAGCAGGGAGGAAACGAGCGGTGACCATCATGACCGAAACGCGCACCTGGACGCTGAGCATTCCCGCCCCGGAGCGCATGCTGTCGGCGAACAGCAAACCGCATCACCGTGTCGCCGGAGTAGTGCGTAAGGCTTGGCGCGAGGCCACCTATTTGTACGCGCAGCAGGCCAAGCTCCCGACGGGGCTCGACCGGGTACGGATCGACATCGTGCTGCACCACACGGTCAACCGGAACCGCGACGACGCGAATTGGCATCCGTACGTTGGGAAGCCGATTACCGATGCTCTCGGCCCTGAGCGACGTGCCCAGAGCAGGAACGGCGCGGTCCGCATCGATGCCGGCTACGGATTGATTCCCGACGACAACCCGACGCACCTCGATGGGCCGTTCATCAGCCTCGGCGAGAAGGTGTCCCGTAAGGAATACCCGCGCGGCCTTGCCGTAGTCACGATCGTCGACCTGACGGGACAACCGACCGACGGTTTCGAGACCGAGCGCCGGGTCATGTCAGCAACGACAGCGTGGACGTTCCGTTGCCCGGCCCGCCATCAGGTGGTCGTGACGATGCGCGGACAGGAAGATCCGGGCCCCTACCGGGACCTGTTCATGTCCGAGCATGCCGGGTGCGAGGTGACGTCGTGACCGGCCTCGCAACGCCGCTGCCCCGCCACCCTGCCGCTCCGGCTGACGTACCCAGCAAGTGCGCTGACGCCGATGCTCCTGGTAGCCCGGCGAACCCGTGTCGCGAGCCAGGCTCACTGCTCCGCTGCGTGATCTGCCCGGACTCGCCGAATTACTGGCGCCGGGAGGTGGCCTGATGCTGCTTTCTGACCGCGATCTGACCGCCGAGATCGAGGCGGGTGGTCTTTCACTGGAGCCGTTCGAGCCGTCGCTGGTGCAGCCGTCCAGCATCGACGTCCGGCTGGACCGCATGTTCCGGGTTTTCAACAACCACCTGTACACGCACATCGACCCGGCCGAGCAGCAGGACGATCTCACCGCGCCGGTTGAGGTGGAAGACGGGCAGCCGTTCGTGCTGCACCCGGGTGAGTTCGTGCTCGCCTCCACCCTCGAGGCGGTCACGCTCGGCGTCGAACTCGCGGCCCGGCTGGAGGGCAAGAGCAGCCTCGGCCGACTCGGACTGCTCACCCACTCCACCGCCGGCTTCATCGACCCGGGGTTCTCCGGCCACGTCACGCTGGAACTTTCGAACGTGGCCACCCTGCCGATCAAGCTGTGGCCGGGCATGAGCATCGGGCAACTGTGCGTGTTCCGGCTGTCAAGCCCCGCCGAGCACCCGTACGGGTCGGACGTCTACGGCTCCCGCTACCAGGGGCAGCGCGGGCCCACCGCGTCTCGTTCGTACGTCCGGTTCCGGACCTGGCCGACCGGCGGTGCGACGTGACGGCAATCCCGGCACCGATCCTGGTCACTGGCGGGCGCAGACGCGTCGACCTTGGCCGTCTCGCACCGGCCTGCACAGCCGACTGGCACGGCACGTGCACCGCTTACCGGAAAGCCAAGTGCCGCTGCCCGCATGCGCGGGAGGCGCACCGCCTCTACCAAAAACGTGCCCGCGAAGGCCGAAACGTACCAGCCCTGACCGACGCGACCGGAGCGCGGCGCCGTATCCAGGGCATGTGGGCGCTCGGACATCCGTCCCAGGTGATCGCCGACATGTGCGGCGGCACCTTCGACCGGCGGCAGATCCAAAGGATGTGCATCCAGCAGCACATCACCCCCCACCACCACGATCTCATTGCCGCGACCTATGCCGTCCTCATCACCCGCCCTGGAACGTCGGTCAGAACTCGGCGTCGTGCAGCGGCAGCGGGGTATCCGCTGCCCGTCCAGTGGGGCGCAAACATCGACGACCCGCAGGCATCACCTGACCCGCTCGACGTTGGCGGCGTGCAGGACGGGACCGACGATCCAATCGATGAGGTCGCTGTCGAAAGGGCGTTGGCCGGCGAACGCGTCGACCTGACCGACATCGAGTTGGTCGCGATGCTGCAGGCCGGGACTGCCCGCGGTATCCCGTTGGCGCGAATGGCCGACCAGCAAGGCATCAACTACTTCGGGGCACGCAAGATGCTCGGTGGTGACCTCACTCCGCGACGGCGGCAACAGCAGCGGGTTGAGGCTGAGCTGCTACGGGTCGGCCACCTGCACAACGATGCGACGCTGGCGGCTCTGCTGGATGTACACCACCAGACGGTGACCCGGGCCCGTGCCCGGCTGGCACGCCGCGGTGAGCGGGTGGCGTCGTGACTCACTCGGATGACGAATCGGTACAGGCGCTCGCCCTGGCCATGCATGTGGTCGAGTGCCTGCCCGGCGCCCACCCCTATCACCAGTACTCGGCCGGGCATCGGCAGGTGCATGAACGGCGTGCCGGCCTGGTGCTGGCCGAGCTCGCGAAGGCCGGCCATTCCTTCGCAACCCATTCCGCAGTCGGCTTACAGCTGGAGATCCCCGATGTCTGAGTTGACGATGCTGCCAGACCCGAAGCTTGCCGAGCCAGACGGTGAAGATGCCGTTGACCACCTGTATTGCCCGTGCGATCCGGATGTGGCGTTGTGCGGTGCAGACGTGTCTGGCGAGCCGATCGTTGCCGCGCCGGTGAACCCGGAGTGTCCGCTGTGCCTAATCGTCGATGACCTCAATGACTACGTGTGCGCGAGGTGCGGGCTGTGACCGCCGTCGTGTTGGTGCCGTTGACGCCGGTGCAGCAGCGTGTGCTGGCTGAGATCCGCGGGTTCGTCGACGAGTACGGGTATGCGCCGACGCTGCGGGAGTTAGCCGCCCGGTGTGGGCGTGGCCCGTCGACGGTCGCCTACCAGTTGCAGCAGTTGGAGGAGAAGGGCCGGATCCGCCGGTACCCGAAGATTCCCCGGGCGCTCGTGGTGCTGGACGTGGCGGGCGGGTCGTAATGGTTCGCACCCTCGCCGAGATTCGGGCCGAACGGCCGCCGCTCGGAGCCTGCCGTGCCACTTCCTGACGGTTTCGAGTGGTCGGTGCCGGGCCTGCACCTGGACGACTGGTGTGTGCGCCGTACGAACGCCGCGCTGATGTTGTGTGGGCGGGCGGTTGACGGGGCGAACCGGCAGGACGGGTTCGTGCCGGTCATCCAGCCGGACGAGCCGCCCGCCGGCGCGCACGCGCGCTGCCTGGAGTTGCTGGCCGACTGGCACGGCATGTGCCCCATGTGCGGTGGCGACATCGCCCTCGAGGCGGGCCGGGTCGCACCGCACGGCGTGTGGGTGCGGACGCGGGACGGGGTGGAGCGGTCCGAGACGCCGTGTCCGGGTGCCGGTCAGGTACCGGAGGCGGCGTCGTGAGCCTTTTCACTTCTGGCTGCACGCTGCCGGACTCCCGCCTTCGTGGCGATGCGGTTGATGGTCTCGCGGGTCCAGCCAACCCGTTCGGCGATGTGCTGGATCGTCAGCCTGCTGTCCTTGTCGGCGGCCTCGCGGGCGGCTTCGACGATCGCCTCTCGGAGTTTGGTGTCCTTCGCCTTCAGGAGCGCTTCTGCCTCGTCGTACTCCCGGACTGCCTCGTCGAGTGCTTGCAGGACGGGGGTGTCGGGGACGGTCCGGTCACGGCGTGGCATGGGGCTGATTGTCGCATGGGTCAGATCACGAACGAGAGATGTGATGACGTTCGGGTCGCCGCTTGTGATCGTGGTTAGTGTCTGCATATTGTGATTGTGCATCACAACAAAACGCCACAACAAGGAGGGCACGTGAGCGACTACGCGTACAGGAACACCGACCCCGACGCCATTGCCGCCTGGCACACCACAGCCCAGAGACACCGCGAGGCCAGTAACCAGGCGCTCACCGGCGCCAAAGCCATCGGCAAGAACAAGGGCCTCATGGCCCAGCGCTCCATCGGCGAGCAGGAGTTCGTCGGTCTCGCCCCGATCGACCCCACCGATCCGCCGGAGGGTTGGCGGTACGTCCGTGACCGCTTCGAACCGCGGCGCGGTAAGGCCGGCGACGACGCGCGGGCGTGGCTCAAGTCGGTGCAGCTCCCGGATCTGCGGGATGTCATGCAGCAGCACGGCCTGCCGAAGATCCTGTTCAAGGGCGGGATGATGCGCGCCCCGGCCATGTTCGAACACGACGGCGCCGTGTACGCCCTGTACAGCGCCCAGCCGGATGACATCGGGCCGCTGTGGGAGCCGATCCGGCTGAGCGAATTCTACGCCGCTCAGGAAGCCTCGGACGAGACGTCGAGGGCCGCAGCATGACCCTCACGACGATCCCCGCCCACGCCTTCGAGCCGGCGAAGCGCGCCAACCCGAACGGCCCTGGCCTGGTCGACGACCCGATGTGTGGCTACCTGCACAAGATCGGCGACGGCAACGAGTTCGGCGACGGGGCTGGCGTGTTCTGTGCCGAAACCGCCGACGCTCCGGTGCATCACGGTGCTGCTCAGAAGGTGCGAGTCCGTGAGTGGACCGATGCGGAGATCGAGGCGGGTAACCGGTGACTCGCTCGAAGCTTCCTCCGCGCCGGCCGCAGTCCGAACGAAAGCACTGGATCTTCCTCGACCAGTGCGGCTGCCCGATTGGCCTCGTCGAGGAGTCCCGCTTCTACAAGACCGAAGACGCCGCGTGGGACGGCATGTACGACACCCGCGCCGAAGAGCGCGCCGCCCGCGCCCGTGGCGTGCACACCGTGTTCGTCGACCACGCCACCTACGAAGAGCGTTTCTACCCGCGCATGACGAAGCGGTGCACGCACGAGGACGCGGCATGACCCACCACTTCCGCACCCTGACCGCCGTCGTCCGCATCGACGACGACTCCGACCTGCGTCACACCGCGTACGCGCTGAAAGTGGCCCGCGAGGCGCTGACCAACGCCGGATTCTCCGTCGACGGCATGCGCAACACCCCCAATGACACCGGCGAACTGCCGGCTCACCGTGAGGAGATCCCGTGGTGACCCCCACCAGCAACGCCGCCCCGTACCCCACCTGCGCCGACGACGTGACCGCTGACCGTCTCGCTGCTGCACTTGCCGTCAGCGCCCAGCGCCGCTACGTCGCCACCATCGACGTGCCCGAGCTGGACTACACCGCGATGAACCTGTTTGTGAAGGAGTGGGGTGTCATCTACCTGCTCCGCGAAGCCCAAGAGCGGGCCGGCGTTGACTTCGCTGACCGTCTCGCTCGTGACCTGTGGGAGGCGTGGGCCGACGGGAGCGGGCTCGGCGAGTTCCTGTGGGAGTGGCTCACCGAGTACGGCATCGACCCGAAGACGGTGGCGCGGTGAGCGACAACACCAGCATCGAATGGGCGGACCGCACGTGGAACCCCCTGCTTGGTTGTGAGCGCGTGTCGCCGGGCTGCGACGCCTGCTACGCGATCAACACCGCCACCATCCGTGCAGGCAACCCGCACCCCAAGGTTGCGTCGGCGTTCGCCGGACTCACCGAACGCCGTGACGGGCGACTCGACTGGACCGGGCGTATCAACCTGCTGCCCGACCGGATGACTCAGCCGCTGTCATGGCGGAAGCCGTCCAGAGTGTTCGTGAACAGCCAGTCCGACCTGTTTCACAAGGCCGTGCCCGACGAGTTCATCGCCCGTGTGTTCGCTGTCATGGCGCTCACCCCGCGGCACACCTACCAACTGCTGACCAAGCGGCACGGGCGGATGAGGTCGTGGCTGAACAACGACCGCATGCGGCTCAAGGTGTACAACGAGGCCCACGCGTTCGCGGCCAGCCTGCCGTCATTTCCGGATGCCTCCGTTCCGTGGCCGCTTCCGAATCTGTGGCTGGGTGTGTCCGTGGAGGACCAGGCCCGTGCGGAGCTGCGAATTCCCGCGCTGCTCGAGACTCCGGCTGCCGTCCGCTGGCTGTCGTGCGAGCCGCTACTCGGGCCGGTCGACCTGTTCCGGAACTCCCGCCTCGACCGCGATCCCGGCCTTGACTGGGTGGTTGTTGGTGGCGAGTCCGGGCCTCGGCCGCGGCCGATGGAAGCGGGATGGGCGCGGGCGCTGCGGGATGCGTGCAGCGGCGCCGGCATCCCGTTCTTCTTCAAGCAGTGGGGTGGCCGGTCGTCGAAGGCCAACGGCCGCGTCCTGGACGGCCGCACCTGGGACGAGTACCCGGCCGCGCGCCCTGAGGCGGTGGCCCGGTGACCATTGTGACCTGTATCCGCTGTAAGAAGACGCCGTCCGCCGGGCTCTGCTGCTCATCCCACAACGCGGCCCTTTGCCACGGCTGCTACCGCACCACCCACTTCGTCGAGATCTGTGTCGTCGGGTGCGCTGACTGCGCGGCCGAGGGCTTGGACCCGACCACGGTGGTGGCCCGGTGAGCCTGACCCGAGCCCGAACGGCCCGCGTTCCCCACGAATGCGACAGCTGCTACTGGACGCCGTCTCTCCGCGGCGTCGCAACGATCCTGCCGGGCCACATGTACCTCGAGCACGTGGCGTTCCCCGGCGACGAAGGCTTCGAGGAGGGCGAGCAACCGGCGCGGCTGCGCGAATGCGCCACCCACGCCATCGAGCGTGACGACTTTGCCGCAACCCAGTACGGCATCTGCGGCAGCTACTGCCACGGCACCAACCCGTGCGTACTGCCGTTTCAGAAAGGCGCTCCAGGCCACGACTGCGTGTGTCGGGAGTGCATCACTGAAACCGCGGCGGTGGCCCGGTGACCGCAGAAACGCCCGAGTTCCCGCCGGAACTGCTCGACTACTTCGCCGCCCGCGAGCAGCAGCGCGCCGACCGGACCGACACCGCCTGGCGCACCCTGACCAAGTTCGAGCGCCGTGTCGTTCGCGAGGCCGCGGTCATGGGCTACGTGCTCGGCTACCGGGACGGGAACCTCGACGGACGCACCGGCAAAGGCGGGCCACTCGACAACGAACGCCGCATCCCGGGCGACTTCGACATCGTCCGCACCGTCATCCAGCACTGCGACTCCACCAGCGACCTCTACCCATACCTCGCCGACGCGTGCGCGGGCCGACGTCGGCGGATCACCCGCAAACGGCTGTACCCCGGAGAGGAGACAAGCCGGTGACCAACTATCTGATCTGGTCGAACAAGCAGGATGCCTGGCGGGGTCCGGGCGGCAAGGCGTACACGCAGGACATTTGGGAGGCGGGCCGGTTCAGTCTCAATGACGCCGAAGCCCGATGCCGGATCCGTGCTTGGGAGCCCCATCGGCCGCCGCCCGAGGTGGTTGTGGAGGCCCCGGAGACGCACCTTCCGCTGGACACTTTCGAGGAAATCGAGGCGGCTCCTGAACTCACCCGACGGCTGGTCCACGAGCTCACGAGGGTGGCGATGCGGGAACGTTCGGAGCAGCCGGTGTGGCCGCAGGACCGTGCCACCGATATCACCATCGTCGGCGGTGAGCCGTGACCGGCTACACGGGTGCCGCCGGCCAACTGACGCGCCGTCAACGGCAGGTCCTCGACCAGGTGGCGGCGGGTTTCACCAGGCGGGAGATCGCTGTCCGGCTCGGCATCAGCCCCGAGACCGTGAAACGGCATATCGAGGACATCCTCGCCCGCATGGACGCCCGGAACGCGGCACAAGCCGTGGCGAAGGCACGCCGGGCAGGAGCCCTGTCGTGAACGGCTACTTCCCGAACCGCACCGTCCCACTGCCGCAGCGATCGATCAGCCTCACCGTCCGCGAAGCGCAGATCCTCGCCCTGATCGCGGACGGCACATCCAACGCGGCGATCGCCCAGCGGCTGTACATCACCGTCGACACCGTCAAGACGTACAACAGGCGGATCTTCCGCAAGCTCAACGCCAACGACCGGGCACACGCCGTCGCGCAAGCCTTCCGGGCCGGGGTGCTGCAGTGAGCGATTTCTACGCCCGCCCCGCGCCGCTACCGGTACCGCCGCGTCTGTCGCCGCAGCAGGCCCAAATCCTGTATCTGATCGCGGAGGGCCACTGCAACAAGGAGATCGCCGCCGCCTGTAACACCAGCCTGTTCACCGTGCACGAGCAGACGAAACGCCTCTACTGGCGGCTCGGTGCCAAGAACAGAACGCATGCGGTCACCCGCGCGTTCCGGGTGGGGCTGCTGCGATGACCAGCCGCAACCAGCGCTGGCAGGTCGTCCGCCTCGCGGACGGCACCGTCCGGGCGTGCTGCACCCACCGCTCCCAGACGATCGCCGCCTGGTGCACCACCTGGCGCAACAGGTTCCGGCCGTGGTGGGAGATGACCGGGCCGCGACACGACATCCGACAGGAGAACCGCCGATGACTGATACCCCTGCCCCCACCTACCAGCGCGTCGGACACTACACGGTGCAGATCGGCGGGCACGCCTTCGAGATCGGCTACCTCGACGAAGCGATCGGCCTGTTCCAGCGGCTGAAACTGACGCACTCGGAAACCGACGCCACCCTCAACCTCGTCGCATGGGCGGGTCGCAGCGGCCCGGACGGCGGGCCACCGACCGGCTACATCCTCGACCAGCACACCTGGGGCCACGATGCCTGACCTCGACCGGCTCCCGCCCACCCAGCAGCTGATCCTCGACACGCTCGCCGCCCGTTATCGGCTCGGCGAACAGGTGTGGACGTTCTCCACTGTCCACGGCAAGGCTCTACGTGCCCTTGAACAAGCCGGGCTCGTAACGCTGCTCAATGGGATCGTCGAGCACTCCACCCGCGCCCGCCTCACCGAGGCTGGCAAGGCTGCGGTGTTGTCCGGCGACTACCAGCCACCCAACGGCGGCATCGACCGGTTGCGGGCCGCACTCACTGACATCGCCGAACACGCCGAAGCCCGCGCCCACTACCTCGGCATGGAGCCGATCGCGGTCATCGCGCGGCAGGCACTCGAAAGCGGGCCGGCATGAGGGCATGGAGTAGAGCGTTCACCTGGACGGCCTACTCGGCCGCCATCGGCGCGGTCACGTTGACGCCGCTGATGGGCTTCGTCGTCGGCGACAGGAAGCCGTCGGCTTCCGCCACGGCGTTGCAGATGCTCATCGCGGTCCTGCTGATGCTCGTCTCATTGACCCTAACCATCATCGATCGGCGCCGTCGCGCCTTGGCGTTTCACCGTCGGGCTGCGGCTTTGGCCGCTACGCGTGATGCCGGCGCCGAGTTCGCGGCAGCCCGCAAGCAGGCACATGATGCCGGGTTGCCCTGGGTTGAGGCTGACGGATCCATTTCATGGTCGGCTCACGCCTGGGGGAACACGCCATGACTGACTTCCCGTACGTGTGGACGTGGCGGTGGCGGACCTGGCAACTGCCGAGCGTCACCGCACGGGTGCCGTGGTTCGGTGACGGTGTCGACCGGGCCGGCATGCGCTGCCAGGTGGTTACGCGGGGTGGCATGAACTCGGCGCTGGTGCGGTTCGCCGACGGCAGCGAGTTCGTGACCTCACGGGGCGGATTACGGCGCGCGCCAGAAATTGCCACGACAACGCATTGTTCTTGATCCGCTACAGCATTCGGGAATGCAATATCAACACCCGAAAGATAAGGCGCGGGAAGATGATGAAATCGAACGCCTGGACTAAGATAAAAAGACGCGCGGCCAACGGTGTTGGAGCACCGAAGACCGCGCTAACCCGCACCTCACCATCCCGTTCTGCAACAACGGAAGGGAGGTCCAGGCTGTGTTGAAGCCTAGGACTCCATCGTACGCCACGTCAGGTGGCCATGCCGCCACAGAAGACGGACCTTCTGTCCCGAAGCCGACCTTCTCGGTGGTGATTCGCCCGTGACCTGGTTCAAGGTCGATGACGGCCTGCACTCACATCGAAAGGCCGTCCGCGCCGGCATCCCCGCGATGGGCCTGTGGGTGATGGCGGGATCGTGGTGCGCCGACAACCTCAGCGACGGGTTCATCCCTGACTACATGGCCGCACGCCTCGACACGAACTATGAGCAAAACGCCGAATGTCTCGTTAGCGCCGGACTCTGGGTTGTAGCCGGAAAGGACGGCGACAGCGGATGGCAGTTCCACCAGTGGGTGGACCAGCAGCCGACCGCCGAATCGGTCCTTGAGAAACGCGCAGAGGCCAAAGAGAGAATGCAGCGGGTTCGCGCGTCACGCAAAGCGAACAAAGAGGCGAACGCCATGATGAACGAACCTGCTAACACCTCTGACGGTTCGCCGCCTGTTCGCGCGAACAATGAGCGAACTTCGGCCGAAGTTCGCTCTGCCCCGACCCGACCCGACCCGACCACTTCTTCTAACGAAGAAGTATTTGGGTCGCCTCCGGCTCCCGACGATGACGACCTCGGCGGAGACGACACCACCAAGAAGGGCACCCGCATCCCCGACAACTTCGCTGTCACCCCCGAGATGGTCAAGTGGGCTGGACGTAAGTGCCCCGACATTGACGGACGCACCGAGACAGAGAAGTTCGTCCGGTACTGGAAAACCAAGCCCGGTAAGGATGCACTCAAGCTGAGCTGGAAGCGGACCTGGCAGAACTGGATGACCTCTGCCCAGCAGCAACTCAACAACCGTCAGAAGAGCCGCATGTCCGGCGGGCTGGGAGCCGAATCGAACGCGCCAAAGGCCATCCCTGCTGGCGAGAAGTGCTCCCGGCATCCGTCCTACCGGGCCGGAACCTGCGGACCTTGCCGATCAGAATCGCTCGTCAACCGAAAGGCTGGAAGCGCAGCATGAGCATCCCCACCCAGCCCACCCGGCACCTGCAAGCCGTCGAGGACGTCGACTGGTCCAAACACCCCATGTCCGACCTCGCCGCCGAACAAGCCGTGCTCGGCATGATGATGACCTCCCCCAAAGCCATCGACGAGGTCATCGACCACGTTGCCGGCCGCGACTTCGCCGACAACCGGCACGTCACCCTGTTCCACACCCTGGTCCTCATGTGGGGCGACAACATCCCCAGCGACCCCACCCTCGTTGCCCGGCAACTCGACACCAACGGCGACCTACTCCGCGTCGGCGGCGTGCCCTACCTGCACACCCTCACCGAGAAGATCCCCACCACCACCGGAACACCCCGCTACCACGCACGAATCGTCGCCGACTGGGCGAAACGCCGACGCGTCCGCGAAGCCGGACTCCGGATCGTGCACACCTCACAAACCCTCGACAAGACCGTCGACGAAGTAATCGACGCCGCACAGCAGGACATCCACGCCGCCACCGTCAGCCAATCCCCCGGCAACCTGCTCGCCTACAACGACTTCCACGACGGCGAACTCGACCACCTGGAGAAACTCATGAACGGAGAAGTCCGCCGCGGCATGTCCACCGGACTCGGCACCCTCGACGACCTGATCGGCGGATTCCTACCCGGACAACTCGTAGTCCCCGCCGGACGCCCCGGAATGGGCAAGTCGACATGCGGCCTCGGGTTCGCCATCGCCGCCGCCCGCCGCGGGATCCCCGCCCTCATCTACAGCCTCGAAATGTCCCGCCGCGAACTCACCTGGAGGCTACTGTCCGCCGTCGGCGGCATCGACCTGGGCGCCTTCACCACCGGCCGACTCACCCCCGACCAGCACGACAAAGCCAAGAAGGCATCCAAGACGATCGCCGGATGGCCGCTGCACATCGACGACCAAACCCACACCGTCGCCGACATCCGCACCTCAGCCCGCCGGTTCCGGCAGCGCCACAATGGACTCGGCCTCGTCTTCGTCGACTATCTGCAACGCCTTCGGACCACCACGAAACACGACCGCCGTGACCTTGAGGTCGGCCGCAACGCTTCCGACCTGAAAACCCTCGGGCAGGAACTCGAAGCCACCATGGTCGTGCCCGCACAGCTCAACCGCGGCCCGGAAAGCCGCACCGACAAGCGTCCTCAACTGTCGGACTTGCGTGACTCGGGCGAGATCGAGCAGGAAGCCGACATCGTCATCCTGCTGCACCGCGACGACTACTACGACAAGGAAAGCCCGCGCGCAGGCGAGGCCGACTTCATCGTCGCCAAGTATCGCAACGGCCCCACCGACACCGTCACCGTCGCCGCCCAACTGCACCTGTCCCGGTTCACCGACTTCGGCATCGGCGGTGACCGCTGACATGGGGACGCTAACCGTCCACAACGCGGAGATCCGCACAGCCACCGTTGAGGTGAAGACCCTGACCATCTCGGGCCGGCAGGTCACCCAGGCCGTGTTCAAACAGCTCCCCGATCGGCAACTCGTCAACGACGACGGGAGGCTTAACGGCCAGCCGTGGGGCCGAGTCAACTACCACCCGGACAAATGCGCCGACGACGAGAAGCACCTGCATGTCGTCTGGCAACGCGGCAAGGAGCTGTTGCGGTCTCGCGTTGATGTCGTTGTCACCTATCCTCGCTGGATTCGCGTTGACGCTGCATCCGGCTGGCTGAACGCGAAGGTACGCGACGACGCCGCCAACACGCTGACAGGGTGGCGGCCGATGAGCGACGAGTTCACGAAGACGTTCCTCGGCGTCAAAGTGCATATGGTCATGAGTCATGAGGCAGCAATGGTCACCCTGGCACGGCAACGGGTAGAAAGCACGCGCCGCGACATTGCCGCTCACGGCCCAGCCCACCTGGTGTGCGGGCCGTCCGCGAAGGCCGACATCCCCGCGGCTGGATCCGGCCGATCAGCGGCAATGGCTGCGGCACGTGCAGCAGCCCGTCGAGTTCGCGCAGATTCGGCGCTGGCCGCCTTCCAAGATGAGCTTGAGAAGGCACTGGCGGCAATGCCGGTGATCTCACTGGCCGACGCCGAAGAGAAGTTGCTCGCGGAGGTCCGAACAGAGGCCGACCGGCGCCGTCGTCATCAGGATGTACGCACGGCACTCGCCGATCTACCGCAACTGTTCATCGCTGTCTGACCTGCTGGACGGGCAGCGGAACGCTGGAATCGCTCCGCTGCCCACCCCGATTCTGCCCCACACCCGAGGAAGGAACACCGCATGACCACCACAACACACTTGCCCGCTGGCATCACCGAACTCACCGAACCCTGCTGGGAGACACCAAACGACGACGAAACCCACTACCCCGACCAGGACACCGCCCTCGAAGCGATCGAAGACGACGAGGACCGCCACAAAGGCACCAGTCCCACGCTGAGGCTGGGACGCTGCTGGACCGCGCAAGCTGCCTGCGGCAAGTGGGTTGATGCCGACCAGTTCGGAATCGGGCACCACCTGACCGCTGCGGATGCGCTCGCCGCAGCTCTTGAGGCTGACTTTCAAGTCGTCGACGACGTTCTACGTTGTGAGGACGGCGAATTCTGCAAGTCGAGGCAGGAGCTGTGACCGACACCGACGCGCCGAACCCGTCGGTGTACGAGCCGTTCAACACGTTCATCTGCGGCTCCGGCGGCTGCAACACCACCACGAACCACCTTGCCAAGCCCGAGCGGGAGATCGCCGGGAACTTCCTCGAAGATATCGGCTCCTGGATGACCGCCCTCGAACGGGAACAAGCGCCAGCCCGCATCATGCTGCCCGTCCGCGCGGCCTACGACGCCGCCCTGTGGTGGGTGACCGAACTCGACAAGCCGCGGCCGAAGCCGGCCAACAACCCGAGGAGCGCCGGATGACCGACGAGCCAATGACCGTCGATTCCCACGCCCACATCGCCAGCATGGCCGGCGCTGGTCGTGCACGAAGGGGGATGGCGATGACCTACCGCATCGAACGGGACGTCGCGCTCATGCGGGAAGGCGGCCCTCCTGGCGACAGCGAGCTCGTAGCGGTCGTCGTGAACGGCGACGAACACCTCGCCGAACGCATCCGTGACCTGCTCAACCAGCACCCGCCCACCCACAACTGGCACGACGGCGACTGCTCAACGACGCACTGCTACCGGTACACGTGCACACCTCACCCGGCAACCGACGATGCGGAGGACACGTGACCGTCTGGGTTCTGGTCTCCGCCGACGAGTGGACCGTCATGTCAGTCGCCGAAACCGCTGACGCCGCCAAGGTGGTCGCTGAACGTGATGCCGAAGAGGCACTTGCCTGGCGGCTCGACAGGAAGGGCAAGTACGTCAGTGGCAAGTGGGCGTACGAGATCCGGCCGTTCGAGGTGATCGCATGATCTACCGGGTGGGTAACCACTGGAACAACCAGACCATCATCCTGACCGGCACCCAGCCTCCAGACGCCGACGGGCGCCGCCCGGACGACAAACTCATCGTGTACGTCGACTCTGCCGCGCCGACCGGGACAGCCGAACGGATCTGCGCGCTGCTGAACGCCGACGACGAGGCAATCCGGCAGCGGGACGAGGCAGCATTGCAGGCAAATCTCGGCCGCCTGCCTCCGGACGGGCGGCCCGGCCCACCGTCGGTGGAGCCGTACGACCAGCTACTCAAACGACGCTGCAGTTGGTGCGAGGCCGAAGGCGAAATCTGCCCGGTGCACAGGGATATGGCAGACACCTCACCCGACGAATGGACGGACGCGTGATGGAACTCGAAGACCAGCACCGGTTCCAGGTCGAAGGCGTGGCCAGCGCCGGCGGCGCCCAGATCCTGTTGTCCTGCGACCGATGCCCCTGGACTGCGGTGCTCGACGACCCAATTAGCTTCGCCGACCTCAACCAGCGGGCTGCCGAGCATACGGAGGTGTGCCAGTGACCGCCGACTTCGTTCTCGCCGGCACCGGCTCTCGGTCGCTGCGTGTCGCGCCGCATGAAGTGCAGGTGGAGGCGATGCACCGCTGCACCGAGGCGGTCGCGGCCCGGGTGCTCGAGCATGGGAGCCGCCTGGTCGTCATGTCCGGCGCCGCTGAGGGTTGGGACGAGCTCCTGGCCCGCGTCGCGATCCGGCTCGGAGTACGCCTGCACCTGATGCTCCCGTCCCGGTCGTACGCGGCGTACTACTGGGGCCGGGCATCCGTGCTCGAGCGGGACCGCACCGCGGAGTTCGCTGAGATCCAGGCGGCGGCGTGGAAGGTCACGTTTGTGGCCGAGCAGATCCTCGGCACCACAGCGCTCAAGGTCGACGGGCTGCACATCAACTTCCACCGCAACCTGATCATGGTGGAGACGGCAGACTCGTTTGTCGTGTGGGACCCGACCAGCCGCGGCACCGCGCACTGCGTAGAGGCGATCCGGCGGGCCGGGAAGTGGCGCGACGACATGGTCCTCGGCCCCGGCCCGCTCAGCGACCAACAAACCCTGCCGATCGGTACCGTTAGCGGGACGCACCGGCCGGCGGAAGCAATGCGTCACTGATGGTCATCACGCACCCACCGGCCGGGCGCCACCGCGCACCAATGAGCCGATGAACGTCGAAACCCGGCTGTGTAGACGCTGCTGGCGACTCGCACGCGCAGACCGCATGATCCAGGGATACGGCAGCGACTGCGCCACCCAGCTAGGCCTCACCGGAACCACCACCGACACCGGACACCACGGCCCAAACCTGCTCGACCTGCTAGCGGACGCCGTCACCCAAGCGGGCGGCGAGACACCGCCACACCAGCAAACCCGTGGCACACTTCGGCCGTGACCTGCCGCTGCCGCCCCTGGCCCACCCGCCGCCGGACCACACGCCCTACAGCGTTCGACGACCCGTGGGCCGACTACTGGACCTGATCGCGCCGAAAGGACACCGAGTTGGCCCGCGACATCCTCGACCGCCTAGACGCTGCAATCGACGGCCTCTGCCCGTGCGGCGCCGAACCCCGCGAAGGCTCCGCCTACTGCGGCTACGACTGCGAACCCACCCACCGCGCAGTCCACACCATCAGCGACACCGACGGCACCCAGATGCGGTGGCGGCCCGACCTGGTAACCGCATTCGACGACAGCGACCTCCACGACCTCGGCACCATGACTTGGTACACCGGCGCCGCCAACGCCAGCCTCTACCAGCGCGGCATCCCGCACCGCGGCCAGACGACAACCTGGCATCTACGCCTCGACGACGGACACCGCTACGTCGGCCTCGACCTGGCCTTCGACGACACCGTGGACGTGCTCGCCGACGACCATGTACGCCGCATGACCGACGCCTGGACCCGACTCGAACGCGAACTCGGCAACCAGCGGCACACCGAACCCGCCCACCGGAACATCAGCGCATGGGACATCTGGCATCGTCAGCGCCAGGAAGACCGTGCAGCCCGTTACGCACGAGACGAACAGCGGATCTGCGACTGGCTGCGCGCCAACCACCTCGACCCCAACGTGATTCCCGCCGCCTCTGCCATCCGAATCCACGACGGGCAGATCACTGTCAACGTCTGGGTCCGCGGTGACGAGGGCGAACTCCAGATCCACGACGGCGAACCCGTCACCCGGCCACACACTGTGCCACTCGCCCAGCCGTGGCCAGACGGACTGGACTACGACGGACTCGACATCCAGCCGGCCAGGTTCAACAGCACGCTCGCCGCCTGGTTCATCGCCGACCGGTTCGCCGCCCGCGTCGTCAACGCGCGCGACTTCTTCCGCATCACCAGCACCTGAACGCGAACGGCGCCGGGGCTGAACCACCCGACGCCGTCCACCATCCACCGCGCCCACCTGTAGACGCAACCGCCCGATGCGATCACCGGAACCGTACCCGCGACACGGCCCCGAGGTGATCACCCTGATGGACGACAACACCACCTGCCACAACGGCCACACCTGCCCCGGCTGGAACGGCAAACAAGCCGCACCCACCGACCAGCCGTTCTGCCACAACTGCCTCGACCGGGCCAGCCGCGACATTCGGGCTCTCGTCTACGACTACCTCGACCTCGCCCAGTTGCACGAGGCATCCCTGTCACAAGCACCCGACGAACACACCACCGGCGGCGGACACGAAAGCCCCACCCTCCTCGCCGACCACGTCGAAGCACTCCAAGCCGAAATCCTCTGGGTAGCCGCCACCTGGGAACACGCCCTACGCGCCCGACAGCAGCTCTCCAACCCGCGCACGTACACGCCACTGTGGCGAACCACCGTCTACGACCACCTGCGCCTCACCGACCGGCAGCCCGTCCTCGTCAAAGCGCGGCCCGGCGCCATTGTTCAGCGCGCCATCAGCATCATCACCGGCCGCCTCGACCAGCTCGCCCGCCTCGAACCAATCACCGTCTGCCCCACCGGCATCGAAGACGAACCAACCGTCATGCACGGCTGGGAAGCCATCCACCAACTCCAGAACCTCCACACCCGCGCCCGCGCCACCCTCGGCCGCACCACCCGCCGATTCTGGATCCCCGGCGAATGCTGGCACTGCGACGCCCGCCCCACCCGCGACGTCGACGGACCCCTCTACCGCAGCGAACCCCGCCGCCACGAAGACCCCATGGAAGTCCACTGCCAGCCATGCGGCGCCACACGCCCATACGCCGACTACGAGACCTACATGACCAGCCTGCTATGGCCCGGCCAAGACACCGACGCCAACGTGCGGATCGCCGCATGAAGCGCTACAAAACCTTCACCTACGAACGCGAAGAACCATGCGGCGCCACCTGCGACGGCTGCGGCCTCGACGGCGACTACCTGTCCCTCGTCGAAGTCATCATCTCCGTCAACGAGAGTGAGGAAGGCGGCCGGCGCGACGAGTACGACTACTGCAACGACTGCCTCGTAGCGCAGGCACCAAAACTCGTCGCAGCAGGCAGCCGCTCCCCGATCGTCACCGGCGATTGGACGGAGGACAACGAGTGAAGCCCGACCTCGACCGGCAGCCACGCCGAAACCAGCGCACCTGGCCCAACAACATCGACACCCCACTCGACCGCGCCCGCCGCATCGCCGGCATGTACCGGGCACGACTCCACGCCCTCAACCCTGAGGCATGCGACGACTGCGACCAGACCGCAGCCGACTTCGGCGAGACATGGATGCTCGAACGGCCAGACATCGTCGAACCCGACCGCGAACTCACCACCACCGAAGCCGCCGAACTCGTACAGGTAAGCCCCGACCTCATCCGAAAATGGGCATGCCAGAAACACCCGACAACCCCCGGCCTCAACCTGCTCCCCCGGTACGGATGGCGGGGCCGGGAACGCACCTACATCGCCGGGAAGGTATTCGAAGCAGCCGCCCTGGCGAGAGTTGGGCAACACGCCAGCTAGACATGCTTGCAAGATCGGCTGCGACCGTGTCACAGTTCTGCGCGAGACCAGTGTCTCCAGCGCCCGCCAGAGCCTTCGCTCGGCGGGCCTTTCGCATTCCCGGGCGGTGCACATGACCCGCTGGATCCGCCGCCTCACCGGCACCGACATCCTGGAGGAACACATGGCCCGCATCATCGACCTGCTCAACGGCCTCGTCGCCCAGCAGACCGCCGCGTCCGCCGCGCAGGCCACCAGCTTCAACAACCTGCACGCCGCGATCGACCGACTCGAAACCGCCGTCCGCGACGGCGAAGCCTCCCCCGAGATCGAAGCCGCCGTCGGGCAACTCCGCGACGGCTTCGACGCCCTGCAGAAGGCCGCCGACGACGCCGACAACGGCCACGAGCCGCAGCCCGACCAGCCCGCCGACGGCAACGAAGGCGACGTGTTCCCCGAGGACACCAACCGCTGACAGACGTGGCCCGCGGACCTCGACCCCGCGGGCCACCCAGCAACACAGCGTCACCGCAATGCCAACCACGTCGGGGTTTCATTTCACAATGCGTGACCTCGTAAAGGATCGGTGAACATGCCCGCCTCACGAGCAAAACGCGCCGACACCGCCCAGCGACGCCGCCAAGCCATCGACATGCGCATGGCCGGCGCCTCATACCAGCGCATCGCCGATCAGCTCGGCTACACCAGCCGCGGTGCCGCATGCCAAGACATCACCCGCGCCCTCGAGCAAGCCGTCGCCGAACAGATCATCTCCGCCGAGGCCTACCGCGAAGAAGAGTTGCAGCGCCTCGACGCGCTCCTCGCCGAAGCATGGGCCGTCCTCAAACGCGAGCACCTGACCGTCTCCCACGGCAAGGTCGTGTACGACGACACCACCGGGCAGCCGATCCTCGACGACGGACCCACGCTCGCCGCGATCGACCGCATCCTCAAGATTCAAGAACGGCGTTCGAAGTACCTCGGCTTGGATGCCCCCACCCGCGTGGAGGCGATCACGATTGACAGCCTCGACGCTGAAATCGCCAAGCTTGCCGCCGAGCTTGAAGGCGATCAAGCTGGAGAAGCTGCGGGAACTCCGCAGACTTAAAGCCGAGAAGGAACACCGCAAGGCCGCCGAAGCGCGGGCCAAACGCGACGCCAACCGCAAGCGCTGGCCCAGCCCTCTGGACATGGCAGCGGATCTCGATCCGCCGCGGCTCGACGAAAACGGCGACCGGGCCGGCGCATGGCGCACTCCCGCGCTCGAACTCATCAACACCGCCCTCGTCGACCTGGCCGAAGGCCGGGAGAAGCGGCTAGCCGCGTTCATGAGCCCTCAAGAGGGCAAGTCGACGACCGTCTCGTTCTGGTTCCCGCTGTGGCTGCTCACCTGTGTTAACCCCAACCTACGCATTCTGATCATCTCGTATTCCGACGAGATGGCCCGCCGGTGGGGCGCCGAAATCAAAGACGCCCTCGAACGCTGGTCCGGCGACGAAGGCACCATCGACCTCGGCCTCCGACTACGCAAAGACTCCCGCGCAGCCGGCCGCTGGAACATCGCCGGGCACAAGGGCTCCGTCTACTGCGCCGGCATCGCCGGATCCATCACCGGCAAACCCGGCGACGTGATCCTCGTTGACGACCCGCTCAAAAACATGAGCGAAGCCCAGTCGGAGAAGATCCGCGAAAAGGCCATGTCGGTCTACCGCTCCGCGATCGTGCCCCGGCTCGGCCCGTCAGCACGAATGGGATGGATCCAAACGTGCTGGCACGAGTCCGAGCCGATCCGGCAGATCCTCGCCAACGAAGGCGAACGCAAGAACGGCGGCCGGTGGCGCACCATCACCATCCCCGCGATCGCGGACTCCCCCAATGACGACCTCGGCCGGAAGATCGGCGAATGGCAGGAATCGGCTCGCGGCGAACGAGACTGGGCGGGCATCCGCAAGACCGTCGGCGAATACGTGTTCTCCGCCCTCTACCAGCAGCGGCCCAGCCCCGCCGAAGGCAACCTGTTCAAACGAATCTGGTGGCGCTACTGGTCGCATGCCCCACAGACCGGCGCTAGCCCGCGCCTGGACCTCGGTGGCCGGATCTTCGACTTGCAGGACTGCTGGCGGTTCGCGACCGTCGACCTCGCCAACTCGACGAAGACGTCCGGCGACTGGACGGTCATCTCCGCATGGGCGCGCAGCATCGACGGCGACCTGGTCCTACTTGACCGCACCCGGGCGAAGATCGGCGAAATCGACCACTTCACCCACGCCCGGCCGCTCGTACAGCGCTGGCAGCTCGACACCCTGTACGTCGAACAATCCCAGTACGGCACCACACTGGTCCGTGAAGCAACCAACGACCGAGTGCCGATCGCACCGCTGGTCGCTGACACCGACAAACTGAGCCGCGCCCTGCCCGCGTCGGCGTGGGCGTCGAACGGCCGGATCTGGTTACCTGCCGGCGCCGACTGGATCAAAACGTGGGTGGACGAGTTCGCCGGGTTCCCGAACGCCGCCCACGACGACCAGGTAGACACACTCGCCTACGCGGTTCGTGTCGCGGTGACAAAGTGGGCGCCACCGCCGCCTCGCCCACCGGACCAGTCATCGGGCGGAGACCCGCTGAACAGCCCGATGTGATAGACGCTGGTGAGGTGGTGGTCTCCGGTGACCGCCCCAACCTCCGTGAAGGGCTTCGTCGATCCGTACACGCTCGGCACCGATTTCGGGTCCCTGTACGTTGACCTGCTCGAGCACGTGCCCGACCTGACGTGGCCGCTGTCGGTTCCGGTGTACGCGAAGATGCGCCGCGATCCTCAGCTGACCGCCATCTTGCAGGGCTGGACGTTGCAGTTGCGGCGCGCCCAGTGGCAGATCGACCCGGCCGGCTGCCGGCCCGAGGTGGTGTCGGCGGTCGCGGACGGGCTCGGGCTCGCGGTGGCGGGCGCGGACAAGCCGGGTGCGGCGCGGCTGCGTGGCGTTTCCTGGAGCGAGCATCTCCAGGCCGCGTTGCGTGCGCTGACGTTCGGGCACGCGGCGTTCGAGATGCAGGCGGACGTGTCCAGCGGCAAGGCACTGCTGTCGGGGCTGTGGGAGCGCCCGCAGTGGACGATCTCCCACATCCACGTGGACGGGAAGACCGGCCTACTCGAGGGCATCACCCAGGACGCGGCAACCAACCTCGTTAGCCCGCAGATCAAGGCTGACCGGCTCGTCTGGTACGTCGCCGACCGGGAAGGCGCGAACTGGGCGGGCACCTCTCTACTGCGGCCCGCCTACGCTGCGTGGCTCATCAAGGAGGAGATGCGGCGCGTCCACGCCATCGCCAACCGAAGATGGGGCATGGGCGTCCCCGTCATGGAGGCGCTGCCCGGCACGAACCCGACCAGCGGGCAGATGACCGAAGCCATGCAGTTGGCTGCCGCCGCCCGATCCGGGGAACAGGCCGGCGCGGCGACTCCGCCTGGCTTCACCCTCAAGATTCAGGGACTCTCGGGTAGTGTGCCGGACACGCTGTCGTTCATGCGCTGGCTCGATCAGCAGATGTCCCGCGCCGCCCTGATGGGCATGCTGGACCTCGGCGAGACACCGAACGGATCCCGCGCCCTTGGCGAAACGTTCGTCGACGCGTTCCTGCTTGCCCTCGAGGCGACCGCCGAAGCCGTCGCGGACACCGCCACCCGGCAGGCAGCGGCACGAATCGTCGACTGGAACTGGGGCGCCGACGAACCCGTCCCCCGCATCGTGGTGTCCGGCGTCGGTAGCCGGCGCGAAGTCACCGCTGAGGCGCTGCAAATGCTTCTCGCCTCCGGTGGGCTCGCCTCCGACCCTGGTCTCGAGGCGTGGATCCGTCGTGAATGGCGGCTGCCAGAACGTGAGGGTATGGCCCAGCCGAAGCCGACTGCGCCGGGCGTGGACCTGCCGGACAAGGACGAGAAGCCGCCCGCCGAACCCGAGCAAGAGGTTGCGGCGGCAGCCAAGCCTCGCCCGCGGTCGCGGCGCCGTACTCAGCAGCCGTCACTGTTCGACGACGACGACGGGGAATCTGACGCGGCCCGCATTCAGCAGCAGTGGGATCAGGCGAAAGCCCGGCTGCTGCGCCGCTGGCCGAAACTGGCGGCACCTTTGGTCGGCGAACTCGCCGACCAGGCGCAGGCCGCCGTAGAAGTCGGCGACCTGGGACTGCTCGGGCAGCTGCAGGCGTCCGCCGGTGTGGTCGCCGCGCTGGCGGTGCCGCTACGAAAGTCGGGCACCGACCTGGCTGCGGAGGCTGCAGCCGGGGTGGTGGCGGAGGCCGCCGCCCAGGACACCGTCATCGACGTGCCGGCCGAGCCGGGCGCGGACCGGGTGCAGCAGCACGCGGACGCCGTCGCCCGCATCATCGCCGCCGGCTACGCCTCCGGTGCGGCCCGAACCAGCCTGCAACTCGCCGGAGCTGCGCCGCAGGAAGTCCGCAACGAGGTAGAGCGGCATCTCACCGAACTGGGAACCTCGGTGAACGGCCTGGTCGGCGACAACATCGGCAGCCTGCTCAGTGCCGCACAGTTCGCTGGCCGCCTCGCTGTCCTCGAGGAAAACCCGGCCACGGCATATCGGGCGAACGAGACGCCGGACCGGAACACCTGCGACCCCTGCAAGGCCATCAACGGGACCGAGTTTCAGACGCTGCGGGCCGCGCTCGCCGCCTACCCGCTGTCGGGCCAGCACGCCGCGTGCGAGGGGCGTTCACGCTGCCGCGGGTTCATCGTTCCGATCTTCTAGCCGGTAGGACCGACTTCGGAAGGAGGTCGGTGGTGGAGCAGAAACCCAGTATCGGCCGCATCGTCCACTACGTGCAGTACGAGGGCAACAAATGCCGCGCCGCGATCATCACCGACGTCGAAGACGACGGAACGGTTGGCCTGTACGTGATGACGCCGGACCGTGGTGCCCACAGCCAGAACGAATGCCCGTACGACGACGGCCACACCTATGGCACGTGGCACTGGCCGACGCGAACGTGAGGCGGTGACCCATGCCTGACGTGGAACTCGCCCGCCGTGAAGGCGTCGAGCTGGTCCGCACCGGCAGGTTCCAAACCCTCACCGGCTCGTGGAACCCGACACCGAAAGACATTCAGGCCGCCGTCGAGGCCATGGACTGCCCGGCGATCCGAAAGCCGGTTATCCGGCTTGGGCACACCGACGATCGGTTCGTGCCTCGCGGCGACGGGGAGCCGGCACTCGGCTGGTTCGAGAACCTGCGTGCCGCTGACGGCGGGCACACGCTGGTCGCCGACCAGGTGACGCTGCCGTGGCTGCATTCGGTTCAGGCTGCCGCCTACCCATCGCGGTCGATCGAGGGCAACTACAACCATCGCTGTTCCGAAGGCCACCTGCACCCGTTCGTCATTCACACCGTCGCCCTGCTTGGTGTAACCCCGCCCGGGGTGCAGACGCTGCGGTCGTTGAACGACCTGCCAGAGATGCTCGGGGTCGCCGCAACCGGTGAGGTACCCGAGGGTGCCGAGCATGTGCAGGTGACGGTCCTGGCGGGCCGGCACTCGTTCGACGAGTCGAAACATGCCCGCGACGACGACGGCAAGTTCACGTCCGGGTCCGGTGGCGGCGGTGGTGACGGATCGCCTGTTCAGCCTGCCCCAGCCTCCGGGCTGAAACGCAATGAGCGGCTCGCGAAACGCATCCCTCTCGGCAAGGGCGAAACGTATGTCGGCAGCGGCACCGTCCGTGACGGCGGGTTCGCGGTCGCCGCCGTGGACGGCCCGGACGGGCGCACCGTCCGGCTCGGTGTCGGCATCGACCCCGACGAGATCGGCCAGTGGTCCGGCGCCAACCGGGGCGGAACGGTCGTCCTCGACCAGGAACGTCTCGACCAAACCCGCGAGGCGATCGCCCAGCTCCTCGAAGCGGCAAAGACCGGAAAAGCCAAGGTCCGTGCCCTGCATAAGGAATGGGACCGGCTCGAAGCGGCCGAGAACAAACTCTTTGGCAAGTCGTCGATGTCGGAGTCCGACGAGAACAAGTTGGACGAGATCCGGGAACAGCGGAAAGCCAACGAGGACGCGCTGGACAAGCTCGCCGACTTCGGTGTCCTCGAAGAGGGCGTGATTCACGCCGAGTGGGGTGACCTGCACCTGCAGGCGTACATGTCCGACGACAGCCCGCAGTTCAAGGTCGAGGTGAAAGCGAGCCGGGAAGCGCCGTCCCGGTTCGACGAGATCCTCGAAGTGCGACACCTGACCAGGCTCGCAGCCCTACTGGAGAAGGCGGGCGCCGCGAAACCGGTGCAGGCCGCCGCCGCGCAGGTTCAGGCCGCCGCCGAGGTGCACACGGGCGCGATGGTGGCGCTCATCCCCACGCCCGAGGACGCGGCACGGCTGGCGGTCGAGGGCGGGGAACCGGCCGAGGAACTGCACGTCACGCTCGCTTACCTCGGTGAGGCTGCTGCCCTCGGCGCCCGCGGCAGGCAGGACGTCATCGACGGCGTCTCCACCGCAGCCAACGGTCTCCCCCAGTTCGAGGCCGAAGCGTTCGCGTTGAACGTCTTCAACCCGCCGGGTGCGCAACGCGACGACGGCCAAGATCGGGACACCTGTCTGGTGCTCGGCTTGTCCGGGGACCCCATCGACGCCGTCCACGACCTGGTGGCCGAAGCGCTACGTGAGGCGTTGTGGTCGATCGACGTCCCGCCGCAGCATCGCCCGTGGCACGCGCATATGACCTTGGAGTACACCGAGGATCTGTCGAAGCTGGCCAACCTGGTCGACCGGATCGGGCCGGTCCGGTTCGACCGGATCCGCGTGGCGTTCGGCGGCGAGCACATCGACATCCCGCTGATCGGCCCAGACGAAGACGACATGGTCGCGGCGAGTGCCGCGATCCGTGGCCGGATCCCGCCGATCCGGGAACGCCTGGCCCGGCTGGTGGCCGCGGCTGCACCCGCCGATCCCCCGCCGGAAGACCCGGCATCCAGTCTCCCGGCCGCCGAGCCGGAGCCCAACAAACAAGAGGAGGACCTCGTGTCCCTGAGCGATGAACTGCGCTCGCGGCTCGGCCTCGCCGACGGCGCCGAGGAGGTCGACGCTCTGGCGGCGATCGACGCGCTGAAGGCGGCGGCCGAGAAGAGCCCCGAGCCGACGGCGGAGATGATCCAGGCTTCGGCCAACGCGACGGCGAAGGCCGAGCAGGCGGAGGCGGAGAAGGACGAACTCCGCAAGGAGGTCAACGTCCTGGCTTCCCGCATGGAGCAGGTCACCACCGAACTCGCGGCGGCGAAGGCCGAGCAGGCGGCAACGGTGAAGGCTTCCGTGCTGGATGACGCCATCAAGCAGGGCAAGATCAAGCCCGCGGACAAGGCGCAGTGGGAAACCGACTACGACGACGCCCCAGCCGCGATCACCCGGGTTCTCGCTTCCATCGCCCCCGGCACTGCGGTTCCCGTGATGGCGGCCGGGCACGCCGGGCCGGCCGAACCGACCAGCGGCGACAGCCTGGACGCCGAGTACGAGCGCCTCTTCGGCGAGAAGGCTGGTGCCTGATGGCTGACTACGCCCCCCTGTGGATGCCCGGTGACGTCATCACCGTCACCACCTCCGCCGCGGTGACCGGCGGCAAGTGCCTCGTCGTCTCTGGCAACGGAACCGTCGCCATGTCGTCCGCGTCGTCGGTGAAGTGGGTCGGTGTCGCCGCCTGCGACATCGCCTCTGGTGCGGTCGGCCCGATGCACGGCCGCGGCCAGGTCCACACGTCGACCGCGGCGGGTGCGATCACTGCCGGGGATCAGCTGGTGACGGCCGCGTCGGGCAACGTGGCCGCGCTCGCGGCTGCCAGCACCGACACGGCGACCGACATCAACTCCGCCAGGTCGGTGATCGGTATCGCCCTGACGACCGCGGCGGACACGGCCACGGTCACCTGGATGGAGATCTAGCAGCCCAGCTGCTTCCCCTCGCTCTTCTCTCAACCCCGTCACCTGCCGGTGCGGGGTTTTTTCATGCCCTGACACCGGGGCGGAAGGACTCAAGCCATGCCTCTGCTGGCATACCCGCCGGCCCCGGCGTCCCTGTCGGGTGACCTGCTCACCATCAACCGGATGCTGCAGAATCCTGCAGTCATCCAGCGGCGTCTCAAGATGCTCACCGACATCGGGTTCATCGCCGACGAGCTGCTGCCGGCGAAGTACCGGACGTCGGGCGGCTCCGTCGCCTACGAGATCAACGACCAGCCGCTGTTCACCAACCGCAGCATCACCGCTGTGGCACCGGGCTCTGAGTACCCGCGGGCGCTCCCCCAGTCCGGTACCGCTGCGCTGGCCGCGGTGTCGAAGTGGGGTCAGGCCACCGAGCTGACCGACGAGCGGATCAAGCGGTCGCTGCCGATGGGTAGCGCGGTGGACTGGGCGCTGCGGATCGTCGTCAACACCATCATCCAGAAGATCGACCGGCTGGCGATCGCCGCGGTCGCGTCGGCGGTCACCGAGACCGTGGCGGCGGCCGCGGTGTGGACCGGTTCGTCCGCCGACATCCTCCTGGACCTGGAGAAGTCGAAGGCGGCAGTCGACGGGCAGGAGATGGGCTACAAGGCCGACACCCTGCTGATCGACAACACGCTGTACGCGTACCTCGCCGCCGACGACAAGATCGCCACCCTGCGGCGTCGGGAGTCCACCGACAACCCGGTGTACGGCGGCGTCATCGAGACGATCGCCGGTCTCAAGGTGCTCAAGACGCCGGTCGCGAACATGCCCGGCGCTGCCAGCGCCGCGTGGGTCGTCGACAGCCGTGCCCTCGGCGGGCTGGCCGACGAGAACGAGCTCGACCCGGGCTACGCCTCGTCGGAGAACGGCGTGCAGGTCCAGACCCGGCGGGTCGCCGAGCGGGACGCCTGGCACATGTGGGCGCGCCGGATCACCGTGCCGGTGGTCACGGACCCGCTCGCCGGCCGGAAGATCACGGGTACGTCGTGATGACCGAATACCAGGTGGTGGGCGAATGCGCCCACGTCGAAACCGAAGAGCTGGGCGGCGCCAAGTCGCTGACCCTGCTGTACAAGGGATCCCGGCTGCCAGCCGGTGTCCCGGAGGCCCGGATCCGGCATCTGCTCGACGCCCACCTGATCGCACCTGTGGGTGAGGTGCCGATCGCCCCGAACTCCGCGGTACCGCAGGACCCCGAAACGGGCCTCGGCTCAGTGACCTCCGAGGTGCTGCGTGGAGAACCGGCCGAGGAGCAGTCTGTTTCAGGCTCGGACGCGTCGGACGCGGTGGCGAAGACTGTGGTCGAGGAGGGCTCGGTGGTGCAGGCGGCCGAGCAGCCCCGACAGGCGTCAACCGACACGGAGGCTGAGGCACGCCGTGCCGACGCTCGGGCGAAGCTGGCCGAGTCCGGTGGCGTCCCGGACGGACGTTCGTCGGACGCGGTGATGGTCGAGTTCCTCGTCGGCAAGGGCTACGACCGGGCCGAGGCGGAGAAGGCGGACCGGGCGCAGTTGAAGGCGCTCGTCGCTGCCGCCAAGTAGCAGCTTCGGCTGTGGTGCCCGCTGTGGGGCGGCTGCTGCACCTGTGTCCGCCCCACAGCAGGCCCCGTCGTGCCGACCACGCCAACACTTGATCTCTTCATGCCGCTTCGGGCGGCCACTTTCGGTGCCCGAGGAGGGCTCATGAGCGAACAGCAGGAGGCTCCGGCTGAGCAGCCGCTGGGTGGGGTGCTGGTGATGACCGCGACCGCCGAGGTGATCCGCCCAGCCGTCGAGGGAGAACAGGAGAACGAGGAACCATGAGCGTCGGGATCTCCACCACGCACTCGCACGCGGTACTGAACGTGCTGCGGGGCACGAACTACACGGCCCCGGCGTCGGTGTGGCTGAAGCTGCACACGGGGGACCCGGCGTCGGCTGGGACGAGCAACGCCAGCGCGGAGACCACCCGCAAGCAGGTGACGTTCGGTTCCCCGTCAGCGGGCAGCAGCGTGGCGTCGGCGGTGTCGTGGACGTCTTGGTCGGCGGGCTCGGAGACGATCACCCACGTGTCGCTGTGGGATGCGTCGACCAGCGGCAACTTCCTGATGTCCGCTGCTCTCTCCGCGTCGAAGTCGGTGGCGAACGGGGACACGCTGAACGTGACGGTGACGGCGACGCAGGGCACGCTGGCGGCCTGACGTGGCAGACGACGTACAAATCACGGCACTCTAAGTTGGGCGCGCAGTCGTTCGACTTCTGCGAGCGCCATTTGCCACTCGTGGTAGAAGGTGCCGTATCCGGTAGTATCACCCGGCTCGTTCCGACCTCGGCGGTAGATTCGCAGGTTGGCGAGGTCGTTGTTGGTCTTGACGCCGTCCATGTGGTCGACCAACTCCCGAGAGCTGAGCGGACGACCAAGCGCAATCGCCACAACCATCCTGTGTTCGGTGACGAAGGTCAGAGATCCACGCATCGCGTCGTATAGTTCTCGGTGCTCGGGCGCGATGGCCTCGTGGGATAGGCGGATATACCCCTTGTTTGGGTCGATCTTGCGACCGAGGCCTAGAACCGTCCATTCCCGCTTGCGGGCGTTTGGGCTGCATGGCAGGCACGTGCCGGTGAATTTCCCGGACCGGACTCGTGCTGCGATCGGTCCGGGCGATGCGTGTCGTTTCTCGCCGCAGCCAGGGCAGGTAACAGCAACCTTGGTGAGGCGCTGACGGCCTGTATTGACGATGGCTGTGTCGTTCCAGTCAACGGCTGGGTGCTCTGGCCTGCCTGTTCGGCTGACCTTGCCCTTCTGTAGTAGTCGATCCCGGTAGCAGTAGCCGGTGAAGGTGCCGTTCTTGATCCGGTTTCGGACTTGCCCGGCGTATTCCATCCTGGGCTCTTTGCACCATGGGCAAGTCACCTTCACGTGGAGTCGACCTGCAACCCGTTCAGTCGTCCACCAGTCAACGGTGGAATGAAGCTTTTCGGCTTCCGGATTGAACCTCTTCGTCACTTATTAAAGGTACGTCGTTGCAACCAACGGCGCGTCGCTCAAATGGATGGTTGCAATCCATTCCGGAAAGGCTGGACGCCATGGCCGACGACATTGTTTTACCCGGTACCGCAGCCGTTGTCGCAACCGACGACATCGGCTCCGGCCGACAGGTCCAGCTCGTCAAGCCCGCGTTCGGGGCAGACGGCAGCGCGACCATGGTGTCCGGTAGCAACCCGCTCCCAGTCGGCCCGCCCGCATACCAGCAGTGGTCAGGGTCGGTTACCGGCACAGGCACGCTAGTCGGCTCGTTTGACGTGTCGGGCGGCTACACCGCAATCATCATCACCGTCACTGGGACCTTCAGTGGCACCACGGTGCTACAGGGCTCATTCGACGGCACTAACTGGACGACCGTGAGTCTCTCCGCGATGGGAGCGTCGACGGCAGGCGTTGCCTCCAACGGCGACTTCACACAGTCGAGCACACCCAACGGCTCGAACGGCTACTACGTGCCCGTCTGGTTCCGTTACTACCAGTTCGTGTGTACTGCCTATACCAGCGGCACGCGCACGTATCAGGTTGCCCTTACCGCCGCTCCGCTGCATGCGATGCGGGTCAATGTCGCGAACTCGTCGCTGTCGGTCTCTTCCTCGGCGACCGGTACTACGACTCTGTCGGACGCCCAGGCCAATACGCCGTGGAGCACCGTGGGTTCGCTCGGGCTGGGCTTTAACGGTGCCACCTGGTCCCGGCAGCGACTGGCGAACATCTTCAAGTCGGTCACCGCGACAGCCTCGGGTGACACGGCGGTGTGGACGCCGACGTCGGGTAAGCGCTGGCAGTTGCTGCGCTTCCAGTTGTTCGCTACCGCTGATGCCGCGCAGTCGAGCGGCGGGGTGATCACCGTTACGCTGCGGGACGTCACCACCTCCACCGGACTCGCCATCCCCGTCTACGTACCCGCTACCGGTGGGACCGCGCTGGGCGGCTGGTCGTCGGGCTGGATCGACGTCGGCCCGTACGGCGTCCGCGCGGCAGCGATCAACACCAACCTGAACGTGAACCTCAGCGCAGCGCTCACTGCTGGGGCGATTGGCGTGGTGGCGGCTGGCACGGAAGAATGATCAGGCAGCCTTCGACCGCCGGGGCTTGCGTTTCTTGAACGTGTCAATAAGCGCCACACTGTTGCGCCGAAGGTGAATCTCTGGCGCGGACTGCCCAGGGATGTCGTAGGCCCGGAACGGCATCCCTGTAGCCCTGCAAAGGGCTGACAAGGCTGTGGTTTCACGCGTCCGCACAACAACATGCCCGTCGACAGTGACATAACCGTCGCTGTCGACCATCCCGGAGATGATCGCCAAGCATTCATCGGATGGGTAGCTGACGGTTCCTTCCCGGAGCGCCTGCCTATCTGCGATGAGTTGAGACACGAGCGGCTTGCTACGAATCCGCATGGTGAAACCGTTGAAGCAGTAGTCCTTCGGCAAGCCCTTGATGGTTGAGGTTGAAAAATTGGTTCGAGTTACAGGCCGATAGTTCACCGGCTTTTTGACAATTCTCGCAAGGGCCATTGTGAATCTGGACATGAAGACTTCATCCTTGCACTCCATTGAGATGGTGTATCGCGTGTAGTACTTTCCGTTCCAGCTTTTTTCGCGGGTCAGGAAAAGAGATGCGTCGCCCAGCGTCACGCCAAGAATGTATGCATAGGGATTTTCTTCTAGCACGTATAAATTGTATCCGCTTTGGCCTCTGAACCTCAGTGCCTAATGGGGTGACAGGCACCTGATGCAAGCCAAGAGCGGGGAGGTGTGGGCGTGTCCCTGCTGCTGCTGTTCAATCAGGGTGGCGGCGGTAGCGGAGGCACCCACAACGCCGACGCCACCCTCACCGCCTCCGGCAGCCTCGCCGCGACAGCCACCCAGGACACGAGCACCACCGCCACCCTCGCCGCCACCGGAACACTGGCGGCCGCCGGCGAACGCACCCAGGCGGCGACGGCAACGCTCAACGCGACCGGCGAGCTCACCAGCACCGGTGTTCGCGCCCAAGACACGACGGCCACGCTGGCGGCGACGGGCGCTCTGGCAGGCAGCGGCCTCCGCTCCACCGACGCCACCGCCACCCTGGCAGCAACCGGCACGCTCACCGCCGATGGTGAGATCCCTGGTCAGCTCCAGCATGTATTCACCGACCAGACGCCGACCATCACCGACGCGTCGGACGGCACTCCTGGCATCACCTTCGGCACCACGATTCGGTCCGCAGTGGACGGCTACGTCACCGGCGTCCGCTGGTACACCACCACCACGACCAGCGGCACCTACATCGGCGCGCTCTACGAGGTCACCGCCGCCGACGACCCCACCCCGGCCGGCACCGAACTAGCGCAGAAGACCCTGGTGGGCTCGCCAACGAGCAGCGGCTGGAACAGCATCACCTTCGACTCGCCGGTCCCGATCACCGCCGGCGTCCTCTACCGCGCCGCCGTCCACAGCAGCGCCGGCCGGTACGTGTACTCGGCCAACGTGCACAACAGCGACATCACCAACGGCGACCTGATCGCCGATGCCGCCGGTGACGACCCGGTCGGGCTTGGCACGCTCAGGCAGGCCACGTTCACGATCTCGGCCGGACTCGCCTACCCGGCCACCGGCGCCGGGAGCAACGGCAGCTACTTCGCCGACTGGGACTTCGTCGCCGACGCACTACCGGTCGAGGGCAGCGCCACCCTGGCCGCCACGGGCGGTCTCACAGCGGCCGGGGACCGTACCGCGGTCGCCACCGTCACTCTCTCCGGCAGCGGAAGCCTGGCAGCCGCCGCCGACCGCAGCCAGTTCGCCGACACCACACTCTCCGGCACCGGCACCCTCAACGCCACGGCGGCACTAGCTGCGGCCGATGCCGCCACGCTTTCGGCCTCAGGCGCGCTGGCTGCGACGGCGGCCCGGGAGACGTCCGACACTGCGACTCTGTCCGTTCAGGGCGCTCTCACTGCTGCCTCGACAGTCGAGCGGGTCACTCTGGCGACGTTCGCCGGCACTGCTGCCCTCGCCGCGATAGGCGAGGTAGCGAACGAGCAGGCGGCAACGCTGGCGGCGTCCGCCAGTCTCACCGCCTCCGCGACTATCGCGCACAGTACGGCCGGGACGTTCGCTGCCGTCGGATCTTTGACGGCGGAGGCCGGATCATCCGTGTCCGCGACAGCAGTGCTAGCCGGAACCGGAACCCTGTCCGCCGCTACGGTCACCCGGCGGCAGCCAGGCCGGTACACGACCGGCTCCACCCGGCCCCGAATCACCGCAGGCTCGGTACGGGCCGGCACCTACCGGACGGGAGGCGTCGATGGGTAGCGACCTTGGAGTCGGTGACGCGGATCTGCCGTACATCACCGTGTTGCCGGCCGACACGGACACGGTGGCGACGCTAACCGCGACCGCCCCGGACGGCACCAGCACCGACGTTCCGGTCTCGGGTGGCGCGCTGGAGCCGGTAGCGGGCACGGATCCGGCCGAGTCACGGCAGACGTGGACCGCCGACGACCCGCTCGAATACACGCAGCCCGGCCGGTGGGTCCTCACCTGGACCGTCACGGGCACCGGCGAAGGCGTCGAAGACGTCGAGGTCTTCGTGGTCGCCTCACCCACAGCGGGCGGGCCGACCTGGACACCGGGCCGGTCGCGGGTCGCGAACTACGTGCCCCATCGCACTCTCGTCCGGTCCGCTGCCAGCACCGTCACATCCGAAGACGAACACGCCTACACGTTCGATGAGACGACCACCCCCACCGGCCGGCAAGTCGACGCACTCATCGTCGACTCGGCAGCCTGGGTGTCGGCACGGGTCCCCAACCTGACCGCCACCCACCACGCACTCGCCCGTGCCGCCGCCGCACTCCTGAGCGCCGCCTGGGTGGAACGGTCCTGGCCGAACGACGACCAGTCTTTGCAGCGCGCCAACGACATGGAGCGCCGGGCCGATCTGTTGATGGCCGATCTGGTGTCGGCGTCGAACACGGAGACGGACTCCGGGGACTTCGGCCTGGACATCGCCTACCCGGTGTGGTCATTTCCAGTTGCCGACCCGCGCTACGACGACGCCAGCTACTGGTAGCCGCCCGCCTCAACCTCCTGTCCGGCGATGGCCTCCGCCTGCAACGGCTCGAACGCGATCACGATGGCAAGCTGCTCGGCCCGATCCTCCGGGCTGTCCGGGTAATCAGGCATGGCCCGGCGGCGCTCGGCGGCGGCGGCCCGGAGTTCTCGCAGGCGTCGGCGCGGCTCAGTCATTCAGGTAGCCGCCACTCGTCACGGAAGTCCGGGTGGCCGGCGAACGGCTGCACGAGATGTCGAATCGCGCGGGTTTCGCCAGCCTCCCACGAGTACTCATCGAGGATGGCCCGCTTCGCCGCGATGTCGGCCAGCACGTGGTCCGGATTCCACGCGGCGATATGCACCGCGTCGCCGGGTTCAAGCGGGCCGACGGTGCGGTGGTGGTAGCCGGGCGGTGTGACGTACTCACGGCTCCACACCCATAGCCCGGCAGTCGCCTGCTGGGCGATCTGCTCAGCCTCGTCGAGCCGCGCCCGGTAGAACTCGATCAGGTCGTCCACGTGTCTCCTCTACTTGGCAGCAGCTTCGCACTACTTCACACCCAACATCGCACAGGTGCGAGGTAGTGCGAAGCTCGCGGCAGGCTCACTCGCCGTCGAGACCCGGATGGCCGAGTTCGTCGAACACCTCCGCCCGGATCGCCCGCCGCAGCGACCACAACTGGGCATTCGCGAGCTCCGCGTCGCCGCCATAGTGACGGGCGAGCGCACCGGTGACAACCAGCCACACGTCGAGGCCAATCGCCCAGCCTTCGGCTTCCAGCGCCTCGTCGTCGTAGCCCTCGGGCTGAGTCGGACCGGGCATGTCTTCTCCTTCGGTGCGGTCTTGAACTTCTCACCGACGAGCAGCGGGCGGCATCGCTCGTCGAGGTGTTCTGCTCTTCCGGATCTTCACGTCGGCCGCGTCGAGCGAAGCGAGCGCGTGCAGTCGGTTACTGCGGATAGCTCATCTCCAGCCGCGCATGGTTGGCGTCGAGGCACCAGTCACAGTTGCACCCAGCGATGCGGTAGATCGCGTCCTCCCACTCCTCCTTCCACTCGTGCCCAATGATGCAGCGATAGCGGATCGTGAGGTTGCCTTCGGCCCATTCCATCCGTGTTGGCAGGTGCCCACGGTGCTTGCCGGTGACCGCGTAAGCGCACTTCCAGCACGAACCGCTGAAATGGGCTGGGTCAGTAGGTGGCCCGATCACGACGGCGGCGAGTCTCCGCTTGTCGGAGTTGTAAGTGATGTTGTGAACCGGACGCTCGGTGACAATCGCGGACTTCTCGGCGGCCTCGACCTCCTTGCGGGTGTCGAAGTGCTCCACCTTGACCGTCATAACGTCCCGCCACCAGCCTTTGAGCTTGGCGTGGTCATACCAGCGGATTCCGGGGTCGCCGGTGATGCCGATGTAGAGCAGGGCATCAGAGGCGTCGTAGAAGCGATAAAGCGTCTGATCCTGGTCGGCATCTTCTTGTGCAACGATGGTCACGGGTCGCCTCCCGATAGGCGGTCAAGGGCCGGGATTACAGGAGCGCCAACTCCTGCCCGGCCCGTCTTAATTTGAGCCTTGATTATCTCACGCAAAGACGATCATTAACGCCCGCGTCACCCCGAACGGGAGGTGGCGACAATGGCCTCCGTCCGCGTGACTTTCCGCCCCAACTCGCGCGGCGTGCGCCAGGCCGGGTCGTCCAACGCGATCTACCGTGAGCTGGAACGACGCGCCAACAAAGTCATCACCCTCGCCCAACAAATCGCCGCACCCCACCGCGACACCGGCGAATACCACAACTCATTCCGCACCGAACGCACACGCATTCGCGGAATGGCAGCCGTACAAGTCGTGAACGACTCAGACCATGCCGTGATCTTGGAGAACGGGTCACGTCCCCACGTCATCGAACCCAAAAACAAGAAGGCACTCGCCTGGCCCGGCGCACGACACCCGGTGCGGCGCGTCAACCACCCCGGCACGCCGGCGCTCCACGTCCTTAGACGCGCGCTGAGAGCAGCAGGTCGCTGATGGCCGAGTACGCAGACCCCGAACTCATCATCAGCGAGTGGCTGGCTACCGTCACCGGGCTAAAGATCTGGTGCGATCCCAACCTGCCACCGAACCTCCGGTTTACGGCAGCGTTCAACCACCTGCAACGCGCGCCCGGCACCGACGACCTGGCGGTCAGCCTCGATGAGCCGCTGTTCGACGTCGACACCTACGCCGCCGAAGCCGCCCACGCCCGGAACGCCGCCCACACCATCTGGCAGGCGATGACGTTCCTGCTCCCCCGGCACACCTTCGCAAACGGGATCTTTGTGAAGCGAGTGAAGGCGTCACCGCCCTGCTGGTCACCCGACCCGACGGTCTACCGGCGCACCGCCTCATACCGCGTGCTCCTGCACGGCGTCATCTAACCCACCAATACTTCCCCACTACCCGGACGGCGGCGCCGTGTCGGGCCTTTCTGCATGCCCGGAGGAACCATGTCGCTGACCAGCCGAATCACCATTGCCGCGTCCGCAATGCAGACCGCCGCCCTAGACCTGGGCTCCGCGTCCGCCCAGCTGGCCAAGAGCTACATGACGGACCTCACTGACGGTACGTCCGCCGGCCAGGCGAACCGGATCTTCCACGACACGCGCACGCTCGCCGCGAGTTCGTCTGAGGACATCGACCTGGCGGGTGTGCTCACTGACGCGTTCGGGTCCACCATCACGCTCGCCCGGGTCAAGGGCCTGATCATCGCGGCGGCAGCGGCGAACACCAACAACGTGCTCGTGGGTGGAGCCTCGGCGACGCAGTTCGTGTCCTGGAACGGCGGTGCCACGCACACGGTGACTGTCCGCCCGGGGGCGGTGTTCGCTCTGGTGGCCGGGTCCGCCGACGCGACCGGCTACGTGACGGCCGCCGGCTCTACCGACCTGTTGAAGATCGCGAACTCGTCGTCGGGCACGAGCGTCACCTACGACATCGTGGTCATCGGCTGCTCTGCCTGATCCTTCTCGGCTTTCCGAATTCCCTACCCGGCGACCGCCGGGCCTTTGCCATGCCACAAGGAGGCTGACCCATGGCGGTCGACATCACCCTGATCAGGGCGTACACCAACGGGGCCGTATACACCACCAGCTCTTCGGCGGTCACCGCTACCGCACCGACCGACGCGGGCTCCTCGCTCGACCCCGATTTCCAGGAGGTCGGCGCGATCTCCGAGGACGGCATCACCGAATCCACCAGCCAGGACCGGACCGATGTGTTCATCTGGCAGAACAACACACTCGCCCGTCGTATCCCCGGTCAGACGACCAAAACCTGGACCCTGGCAGCGAGTGAAACGAACCTGATGACGCTGGGGGTTCAGTTCGCGGGCTCGACCATCACCCAGACAGCCGAGGGTGTTTCGATCGAGGAGAAGGCACCCGGAACCGACATCCGTCAGTGGGTGCTGCACGGCATCGACGGCAGCGATCTGCAGCGCATCTACGTTCCGCTCGGTGAGGTGACCGAGCGGGGCGACGTGGTGTGGTCGGCGGCCGGGGTCACTGTCTACGAGTGGACCTTGAGCGCCTACGCCGACCCTTCGGGAAATTTCGCGTACCGGTACATCGCGTCAGACGCGCTTGCCCTCTGACCCCCTATTCGACGTCGCCGGTCCCGCGCGGGTGACCGGCGGCGTCTCCTACCCGCGTACTCGCGCAAGGAGTGTCATGACAGCAGTACAGATCATGCCCGGCGGGGAAGGCTCCGCCGGATACATCGCCACCCTCGCCGGTGTCAGCCTGCCCATCGACTCGTACGCCGCCGAACCCGACGCCGAGGGCAGGCTGATCGTGTCGCTGGCCGTGTTCGCGGACAGCCTGCAGATCGGTGTGCCGCCGCGTCGTTCCGATCTGGAGTCCACGCGGCGCATGGAGACACCCAACCAGCCGCCGGTCAGCACGTGGGGCGACCCGCGCCAACCGGATCCGCGGGCGAACATTCCGGGCTGGCAGCCACCACCCGCGAGAGCGGATGCGGGCCGCGGGCAGACCGGCGAGTACCCGCCCGTGTCGCACCGGAGGGCACAGTGACCGAGTTCGCGCCGCCCCCCGGCCAGGGCTACGACCTACAGCGCACCTACGCCGAAAACAAGCCCGATTTCTGGTTCCGGTGGGCCGACCGCTGGTGGCGGCTACCGAACATGCACATGCTCGACTTTGATATCCAAGTCGACGTCATGGGCTTCCAAGGCCGGGTGTCGGAAGACAACCCCGACGTCAACGCCTTGAAGGCGATGGTCAACGACCTGTTCGACCTCATCATGGACGCCGGACATGAAGGCCAGGCCTCCGACTGGCGGGCCGTGAAGCCCCGGCCGCTGCCGATGCTGATGGACCTGCTGTCCCAGTGGTCCGAACAATCTGGCGTCGATGAGGGGGAATCCTCGGCCTCCACCAGCTCCTCACCGAGCACGGGGAGGCCATCGAAGCGGACCTCGAAGCCGTCTACGGCATCCGGCTCGGCGCGGCGCTCTACGGCCCGACCGCGGGAGGCCGGCGCACTGCCCGCGAACTCCTAGTCCGGATCAAATACTTGCCGTCCGGTGGCGCCTTGGACCGGGCACGGCGGGGTCCGATGGCTGAGTGGGGTGTCAATGAGTTCCTGCTTCGCCAGATCGATCTGCGCCTGGCGGGCGCGAACTGGCAGCGCGGCGGCGGTAAGGGGCAGAAACCGAAACCGGTCGAGCTACCGAAGCAGAAGGTGCCACGGACGAAACCGGCGGGCCCGGATGTCGCGCAGCGGCTGATGAATCTCGGACTGATCCCGCCTGGCGGTAGCTGAATCAGCGGGTCGGGGGTGTGATGACATCCCCGGATTCGGTGGGCGAAGTCAGCGTAGAGGTTGTCGCCGATGCAGCGACGCTGGCGAAGGATCTGAAAGACAAAGTCGAGAAGGGGTTCAAGGACCTCGACCCGGCTAAGGGGCTCAAAGCCAAGCTCAAGGGGTCGAAGCCGATCCCGCTGCCGGTCGTGCCGGAGCCGGTGACGAAGGATTTGCCGGCCGACACTGAGGAGGAGGCGAAGAAGACTCGCACCCCGCGGGTGCCGGTCGGCTTGGATCCGCTGCTTGAGGCGTTCCAGCAAGAAGTGCAGCGGCAGATCAAGTCGCTGGCACGCACGATCAACGCCGAAATCCCGGTCGGCGCCGACACCGACGGGTTGCGCCGTGAACTCGCCGCCGAGCTGGCTGCGGTGGCGCAGCAGGCCAAAGCGAAGATTCCGGTCGAGGTCGACGACCGGGCAAAACTGGAAACCGAACTGCGGGCGTCCGTTGCTGCCCTGTCGGAGCGGGTCAAGGCTTCTATCAAGGTTGATCCGGACACGACCGGGCTCGGTGAGAAGGTCGAGGCTGCCGCCGACCGGGCGGTTGGCCGCGCCAAAGTCCGAGTCCCGGTCGATGTGGATGTTGACAAGGGCGGAGCCCTGTCCAAAATCCGCAGCCTGTTCTCGGGACTCGGTGGTGGGCTGCTCAACGGCCTAGACGCGGCGATCACCCGCACCGCGTCCAGCGCGGCTCAGATGGGCGGGGCACTCGTCGGCGCCCTCAGCTCGTCAACGGGGCCGCTCGGCACCATCATCGGCCTGCTCGGTGGGGCTGTCGCGGCGATGGCTGCGCTGGCAGCAGCGGCGGTGGCGGCAGTGCCGGCTATCACGGCGGTGGCGGGTGCGGCGGCGGCGATCCCTGGCGCTCTCGCGGGTGCGGGTGCCGCATTTGGGGCGCTGGCACTCGGGTTCAAGGGCATCTCGGAGGCGTTCAAGCCGAGCGGGGGCGGTGGCGGGGGTGGTGGCGGGGCGGGCAACCAGGGCAAGCAGATCGCTGCGGCCGCGCGTCAGGTGGAGGCTGCCCGGCGTGGGATCGCCGCCGCGAACCGGCAGGTAGAGGCGTCCGAGCGGGCTTTGGCTGCCGCACACCGGGGGGTGGAGGCGGCGGAGCTGCGGCTGGTGGAGGCGCAGCGGCGTGCTCTGTCGGCGCAGCAGGCGATCGCCCGTGCCCGCGAGGAGGCGGCCGAGTCGATTGACGACTTGAACCGCAGTCTTCGTGGGGCCCGCCTGTCGGAGGAGGATGCTGCCCTCGGTGTCGAAGAGGCGCTGCGGGCCCTCAACGAGGCCAAACTGTCGGGCAACATTCCCGACATCAAGCGGGCGGATCTCGCCTACAGGCAGGCGCTGCAAACCCTCGACGAGGCCAAGGACACCACCAGCGACCTATCGGCGGAGACCGAGGAAGCCAACCGCAAGGGTGTTGAGGGCTCCGACCAGGTTCAAGACGCACTCCAGGAGCAGCGGGACGCTTTGCAGGGTGTCCGGGATGCGCAGATCGGCATCATCGAGGCCAACGACAGCCTCGCCTCCGCGCAGGACGGTGTCGCCGCCGCGATGGACGGCGTCAAGTCGGCGGCGGACGGGCTGACGTCGGCGCAGGAGTCCCTGGCGCAGGCACAGCAGGGTGTCGCGGCGGGGGGCGGCGGCGTCGCCCGCGAGATCACGAGGCTGGCGCCGGCGGCGGCGAAGTTCGTGCAGGCGGTCAAGGACCTGAAACCGGCGTTCGAGGACTTGCGCCTGGACGTGCAGGAACGCCTGTTCCGTGACTTGGACAAGACGGTCACCAATCTGGGGTCGGAGTGGATTCCGCGGCTACACAAGAACCTCGGCGACTATGCGACCACGTTCAACGGCTTCTTCAAGGATCTCGGCACGTCGCTGACAGACCGAGAGTTCATGAAGGACATCTCGATCGGGTTGGAGGGCTTCCGCGTCGGCATGGACGCCGTCTTCGACTCGGTGTCGCAGAAACTGGTGCCCGCGCTCGGTGACTTGGTCGAGGCGTCAGCGCCGTTCCTCGAGGCGCTCGGTGAGGGCATCGCCACGGTGGTCACGAAGTTCAGTGACTGGGTGCAGGCTGGCGAGGATTCCGACGCGTTGAAGGACTTCTTCGAACGTGCCACCGTCGCACTCGGTGAGATCGGCCGGATCGGTGGCTCCGTAGTCCGCATCATCGGCGGCATCATCGAGACGATCACTGGGGCGCAGGCGACGGATTCGTCACAGTCGCCGCTGGAAGCGTTCCGGCGCGGCCTGGACCGGGTCGCGGACTGGCTGAACAACCCGACCAACCAGGAACAGATCCGCAACCTGATTCGCGACATCGCCAACGCGGCGGTCGAGTTCGGTGAGGCTGCGACCGCAATCAACGACTTCCTGAAGAGGATCGGCGTCGGAGGTTCGGAGAAGGGCGGCTCGGTCGGCGCCGACATCGGCCGGGCAATATTCGCTGGTCTGCTCGCGGGTCTAGGGGCGGCGTTCGAGGCGAATCTGAAATTTTTGCTGTCGCCGTTCACCAACTTCATCGACGCGGTGAAGACCACGTTCGGGATCAAGTCGCCTAGCACGGTGTTCGCGGAGATCGGCAAGGATCTGGTTCGCGGTCTCCTCAACGGGATCGGCGCGATGGTGGAGTCGCTACGGCAAAAGGCAGTCGGACTCAAGACGACGATCGGTAATGCCCTGTCGGGCGCCGGCTCGTGGCTGGTCCAGACCGGAAAGAACGCCGTCTCCGGGCTAGGCTCCGGGCTCTCGTCGCTGGGAACGTGGCTGCGCGAGAAGGCCACCGGCTTGAAGACGACGGTGACGGGCGCACTGTCGAACTCGATCAACTGGCTTTCTTCGACAGGAAAGAATGTCGTGTACGGCCTGTGGAACGGGATCTCCAGCCTCAGCACCTGGCTGTGGAACAAGGTCACCAGCTTTGCCCGCAACTACGTCACCAACGCCGTCAACTCGGCACTCGGCATCGAATCGCCGTCGAAGGTGATGGCGCAGGCCGGCGCCTACACCGCCCAAGGTTTCGCCCTCGGCATGGAGGGTGAGGCCGGCCGGGTCGAGGCGGCCGCAGACCGGATCGCAGCGGCAGCGTTGCCGCAGGTTCAGGATGCGGCGCTCGGCCTCGGCTGGGAGGCGGACGCCACGATCGCGCAGAGTCTGTCGGTCGCCGACCAGCAGCGCATGCTGCTGGGCTGGAAGACCGGCGCCACGGGAGACCAACTGCTGGATGCGGTGGCCCGGCTGATCGACATCTCCTATCAGGGGGATGTCGAGGCGGCGTTCACCCGCACCCGCCGATAAGACGCCGGGCGGGCAAAGCGGCATGCCTCCCGCCCGGCACTCGGATCCTATCCACCACAGGCTCGGCTCCTGCCCGAGTTCACCCGGCAGGAGGTCATGTTGGCGCGCACCATCTACGGCGGTTCCGTCGATGACGTGGTCATCACCCCAGTCACGATCGGCACCACCCAGGTCGCCGGCCTGCCCGCCTCGCAGAACTTCGAAGTCTGGAACTACGCCAACACCGAGCAGCTCACCGACATCCAAGACGGATCCGGTGTCGCCCTGCCGTCAGGGATCGTCGTCTCCTCGAGCGCCGGCGTCATCCCTCAGTTCAAAGCCCCCGACGACTACACCGGACCGATCCGGCTCAAACACGTCACCTCCGGCTTGTCGTGGGTGATGCAGCCGTCCGACGGCACCAGCGGTGGCGGCGGGTCGAGCTTGCCGAACACGTTGGTCGTCGCCTCGGCCGACTCGGGGATCCTCGATGCCGACTGGGTGTGCGACGGCACCGCCGACGATGTCCAGCTTCAAGCAGCCGTCACCGCGACCGCACTCGGCGGCACCGTCCAGCTCACCTCCGGAACGTTCAACCTCGCTGACGTAGTCGACGTGTGGGGCGCCGACGACGCCGACGTCGAAGGTGAGATCTACATTCGCGGGGCTGGCCCGTCGAACACCACCCTGGTCGTCGGCTCAGGTGTGGCCAGCGCGTTCAACCTCAGCAAGGCAGTGCGGGTACACATCTCCGACCTGGGCATCGAGGTCGGCGGCAGCTCGTCCGGCATCGTCGCCACCTATTCGGCGACACCTGCCGCCCTGTACCGGTCGGCGTGGTTCTCGAGTTTTGAGCGGTTGCAGGTGAAAGGCCCGTGGGACGGTAGCCACTCCGGCTGGGCGATCGACCTCGGCAACGTGTTCCGTGCCCGGATGGCCAACATGGAGGTCGGCGGTACCGGCAATGGCATCAGGTTGTTGAACCAGACGTCGGAGTTCAACAGCGGTGACATGACCATCGACCGGTGTTTCGTCGAGGTGGTCGGCACGAACGCGGTCGCGTATTCGTGTGATTCGGCGGCAGGCAACCTCAACCAGGTGACCTGGATAACCTGCCACTCTATTGCGAATCCGGCCAACACTGGCACGGTGGCATGGAAGTTCACCGGGACTACCGGTTCGACTAGCCACATCCGGTTGATCAACTGCAATGTTGAGCAGTTCGCCACCACGGTCTCAGCGGATGCGAATGCCAACGACCTGGAGATCGACCTCGTACACGTCACACTGCGCAACGGGTCCACCCTGTTCAACAGTGCGGGCTCGAACAGCGTCTTTCGTTGCGGCTTGGCGTACATCGAACCGTCGGCAACCGTGTCGATCCTCACCGACAGCAACGGCTACGACGCCAAGCCATCGGTGTACGACCGGATCAACATCTACGCCGACACCGGCGCGACCGCGAACGCCACGCCGGGCAACACGGCCGTGCTGCAACGCATCGTTCTCGACGGCGACTCCGCCACCTACGCGTCCACGCTTCGACGGCCGCCGGCACGGCCCGCCCCAACCCGGGCGATCACACTGTCGGATGCGGCGACGATCGCCACCGACGCCAGTCTGGGGAACCTGTTCGACTGCACGATCGCCGGGAACCGCACGCTCGGCGCGCCCACCAACCCACTCGACGGGCAGACCGTGGTATGGCGGCTCACCGCGTCCGGTGGTGCCCGTACTCCTACTCTCGCCTCAGGCGCGGGCGGATTCGTCGTTGCGACGGGTAGCCCGGCAGTGACGGTGGCGGCGATCGCGTCCGGATCCACCGCGGAAATCGCGGCCACCTATTCTTCGGCAAATAGCAGATGGCGAGTGAGCCGGTATTCAATCTTCGCGGCTAGCTAGAGCAATTCACTCCTGCGTGCAAGGTATAGCGCGCAAAAATCGATAGAATGAGATGGCCCCGGCGCGACTGCAATCGCCCGGGACCTGACGGAATAGCCTATCTCGGAGGTATCCCGTAATGGGAGATCGTACCTGTCCCGTCGAGACCGACGGCAAGGCATGCGGCAAACCGTCCGCGCCGAAGGATTCCCGCCTATGGTGCTCGATGCACCGCAACCGGTGGTACAGGCACGGCGACGTGCACTACCTCGGCAAGCACGGCCTCGCCAAGACGGCAACTCCGGAGCAGCGCTTCTGGGCGAAGGTGGACGCCGACGGTGACTGCTGGGTCTGGACGGGCGCGATTGGGACCCACGGTTACGGAATGTTCCGGAACGAGCATGGCAAGGCGGTTACTGCGCATCGTTACTCGTACGAGTCTTTGATTGGTCCCATTCCAGACGGACTCACCATCGACCATCTGTGTCGCAACCGCCCATGCATCAATCCGGATCACCTGGAACCTGTGACGCAGGCTGAAAACAACCGCCGCGTCCCCGTTGAAGTGCGTCGCCTCAGCGCGCGGGTGCCGAGGCCGCCGCGTACGACTTGCAAACACGGGCATCCGTTGTCGGGCGAAAATCTCTACGTGTCTCCCGGTGGCCACCGGGCCTGCCGAACCTGCGCCAAACGACGCGTCCTGGAGTTCTGCGCCCGAAAGCGGAATCAAGCGCAAGCAGCCTAGGCCCTTGTCGGCACTAGCGACTTCTCTGTCAGGGGGTGGCTAGTGCCGGTTCTGCTGCCTGGCCTGCTCACCTCCCCCAGCCCAGGTACCACCGGCCTGTTTCCGGAAGAGGACCTGGAACTCACCTGCGAAGCAGCCTGGGGTGCCGACCTCGATGCAGAGCCCGACTCGTGGGAGTGGACGGACTTGTCGGATCGGGTCATCGACTCTCCGATCAGCATCACCCGCGGTGTGCTGGTCGGCGGCCGCACGTCGCGGGGTACGTCGGGCACGGTTGCGCTGCTCAACGAAGACGGCTGGCTGTCGCTGCATCATCCGGGGAGCCCGTGGTGGCCGCACGTGGACGCCGGCACGCCGGTGCGGATCTCGGTGCGGACCCGCACCGTGCCGTATCTGACTGACACGTTCACGCGCACCGTGGCGTCCGGCTGGGGCACGGCAGAGGCTGTCAGCGGTGAGGGCGGCACGAGCTGGCTCAACACCAGCGGCCTGTCCGTCGACGGGACCGCGGCGCAGATCTCGTGCGCGGTGTCGAACACCGTCTACACGTCCCGCATCTTCAAGCCCCACCGGGATGTGGACGTCACCTACGACGTCGCCTCCTCGGTAGTCACCACCGGCGGACCGTTGGCCACCGGGCCGACACTGCGGGCCAGCACCTCCAACGCCGACCACAGTTGGCCGCTGCTGGAGTTTCAGCCCGACGCCTCTCTACGGTGGGCGCTGTGGAGACGGCTCAGCGGCTCCTACACGCAGCTCGAAACCGCCACCATTCCCGGCCTCACCTACACAGTCGGCACCGTCATCCGGGTCCGATTCCTACTGATCGGCGCCCGGCTGCGGGCAAAAGCGTGGCTGGCCGCCGGGATCGAGCCGGGCGAGTGGACTCTCGACTACACGTTCACCGACGCCGCGTTGATCGCCGGAGGAAACTACTTCGGCATCGCGGCCTGGCCGATCTCGACGCTGAGTAATCCGCTGCCGGTCTCCGTGTCGATCGACAACCTCACGATCACCCAGCCCCGCTATCCGCGGATCGAGGGCTACATCGCCGACATCAAGGCCTCCTACCAGCCGGTCGACGACGAAACCACCCACTCGATCGCCGTGATCGACATCGGTGGGGTCGGAACCCGCCTTGAACTGCGGGACTCCGACGCGTGGTCGCCGATGCGGCGTTCCATCCAGTGGGGTGACGCCGATCCGGTCGCCTACTGGCATTGTGAGGACGCCGACCGTGCCACCCAGGCCGCGTCGGGGATCACCGGCCAGCCGGCGTTGCAGGTGACCGGCCCGGTGGTGTTCTCGTTCGACACTGGCGAACCCGAAGACACCCTCATCAGCCGCTACGGATCCAAGAATTTGTGTTCTGTTGCGGCGGGCGCCCGCTTGTCGACCGCGTTCACGCCCAGCTCGGTGCAGAACGAGTGGACGGTCGGGATCACCGCGCAGGTGATCGCCGCGCTGGTGCCGGTGTCCGAGATTCGCATGCTGGAATGGTCGACGCTCGGCACCTTCACCCGCTGGGCGCTCGTGTCCACGGCAACGGGTCATGAGGTACGCGCCTACAACGACGTCGCCGGGACGTCGACCACAGCGTGTTCGACAGTGAACTCGGTGAATGCGCTGTGCGGCTTCGACGTTCAGGCGGTCCAGGCCGGCGCCAACATCGACGTCACCCTGCTCCTGGACACGGTTGTCTACGCCGCCGGCAGCGTCGCCGGCACACTCGGGGCGCCGCATGCGATCGAAGTCAACCCGGACCGGGCCAATACCACCGGCTCCACCAGCGCGTTCGGCATCAGGTGGCTGGCCGGGCATGTGGTCATCCACGACACGGCTACCGCCTCCTCGCTGCCGTACTACTACGACGACGATCTCACCTTGTACCGGGCCGATCAGGGCTGGTATCGGGAGCCCACCCATTTGCGGGCGGATCGGGTCTCCCGGGAGGGCCGGGTACCGTTCCGGCTGGTCGCGGAGCCGGACGAGGTGACCCGGCTCAACAGCCAGCAGGAGGGAACCACCCCGGACCTATTGGTTGCCGCGGTGGAGGCCGAGTCGGGTGGGCTGCTGTACGAGGCAGGGTTCGGCTACGAGATGCTGCCCCGTGTCGCCCGCTACAACCGGGCCGTCGATCTGACCATCGACCTGGCTACCTACCGGCGCACTGGTGGCACGGATCCGGCCGAGGTTCTGCAACCACAGCTGCGGTTGAAGGAGCCGACGATCTGGACTGTTCAGCGGACCGGCGGTTCCCAGGCCATGTGGGCGGCGGACGCCGAGTACCGGAAGCGGCGCGGCAATCTGGCTGCCTCCAAAACCCTGGACCTGTTGGAGGACGGGGATCTGCTCGGGCACGCCCAGTGGCGCATCCACCTGGTCGAGGATGCCCGGGGCGCTCACTACCCGGGCGCGTCGATTGATTTGACCGCGAACCCCGATTTGATCGACGACTGGCTGCTGTGCGCCCCCGGTGCCCGGGTGCAGCGCATCAACCAGCCGCTTACTGCCGGGCTCGGCACGGTCGATCAGGTTGCGGAGGGTCTCTCGGAGACGCTCGGCCGCCGTACGTGGGTGGCGTCGATCGAGGGCGCGCCGGCTGAGGTGTGGGATGTGGGCCTGTACGACGACGCGTGGCTGGCCGATTCGGTGTCCACCACTCTGGTTGCTGATCAGCCGGCGACGTCGGTGGGTGCGGTGGAGTCGTGGCAGATCTCCACGGCTCTGCTCGGGGACGTGTGGGAGACGGTCGACGTCGGCTACGTCTGGGAGTCGAACGGTGAAGAAGTCACGGTGACAGCGATGGGCGCGGTCACCGGGTCCGGCCCCTACCTGCAAACCGCCACCGTGGAACGCGGGGCAAACGGCATTGTGAAGGCACACCGCGCCGGTGACCTGATTCAGTTGGCGGACCCCGCCACCTACTCACTCTGACAGGGGGTGGCGGGTGGCTGTCGCCGGGAAACGCATCCCCGCCAGCGAGATCAACGGACTGTTGGCGGGCTGGCAGACGTACAGCCCGCTGCTGTACTCGGCCATGAGCACGACCAAATCCTCGATCACCCGCACGGTATCCGCAGCCCAGTACGTGGTTCGCGCCGGGCTGGTGAACGTCATGGTCGACGTGCTGGCCGGCGCCACCAGCTCGGGCGGGTGCGGGCTGCAGCTGCCGGTGTCGGCGTTGGCGTCGACTCCGCCGCTGCTCGGGCAGGCGATCATCACTGGTTCGGGGGCGCCGACGACACCGTTGGCGGCGATGGTGGTGTCGACCCTCGACACGATCGTGATCATGTTGCCGTCCACGTCGTTCCAGGACATCACCAGCGGCCAAAGGCTTCGGGTCAACCTCACCTACCGCAGCGTCTAGGAAAGGGGCGGCCGTGACCGCAGCGAAACCCCATCACCTCACCGCCCGCCGGCTGCTGCTTGACCACCTCGACGTGCATCCTGGTAAGACGGTCGGTAACGACCTCGACCCGCTGGAGTTGGGTCTGGTCGGCGACACTGCCCACCAGGCGGGCGGCGACTCCTACCATCTGGGCAAGGACAAGATCCGGGCGCGGGCGGGCCGGGACCGGTATTCGGTCGACGAGTCCCCGCGCGATCAGCGCGGCTTGAGCGACTACGCGTCGGCGATGGACATCGGCACCTTCAAGGTCACCACAGGGCGCGGCGTGTTCGACCTGTACGACTTCAACGCCTGGCTCATCGCCCTGTGCAAGGCCGGGGATCCGGACACCGCCGACCTGCGGGAAGTCATCTACAGCCCGGACGGCCGGACGGTGAAGCGCTGGGATCGGCTCGGCCGGCGTATGAGCGGCGACACCTCGCACCTGACCCACACCCACCTGTCGGAGCACCGCGACGCCGACGGGCATCGCATGGTGCGGCTGGCCACCCGCTGGCTGCAGCACATCGGCAAAATCCCCGAGGAGGACGACGTGACGAAGGCCGAGTTCCTGGCCCTGCTCAAGGACAAGGACGTTCGGGTGGCACTGGCCAGCGCACTGCTGACCGCTGACGGGCTCATCCCCGGCCCGCCCGGATCGGTGAATGCGGACGGCACCCCGAACACCCACTGGACGCTCGCCTCCTACGCCCAGTGGACCTACCGGCACGCCGATTCCGCACGGCTGCTCGCCGACACCGCCCTCAAGGCGATCACCGCGCTGGCGCAGCAGGACCACATCGACGAGCAGGCCCTCGCCGCGGCGATCGCCCCGCTCGTCGCGCAGGGCGTGGTGGCGGCGCTGCCCGCGGACCGCGACGACATCACCACGGCCGAACTCGAACAGGCGCTGGCAGGTGTGTTCGCCCGACTCGGCCAGCAGTCAGGCGCGTAGCCGCCTTCCCACCACAACTACATACGGGGAGCCGCCGTGCACCACCACATCGATGCCGTGTCGCTGCTGTTCCAGGCCGCCAATACTGCAATCGTCACCGGGTATCTGTCGGTGCCGTTCCTGGTGCTGCCCTATCTGCCGCTGACGCGCATGGTGCGGCTGTTCGGCGCGGGATTCTTCGTGGGCTGCGCGGGCAGCCACACGTGGATGGCGGTCATGGGCCACGACGGCTGGCCGTGGATGCTGTGGCACGTCGCCCAGGCCGTATGCACCTGGGGGTTCATCCTCGCGTTCCGGCAGATGCTGCGCCGAGCCCAGCAGCGCCGTGGCGGTGGGGGCCCGCAGTGACCGGCGAGGAAACGATCGACGCCCTCGCCCGAACCCTGGACGCCCTCGACGACCATCTGCGGTCGTCGGATGCGACGGCCCGCCGCTCGGAACGCAACCGGCTGTCGATGCTGCACCTCCACGCGCTGGCCGCCTGCTACATCGGCCCGCTGTTCACCCTGATCGGCGAGGAAAGCCGCCGCGGCGCCGCATGGGCGGTGATCCGGCTGATCCCGGGCAGCACCACCTCACTGGGTGTGCTCCTCACCGCCGGTGGTGTGGTGCTCGGCGTGGCCACGTGGCGGCGGGCCCTCGTCTGGGAGATGGCAGGGCTGTGTGTGCTGCTGTCCTGGTATCTGATCGTGGCGGTGTCGTTCGGGCTCGGCGCGGCGGGCTGGTATCTGCGCTGGGACTGGGTGGACGGGTCCCGGCCTGCACCGTACGCCCACGGCATCTATCTACACCTGTTCACCATCATGATCGTGCATTTGGGGACGTTAGCGAAGATCCGCCGGGCTCGGCGGAAGGCAGCCCGATGAGATGGCTGTGGTGGGCCGGCGATGCCCCGGCTACTCCCCCGGCGTGGCAGACGTGGGCGCCGGCGTTGATCGGTGTGATTGTGGCGGCCGTGGTGGGTGCTGTGGGCACGATCGTGGTGAAGCGGCTGAACCGGCGTTTGGATGAGGCGACGACGGTGAAGACCGAGGCTGAGACCGGGAAGGCGCGCGCGGAGACCGTGTCGATCGAAGTCGCTACCGCCCGTGGGCTGCTCGCCGACGTGAAACAGATGATGACCGAGCAGCGGGAAGCCTACGAGCAGCAGATCGCCATGGCGCGCGGCCAGCAGGAGGCACAGATCCAGTCGGTGCGGGTTCAGCATCAGGCGGATATGCGCACCATGGAAGCCCGCCTGTCCGGGGTGGAGAAGGCGTTCCGTCGGCACGCCGAGTGGGACGATCAGGCCACGACCGTTCTGCGGCGGGTGCATCCGGATTTCCCGGATCCGCCGCCGGTCACGTTCGACTGAACATCCTTCACGCCTAGTCGTCGCGCAGCTAGAGTGTGCGCATGACATCTAGCGTCAAGCTAATGGGTGCGCACGAAATCCGGGTCCGGCTCGGCGGCGTTTCCCGCCAGCGCGCCTACCAGATCACCCAACGCGCAGACTTCCCCAAACCGGTCGCAGACCTGGAGCAGGGCAAAGTCTGGCTGGCCTCGGATGTCGAAGCCTGGGTGAAGGTCAAGCGCCCGCACCAGGACGACGAAGACTAAGCCGCTTCGACCAGCGTCTCGAACGCCGGTCCAAGGATTCGTTCCACCGTCGCGATCGCCGCTTTCTCGGCCACGACGGTGTTGGCATGCGACACCCGATACCAGCGTTCCCGCCCGGACCTGACGACCTCTACCCGCCAGTAGCCGTCGGGTGTCTGCATCGCCGCCTCGACCCGCTTCATGCCGCGAAGCTACCCGCCCTGATCGCTCAAATCACGGGGCTGGCCTGGAATTACGCGGCTGTAGTTTCCTGCGCCGGCTCGACCGCTGACCACAGGCCACGACTCAGCATTCGCTCCGCCCGGTCACACGCGCCCCGCTCGGTCCAGTACGCGTAGCCGCCGCGCCGGGAATGCCAGGCCACCCACCGGCCGTCGCCGGTCTCCCCCAGCCGCACCGTGACCGGGCCCTGCCGCCACGCCCGGGTCCAGGTCACCGCCGCGAGCTCGTCTGCCGTCATGCGTTCCGCCCCCATGTGCGCACCGTAACGGCGTCCGCGCATCTGGCGCACCAGCCACGCCCTGTGGAGCACAGCCGCACCCCACATATGCACCACAGATCACTACACCGCCCCGCAGATTCCTACACAGCCCGGGAGGGCCCGTCATGAAGATCAGCCGCGAGCCCGCGCTGTACCTGACCCTGTTCGCGACGCTGGTACGGCTGCTCGCCGCGTTCTGGCTCGACCTGTCCGACGGCCAACAGGCCGTTCTCAACGCGACCGCCACCGCGGTCGCGGGTCTCATCGTCGCCGTCTGGGTTCGCCGCGACGGGCAGGTCGCCGCCCTGCTCGGTGTCGTCCAAGCCGTGCTTGCCCTGGCGGTCGGGTTCGGCGCGGACCTGTCCGCGGAGTCGCAGGCGGTCATCATGTCGTTCGTCGGCACCGCCGCCGCAATGTTCGTCCGCACGCAGGTCGACGCGAAAACGCCAGCCGTCGTACACGCCGACTAGCCCCGTTCTCCAACGTTGCTCCAAGGTTCTCCAAGAACTTGGAGCTGCCACTGATCGGCGTCGGCCGGTCTCGCGCCCCCGCGAAGTCACACCCGGCCGAACGCCATTGCGCCCCATCCCGTGAGCTGCCCGCCAGCAGCCACGGGATGGGGCGTTTCTCTCGTACCCGAGCTAACGCCGCCAGACGTTGACCGTCGCCGTCTCCAGCGAATCAGCACCCTCCGGCCCCTTGACGTGACTAGCAATCCACGTCGGGCGACGCAACGACCGCTGCGGGCCGTACGCCTGATCCCGCCAGTGCCCGCGGACGATCCACCGGTGCTTGTAGTGTCGGCCGGGCTGGTCGGGGTCGAGTGGAGGTTGCCCGGAGAGTCGGTACTGTCGGCGCAACTCCACGAGGGTCACCTCGGGATCACCGCGGCCAGCTCGGCCGTAAGCAGCCCGGATCTTGCGTTCGACCTCGACGGGAACCCGGTCGATGACCGTAGGCTGTTGCATGAGTGCCCACGCCGCAGCCAGGGTGGTCAGCACGGTCCTGTCCCGGTCCGGCAGCTCGCCCGGGTCCTGCCAATTGTCGTCAACGGCCAAACTCTGCCCGGCAATTGGTACCAGCGGCGGCACCGCAGTGGTGTCGATCCGGGCACCGCGCTCGGCAAGCTGGTCTTCGAGCCGGCCGCGGGCCACATAGTAGGAGACCAGCAGCCCTTGCGGGTGCGGACCCCACGACACGGCATCCACGGGGATCGGCACGTTCTCGTAGTCGAGGGTGCCAATGCCGCCGTCGAAGACCAGCAAACCATGAGTCGAGGGCCGATCTGCATCCGTCCACCGCACCTGCGGGATCGTTTCAGCGGCGCCGACGGACAACGCGGCCATCTCCGGCGCCACCCAATACAGATCGGCAACGCCGAGGCTGCGGGCAACGTGGTCGAGTTGGGCAGCCGTGTCGTCGCGCCCGGATCGGGCCAGACTCGCACGCAGCGCGCTGCCTGGGTCGGCAAGCAGGCGTTGCAGCCCGTCACGGACCTTTGGGAGGCGGGAGGCTGTCCAGTTACTCACGGCTGGCCGTCCGGGGCAGGGTACGCAATGCGCAGGCCTGGCACTTCAAGGGCGATCCGGGCGACGACTGCCCGGTGCCACGAGGCCGGGAACTCGACCTCAGGGTGGGCTGCGTGGTACTCGTGGTCGTTGCGGTACACCAGCACGCCCGGGTCGGGAATGCCGACGAGTTTCTCGACACATCCGCCGATGAACTCGCCGGTACGCCGCTCTATATCCTCCATGGCCAGTCGCACCCCGTCGGGGATCGGGTATTTTCCCTGCTCCCAGTGGCGCACGGTGCGGGCCGAGACTCCGAGGTGGCCGGCGAGCCAGTCGCCGGTGAGGCCGAGGTGTTCGCGGACGACCCGGAACTCCGCATCGGTCATGCGCTCGTCTTCCGGCATGCCGGGCGGGTCGGTGTACTCCACGGTGTCTCCCTTTGGGTAAACAGTGACCCCGGCCGAGACGGTCCGGGGTCACTGTCGGATGGTTCTGGTCAGGCAGGCTCGACTTCGGCGTACATGGCGTTGTCGACGATGTCCCAGGCGGCGGTGCGGGTCCAGGCGTTCTTGGTGAGCATCTCGTCGGCCTCGTTGGCTGCCTTGGCGAGCTTGTCCTCGTCGTTCACCAGCACGGTCAGGTCGGCGGTGAAGATGATGTTGTCGCTCATCGCGTACTCGGCGGTTTCGTTGCCGGCGTCGTCGAGTCGGTAGCCGGTGATGGTGGCGGTGCCGATGCTGAGGTCGCAGACGTTATCCGCGACTACATCGGGGGCGGTGGCGATGCAGGCGAAGTGAGTGGTCATGGCCGGTTCCTTCCGGTGGGGTCTGGGGCTGTTTCCCCTGACCGCTGACACCACAGTAGCTTCCTAAAATAGGAAGCGATAGGGGTTGTATCGAACGAAGGACCCCGCAGCCTCTCTCTGGTTTCGGAGCACTACTCGTAGCCGGCCGCCAGCAACAGCCCGGTCAGCGCGTCTCGCAGCTCGGCGGTGTCGAGCAGCGCGATGTCTACGGAAACGCCGACCATGTGGGCGGCGTTGATGGTCAGCCACGTCGGCCCGTCACCGGTCTGGGTGAGACAGGCGGTGACTTCACCGCGGTCACCGATCCGGCGCCGGGCGCCCACCCGAAACCGCCGGGATCGGTGCCGCACCAGACGGCCAGCACCTTCGTCGTGTTCGCACCACGGCGGGTGCCCGGCACGCTCGTTGCGGGGCCGGGTCACCGTGACCGCCTCCACTGGAGACGCTTGCGGACCCGGGCTGCGGCTTTCCGGCGCCCGCGTCTGCGGATGGGGCAGCCCGCCCACACCCATACCGGCAGCACCAGGGACGCCACCACCACGGCGAGGGCCGTCTCCTGACGCCACTGCCCGTACACCAGCAGCGCGAGCCAGCCAGCCAGCAGCAACACCGCCTGTGCGACGCCGAGGCCGGTCAGATGCCGCCGCCGCGAACTCCATGGGCGCCGGACCTTCGGCTGACGCGTTGGCTGTACGGGTGCGGACTCCCACTCGAGCAGGCCCTCTCGCCGCCGCTCGTCAACGGGCACCCACCGCGGCCGACCCTCCCGGTCGTCGCGTTCATGGCGCTGGTCGACCAGCACCCACTTCGGCACGTGGCGGGGGTTGTCCTCGTTCAACAGCCAGTTCAGGCGAGGCCGCTCACCAGTCGGTGGCTCTTGAATGAACAGGCGTTCCATCTCGTCGAGTTCGACGTCGGTACACAGGCCTTCCCACAGCACTCGCGGTGATCCGACGATCAGGTCGGCCCACGGCTGCGAGTCGCGGTGCTGGTTCTCCCGGCCCCGGCCACGTTGCCGAGTTTGGCCGACGTAGTCGTTGCGGACGATCTGCCCCGTGTCGTGGTCGATGACGTCGAGGCCGTAGACGACACCCCGGTAGCGGGCATCGGCGCGGCGTCGGGACGAGTAGGTCGCGGTCATTGAGGCACTTCCCCACCGGGCAGATCGCCGTACAGCGATCCGGCCGCTACCCTCGGCTCATGTCCGATGCTGAGATCGCCCGGCAACTCCAGCGGCTCGTCGATGACGCCGAGAAACGAGACCGGGTCGCCGCCGAACGCCATGCTGCCCTCATCAAAGCCGTCACAGTCGGGTTCGCCGTGGTAGCCAAAGAGATCCGCGATGGGTTCACCCTGATGCAGCACACCATCATCGACGAGTTCCGGCAGCGCTGACGTCACGCCATCACCTCGTCCAGCACACCGATCTGCTCGGCCCCGGACTCGGTCAGCCAATAGCCGCCACGGCCATCGGTGTCGAGGATCTGCTCCCCCGCCAGCTTGTTGACCGCGTTGGTGCAGGCCCGAGTCTTGATGACGGATCGGACAGCGGCAGCCAGGTCGCCGAACTGGACCGGGTCGCGGTCGCCGTCGAGCCACCGGTCGGCGAAGAACCGGAGTACCGCCTCCCGGCCGCCCGCGGGCGGGGTGGTGTCGCCGGGTGCGGAGTCCAGCAGGTTCGACGGGATTCCCGCACCGAGGATCTCGGCCGGGTCCATGTTGTCGAACGCTTCGAGCCGCTTCCACCGGTCCGCGTATAGCGGGCCTGCCGCTCCGAGCACGGCCGTTTCCAGGCTGACGGTGTCACCCCTGGTCATGACGTCCCACAGGTCGCCGGCGTAATCCGATCGCATCCGCATGCGGGCGGTCGCCGAGTTGTAGCCGACCCCTGCAGCGGTGGTGCCGTCCTCCCATTCGGCCGGCAGGGCGGACGGGTCGCCGGGCATCTTCCCGCCGGGCCAGGCGGCGGGGCCGGTGAGCCGGTCGGCGGTGCGGAACACGGTGACGACGCCGGAGGCGAGCTGGGCGCGCAGCACACTGTCTTTGAGTTCGGACAGCAGCGGTGACTGCACCAACAGCCGCACCTTCACGTTGGCCTTACGCCCGGACTTGGCGAGCAGCGCCAACAGTTTGACGATCTCCTTGCCGACGTCGGGGTCGTTCATCGGCAGGTGCGCCTCGTCGATGGTGATCGACAGCAGGGGGAAGTCCGGGGAGACCTCCACGTATTTGACGCGCCGCTGCACCACTGTCCCGTCGGGCCGGGTCTCGGTGACCCGCATCCGTGTGATCAGCAGGTTGCGGGCGAGCATCACCGTCACGGCGGTGCGCAGCATGACGAGGATTTCCTCGTTCGTCGGCGCGAACCAGTCGACACCGTCGCGCACGTCACCGAGAGACTGGCCCATCTGCGGGTCGCCGACCCACGACACCACCCGCCCGGACTTGCGTTCCAGGGCGAGGAGCAGGTTGACGTATTCGCTCTTGCCGGATCCGGTGCAGCCGGCGATGAGTTCCATGAGGGCGCCCCAGCCGGGCCGCCAGAACGGGTGCCGTCCGCGGTTGCCGTCTTCGAGGGTCATGGTTTCGGCGGTGCCAGTGGTGAGGTCGATGCCGTCGCCGTTCCAGCGGCTGCCGGTCGAGAGTGGGCTGGTCCGCTGGACGAGGATCATGGCCCGGTTCGCGTCGAGGGGATCCGCGATGATCGACACCATGGAGGTGCCGACCGAGTAGGCGCGGGCGATCTTCCGGACCGGTTCGGGCATGTCGAACTTCTCGGGATCCAGGTCCGAGTCGTCGTGCGCCACGATGATCGCCGACCAGCCACCGACCGACGCCTGAATGTTCTCGAGGCTGGTGCCGTGCAGCACCCGACCCTTCGCGGACACCTTCTCCCAGCGGGCGAGCACGTACTCGCGCAGCAGGTCTTCCTCGCTGGGCTGCGGCGTGTCGTCGTACAGGTCGTCCTCGTCGTCGAGCGGCACAGGCGGGCGGAGTGCCTGGGCGCGCCGGTCAGCCAGCCACCGCCGGTACGGGCGGGAGCCGACCACCCCGAGCCCGAACAACGCGGTGAGCGCGACTGCCGCATGGTCAGCGAAGCCGATCACGTCGGTTAGTTCGATCCACAGTCCGGCCGCTGCCGCCAGGTAGCCGGCGCCGCGCGCGCGGCGGGCAATGGTGTCACGGGTGAGTTCCTCGTCCGTCTCGGCCTGCCGGCGTAGCCAGGCACGGGTCATCCACCAGGACCCGGCCACGATGGCGGGGATCGCCGCGAACTGAGCGACCTCTCCCGCCAGTGACAGGTCAGCGACGTCCGCCGCCACACCCGCCATCCCCACAAGGCTGGTAGCGGCGGCACTGTTCACAGACCCCGTGTGATCCCGGTACAGGCGCCCCCACGGAATGGAGATGCGCCGGTCGCTGGTCTTGTGAAGGCGTACCCCGCAGATACCGCACAGCGGGCGTTCGATCTTCGACTTGGCGGAGAACCACTGCCCGCTGTCCGGGCACTCGGGGCACTCCCATTCCACGTGGGTGACCTCGCCGCTGTCGTTGACCGGCACCGGCTGCCGCCGTGCTTTCACGGTCTGCCCGTTCGGGCCGGCGTGGTGCCAGGAGAACGACACAGCGCCGGACGGCAGCAGCAGCTTGCCGTCCAGGTCACGCGACGCCTGACGGGCACGGCCCTGCTGCGGTGCGCCCGGAGGTCCGCCGTTCGGTAGCGGCACGGGCCGGTTCTCGGTCTTCACGGAAAAACTCCAGGTGTGGTCGGGGTGGTGGTGCCGGGCTGGTGCCGCAACCGCCAAACCAACAGAGGGTTCGGCGATCACGGGTGGAGTCCGGCAGGGTCAGCGGCCGTTCAGCACGGACCCGTCGGCGCCATTGAGCTGCGACTCCAGCTCCTGCAGCCGCCGCAGCTCCTCCTCGGCGGCCTGCACACCCTGCTTGGCGGCGCTGATCGCGTCGATCAGCGCCTTGATGTGGGTGGGCGACAGCATGTCGCGGGCCACGGACATGCCGCCGACCGCGCAGTCGTCGACTCTCTTCGACATCAGGAACGCCTCGATTCGCTCCGCGGCGGCGCCGGCGGAGGTGATGGCCTCGTCGATGACGTCGAGGGAGGTGTCGATGCGGGTCAGGTCGTCGCCGAGCAGGCTGCACTCGTTGAGGGCGGATTCGACGTCGTGGGCGTCGCCGGTCGCGGCGGGCATGGTGTCGGTCATGGGGTTCTCCTCTTCGTCACGTGTCGTGCTGTGGTTGTCGACGGGCGGAGTGTGGCTGTGGGGGGCGGTGCAGGTAGGGCAGCCGGGCCGGCGGCAGTTCCGCCCGTGCCTGTGGTCTGCGGCGATCCGTTTCGTCACGCACCGGCTGCACAGGGCGGCGTCCGGGTCCGGGGTTGGCCCGCAGCCGGGGCAGTCGGCCGCGACGCGGTCGGGGATCGGCGTGGGCCGCCACATCGGACGCCCGCGGCCGCCGTGCACGGTGTCGATGTGCTGCTGGCCGGCGGCTGCTGCCGCGTCGTCGTCGGGGTAGCCGTCGCAGCCGATACCGCAGTCGTCGCAGTCCCAGCGGTGCAGCAGTTTCGTTGCCGATGGTTTGGGGGTGCCGGCCGGGTCGGTGAACTTCGGTTCGGTTGAGGCGTCACCTGCCGGTGCCGGTGTGGTTTCGGTGTCGCCGGGGTGTCGGGCGTCGCCGACCGGGCGGACCAGCATTTGAGCGAGCCGGGCGAGGCGTTCTTTCCACAGCGGTCGCACGCGGCGGGCCGGGCGCTGTTCCTCGGCGGCTGCCCGGTCCTCGTCGCGCTGGGCGTGCTTCTCGGTGCGCCGCCGGTCGTGGGCGGCGATCACGTCGGCGAGGGCGTCGCCCCAATAGACGCGGGCCACGTCGCCGATGGTCGGCTTGTCCTCACCGGGCCGGGGCCGCCGGTTCTCGGTCTTGGCCTGTTTCGCGGCGAGCCGCAGCTTCTCGGTTTCGGCACGTAGCCTGGCCTTGGTGAGGTGGGGCGGTTCCTGGCCTCTCATGAGGTGCACCAGGTCGCTGACCGGCCGGAAACCGGTGATCAGCGATGCCAGGAGCATGCAGACGATGAACTCCACGGGCTACCGCCCACCGCGCGGCATCGCCTTGTGGGAGACGAGGAAACTGATGACGACCGCGGCCAGGGCCAGGCCGACGGTGGTCGTGCCGACCCAGTCGCCGAGGTTGCGATCGGCCCAGTCCCACAAGCTGGTCAATCCGTCGCTGATCTTCTCGGTGGCCTTGCCGTTCATGCCGACGATCAGCGACGGGACGACGAACGCGCCGATGACGGCGTACTGGTTGGGGGTCTTGTCCTTGTAGATATCGATGCCGATGACAGTGAGAACGCCGAGGACGGCGATGACCTGCACGACGGTGGCGTAGCCAGCGCCGACGAGCCCGGCGCCGCCGATGATGGCGAGCACGAACCCGAACCAAGCGAGAACCTTCATGACGTATGTGTCCTTTCCGGGGTGGTCAGTGGGTGACGAGGTAGATCAGGTAGATGGCGAACGTGCCGGTGCCGGTCAGCAGGATTCGGGCGGGGTGGATGAGCAGCCACTTGACGCCGTCGAGCGCCAGTGCGACCACGACGGCGACGGGCCGGTAGCAGTAGGCCCACGCCTGGTAGGGCTTCCACGGCTTGTCGAGGTGGGCGGTGTGGTCGGTGTGCCACACGGTCTTCGCCGACGGCGACTGCTCCTCGGTGATCCACGAGTCGGCGGCGTCGGTGTAGACGACCCTGGCCAGCCGGCGGACGGCGACAGCTCGGGGCATGCGGCGGGTGCGGCTGTCTGTGGGCGCGTCGGGGTGGATGCGCACCACCTTCGCCGGCGGGGTGAGTCGGGGGGCGGCGGGTGACACCGGGCGGGCCGGGATCACCCCGTCGAACGCTTCACTGATCGACATGGCGGTGCACCTCCTCAGGGTTGCATTTGCTGGTGACAGGCACTGCTGTGTAAGATCGCGCGCCCGCAGGCGTGCAGGCCTACAGGCCTGCGCTCGCCCTGTGCAGTCGGGTCGGGCACTGCCACAGCGACTGCTATGCCATGACTGCCATGCCCGGTCGCCGGTCCGTGCTGGCTTCGCGGGCTCACCGCGGGTTCCGCCGATCGGCTATTTCTGCGATCGCTTTCGCGAGTTCGTTGCGGCCGTGCTCGTCGAGTTCGTCACCGACTGCCTTCGCGAACTGGCAGGCCTGTTGGAGCCGCTGACGCCCGTTCGCCGCCTTGCGGATCTCTTCGGTGAAGAACGCCAACCGGCGCTGACCTCGGCGGGTACGCCGTGCCGCCGAACGTTCTTCGGCGGTGGTTCCACGAACGGCTTTCAAGCGACTTCTCCTCAGTGTTTGCGCAGGTCAGGCCACAAGCGCGATGACGTAGACGAAGCCGATCACCATGACGGTGAGCACAATGAACGGAACACGCGGGCTCGCCCGGCGCGGCATGCGCTTCACCGGGCGTTCCCGGAAGGGGTGCGCAGCAGCACGACCGCGCCGATCACCATGGCCGCGAAGCTCGCGGTGATCGGGTATCCGACCAGGTCAGGACGGGTCATGGCGGTTTGCGCGAGTCCGGTGAGCGCGCCGGCGAGCACAATGAGCGACCCGGCGGTGTTGATGTGCTGGTCGGTCGCCGTCTCGGCCACGGGGGCGGCCCGCCGGTTCATCTCGGTATGAGCGGCACGCATCAGGGCGAGCGTCTGCTCGGCGGTGAGGTCCGGGAGTTCCGCCTTGTTGGAAGCGAGCAGCCCATGGCACTCGTCGAACACGACGATGACGGGGGCCAAGTCGGTGGGGGTGGTGGTCATCGGGTCTCCTCGGGGGTCTGGTGGTTATCGCGTTGGGCCACAGTCCTCATGCGGCGGTAGGTGGCGATGACACCGAGGCTCGCAACGAGCCACACCCACGCCGCCTGGTTCGGAAACTCACCGGCGTACGCATCGCGGATCCCGATGACACCGGCGGCGATGGCTGTCACCGCGAACAGCCGATGCACGATGCGAAGCCATCTCATTGGCCAACCGCCCACGGCTCACCGCTGTCATCGTCGGCACTGTCATCGGCTGCCTTATCGGTGGCCGCCTCACGCCACGCCGCGACGAGCCGTGGGATACGGGCCCCGTACCCGGCGCCGGTGGTCTTGCGGACCGCATAGTCCGACCACTCATGGTTCGGGTCGCTGTGCACGGCGAGCATGGCCTGAACTGCTTCTTCGTCGGTCATGAGCTGCTTGCTCGCCGCCGCTGATGCCACCTTCGATGAGGCATGTTTCGGCCCCTTCGATGAGCCGTTCTTGGGATGCCCATGGCGGTACTGGGCAAGGTTTGTCAGCTTCGCCGCGGCGAGCTTCGCGTTGAACTCGTCAGTGAGTTCCTTGGTGCGCTTGGCCAAAGCCTCATCGCGTTCGGTGTCCTTGGCGGCGATGATGTTCGCCTTCTCGGTCTCGTGGGCGGCGATGAGTGCCTCCCGGTCGGCGCCGGCCTGGTCGGTGAGTTCCCGCAATGAGGTGTCGGCGGTGACGCTCTTGGCGGTCGCCTCATCGAGGGCGGCGGTCGTCTCGGTGAGTTCGGTGTGCGCGGCGGTGAGTGCCTGCATGACATCGGCGATGCGGTTGTCCCGGTCGGCGATGGCATCGGCCTGCCGTTCGGTGATGGCACGAAGTTCGGTGGTGGCCGCAACCAGTTGCCGGACGCGGGCGGCCGGGTTGATGCGCAGCCACCAGCCGGGCTGGTCGGTGGATTCGACGGCCCACCGGGTGCGGAGTTCGGTGTTGTAGCCCTCCCACGCCTGACGGGGGTCGGTGACGTAGTGGTCGATGGACCAGCGGCGGGCGAGGTAGGAGCGGATCGGGAATGAGCGGATCCGTTCGCCGGAGAATGTGGCGCCGGCTTCGTCGACGCGGCCTTCGCGGAGTAGTTGGACGCGTTGTTCGCGGCGGGTGTGCAGGCCCCACAGCCAGGGGCTGAGTAGGGACAGCATGCCGAACGCGACGGCGGCGGCGTTGATGCCGAGCGGGCCGGTGTCGTCGGCGAAGTGGGCGTAGTTGATGGCGGCGACACCGGCGGCGATGAGGTATGACCAGCGGCGGAGCCGGGCGGCGGTGTTGGTGGCCTTCTTGAGCAGCGCGTCGTGGGCGTGCCAGCCGACGTAGACGGACACGGATTCGATGGCGAGCGCGATGACGAGGGCGAGGACGACCTTGCCGAGGGTGGGCCAGGTGTGGGGTGCGACTTCTTCGTAGAAGAACGCGACCTGGCCGTAGACGGCGGCGCCGTTGACCAGCAGCAAGGGCGCGTACATGAGCCGTTTGCCGAGGTCGGTTTTCGAGGGCCGGCGGGTGAGTGCGTAGACGGCGAGGCCAGTGACCAGGGCGGCGAGGATCGCGCAGGTGATGGTGACTGCGGGGCTGCCCGCGGCCTGGTTCCAGGCAGCGTCGTACCAGCTCGGGTCTGCGGCGGGTTGTGGGGTGCCGGAGACGGAGCCGGTGTCGGGGCGCAGCACGGCGGTCAAGGACATGTAAGCAACGTACCACGCAACTTCATAGGTTGCTAGCAACAAATTAGAAGTTGCTTTAAGGTCGTTGCATGACCACGACACGCCAGCGGGGCTCAGTACCCCTTATGCAGCGGATCCGGTCCGCGCGCCTGCCCTCCCCCGAGGAGCGATTGGCCATCAGGAAAAGGGCACGCGTTAGCCGAGAAGACATCGCACGCGAACTCCGGGCACAGGGCATCGCCGTGACAGAGGGCGCCGTCAAGTGGTGGGAGAAGCCGAAGGCCGAAGGCGGAGTAGACCCTCGACCGGACAAGGCGATTTTGTACCGGCGGCTGCTCGAACAGCTGCAAGCGGAGACCGCCAAGACGCGGACCGCTCAACCCTCCGCATAAGGACGGCCGCGGTGCACGAACACCACGGCCGTCTCGCCATACCCCGCCCTTGACTACGGAGCTGACTCCCTTGACGTTAGACCACGTTCCTGAGGCGCCGGGAGGTACCGGATGACGGTCCCCCACCAGGACCAGCGCCACAAGACCCGTAACGGGCATCCCGCCGCCGCCCAGTCGCCTGGACCCGGCAATCTCGCCGCGTTGCGGGTTCACGAGCAGACGGTTCTGGGCTGGCTCCTGTCGCCGGCCAACCATGCCGAGGCGGAGGAGCGAGTTCGCGACCTCAGCATCCGGCATCTTGTTGAGCCTGCCCACCGCGAGATCTTCGGCAGCATCCTGGCGCATGTCGGTGCCCCGAATCTGGCGCTGCTTGTCACCGCAGACCTGGCGACGGCGGATGCTCACCGTTCGGTGAAGGCGCTGCCAGGTGGGATTGCCGCATACCTGTCCGACTGCAAGGACTACGCCGACCTTTACGGCACACGGGAGTTCGCTTTCCACGTGCGGCAGGTGAAGGACGCCTACGTGCGCCGGCGGCGGCTGGAGCTCCACTCTCAGGCCGCGCGGGCTCTCGAGGAGGACAACCTCCAGGCGTACGACGCCGCGTTGGCGAACATGCAGCATCTCGACGCGGATGCGGAACCTGCTGAGGATCCCGGAAGCGCACGCGACCGGGCACTGCAGCGGGCCATCGGCGATGCGGCTGCTGGTCGGTATTTGGCGATGCTGGCGGAGGAGATTCTTCGAACCCGGGCGCGGCGCGAGGCCCGCCAGTTCGTGGACGCCGAACTGGCTGACGTGTCACCGCTCGAGTTGCCCGTCTCGCTGACTGATCTTCTCGGCGAGGACGATGAACAGGACTCGTGGCGGATGTCCGGGTTGTGGCCGTCCGGTGCTCGGATCTTGTTGGCCGCGGGCGCGAAGTCGGGCAAGACGACGACGGTGGGGAACGTGGTGCGTTGCCTGGCCGACGGTGACCGGTTTCTGGGGATCGCCGACGTCGAGCCGGTGGCGCCGGGCCGGACTGTGGCGGTGCTGGATTACGAGATGCCCCGTGCGAAGGTGAGGGGCTGGTTACGTGACCAGCGGATCCGGAACACCGATGCGGTGCTGGTGTGGACGGAGCGAGGCAGGGCGGGGCGCTTTGATACTCGCGATCGGGCGGCACGAGTGCTGTGGGTGGAGCGTTTACGGACGGCGAACGTGTCGGTGTGGGTCATCGACTGCCTGTCGCCGGTGCTGTCGGCGTTGGGTATCGATGAGAACAACAACACCGAGGTCGGTGCTGTTCTCGACGGGATCAACACGATCGCTGCTGAGGCCGGCATTGATGATGTCCTGCTGATTCATCACATGGGGCATGGGGCGGAGCGGTCTCGTGGCGCGTCGCGGTTGATTGGCTGGCCGGATGTGAATTGGAAGTTGACTCGGCAGCGGGATGAGAAGGATCCGTCGGCGGAGCCGGATCCGAATGCGACCCGGTATTTCTCGGCGTACGGCCGGGATGTGGATGTTCGTGAGGGTCGGTTGGTGTTCGAGTCGGAGTCGCGGCATCTGACGTACATGGAGGGCGGCCGGAAGCAGGACGATGACACGGTCGCGCTGGGCAAGTTGTTGGTGTTTGTGCGGGATCATCCTGGGCTCGGGACTCGTGGCTTGCAGGAGGGCGCTGCGGCGCTGCTGGGGAGCAGGGATACGGTGCGGAAGGCGTTGAAGGCGGCGACGGCCAAGGGTTACGTCGTTGCGGCGGATGCTCCGCGTAACGGCTTGCAGCACACGATCTCGGCGTTGGGCCGGGGACAGATCTTGGCGTTGTCGTCGGTTCCGGTGAGTGACGCGGAGTTCCTTGCCGGTCCGCGGGGGAACGTGGTGTGCGACTGCGGCTACTACATCACTTCGGCGGCGTTCGAGGCTGGCGCTCGGTCGTGCATCGAGTGTTTGAAGGCGGTGCCGGCGTGACTGGAACGGGTCGAGTGTGCGGAGTGTGCGGGAGTGTGCGGCTTGATCGTCCGCACACTCGATTTCGCAGTGATGATTTTGAATTTTCGCAGCTCAACCCAGTGTGCGGGAGTGTGCGGAGATCAAAAACAGGCGAAAAGCGGCCTTGACCTGCGAAAACGCCGTCGAGCGAGTGTGCGGCGGCTTAAGAAAGCCGCACGCTCGCACACTCACTCGCCTAAACGATCTCCGCACAGTCGTCCGCACACTCATCCATCGATGAAGAAGATCCGAAACGGAGGGCAGCCAAGACGACAATCCAGACCGAGGCAGTCCGGGCACGGCGAATGCCCTCGCCGACCGGAAGGTCGCACTACGCCGCCCGATTCGCCCGCGACCAACCCATCACCGATGGTCCTACTTAACGGCAGTTCAGCCGAGTTCGCAGATGAAGGAAGCCTGACCATGCCGAACAAGTCTCAGATCCGACACCAAACAAGTAGCCGCATCGATACCTTTCGTAATGGCAGCGGCTCCGACGAGGAGGAACCGACGGTGACCACAACCACCCCACCTCCAAGCGGGCACTTGCCGGTATCAGACGGAGGATCGCGTATCACCCGCCTCGACCACTACCTTGCGCCGATGACCACCACCGCCAACTCCGTCATCAAAGCCATAGAGTCCCGCCGCCCCGACCAGACCGGCACCCGCCTGAACCTGCTGCTCTTCCTCTGCCAGGGACACTTCCTGGCAGGCACCGGCGCACCTCTATTCGCCGAACCCATCTACGCCACCCCCGCCGGCGTCCACATCGACGCCGACCCCGACGAACCCGCCGCCGACATGAACAACCGGCAACTCGGCTTTGTCGGCTACACCCTGCACCGGTACGCCGACATGACCGATGCCGACCTGCTGTCGCTGGTCCAGGTGTCCAGCGCCTGGCAACTTGCCGCCCGTGCCGAGGATGACCCCCGCATCGAGTGGGCGTGGCTCACCGATTGGTTCCGGCGCCCCGCCGAACGGCATGGCAAACCGACCGCCGAGGAAACCGCCGATTTCGCGGCACGGCGAAAGGCACGCACCGGGGGCTGACCGCCCGAAGGAGCACGCATGCCCGACTGGCCCGACAAGTGGAAGCTGGACAACTTCCCGGAGGCTCTGCACACGTGGACCATCGCCGCGGAGCCTCCGCCGGAGGTCCTCGCCGAGGTGGAACGCTGGCATCACAGCCGCCAGGACGACCCGTACGGCGACACCGACCCTTTCGCCGAAGAGGGCATGTTCGACGACTACTTCGGGTTGCGGGCCAGGGTGTACGACCTGTATCGAAGGCCGGTGCAGGTCGATGGCCGGCCCGTGGTCTGCTACTACGAGGTGCAGGAGAACGAGCATCGTGTTGTTTTCTCGCACTTCGGTGTGATTTAGGTTAGGTGCGGGTCGAGCAGTGCTGTTGGCGGCTGGTGGCGCCGCGTACGCTGGTTCTCGTGACTTCCCGGGCAGCACCGTCTACGGCGTGGCAGAGCAGGCCAGGCCGACGTGCGCTCGTCGCCGCCAACCTGAGCGTGCTGCGGGGGCCGACGTCGGGAACTGTCGTCCTACCGAACCGGCTGGTGTGGGCGCCGGATCCGGCGGGCCGTTTCGACCTGGACGACCCTTTCGACCGGTTGCGGGTGTACGAGATTGTGCTCCGTGAGGCGGTTCAGGAAGCCGAGCTGCGTACGTGGCTAAACGGCACGCTGCTGACCGCATTGTGGCCACACCTGTACCTGCCTCGTGGTGTACGGCAGGCGTGGGAGACCAGCCACCCGCAGTTGGCGGCCGTACCAGCACAGTGACGATCGAATCCGTAGACGCCTTCCATCTACAGGTTGCCCGGACCGCGCTGGCAGTCGCCAACCGGTACGGGTTCGCGCTCGGCGGCGGTCTGGCGCTGATCCTGCACGGCATCGTGTCCCGGCCGACCGAGGACGTCGACGTGTTCGGTGAGGAGGGCTGCAGCGTGGTCGGCGCCGCGGCCGCGGTGACGGCGGCCCTGCAGGATGCGGGCATCCGGGTCGAGCCGGTGGACATGAGTTCGGAGGTCGTTGACCTCGACTATCTGATGGCCGAACTGGTCGCCTACCGGCCCGATGGTCGGGCGGTGCGGTTGAGTTTCGGTCATCTGTCCCGCACCCGGCAGCCTGTGCTGTTGGACATCGGCCCGGTGATGGCCGTTGACGACCTGATCGCGTGGAAGGTCGCCGCGCTGGTAAACAGGGCTGAGGTTCGTGACTTCGTGGATGTGGCGGCGTTCCTCGCCGACCGGTCCCCCAGCACGCTGTTGGCGTTGGCGCGGACGGTCGATCCGGGCCTGTTCGAGGAAGATGTTGCTGCGGCGGGACGCAGGCTGGATCAGACTCCGGATCGGGCGTTCGCCGCCTACGGGCTCGACGCCCGCCAGGTGGCGCAGATGCGGGCCCGCTTCCATGACTGGCCTCGCAGCTAGCCTCGGCGGCCGTATCCCCGGCGCCGACCGCCAGGTGAGTGATCAGTAGGCACCCGCGGGTGAACGCCGACATTCACCCCGATAGGGCATTGCTCATCCGTTTGTCGTTCGTTGCCGCCGTAACGGCCCATCGTCGTCGATGAGTGTGTCGGCGTTGGAGTGGTGCGGCTGGGTTTCGTGGACTGGGGCCCGGCCGCATTCCAGTCCACTCCCCCGGTCCGTGGAGCCGATTCCGCATGTCGCATCAGCAGTCCTCATACCCGCCGGCCACCGGAGACCCGTACAGCGCACCTCCGCCGCCAAAGAAGAAGCGCTGGCCGTGGATCGTTGCCGGTGTCGTCGTTGTCGGGATCCTCGGCTGTGTCGGCCTGTTCACGTTGGTCCTCGGCGGCACCGCAAAGGTGGTCAGCGATGCTGCCACCGAGATGGATGACAACAACAAGGGCAAGAACGCTGCCGCTGGTGAGCTCGGCAAGCCCGCCAAGGACGGCAAGTTCGAGTTCACGGTCACCGGCATGAAATGCGGCGCCAAAAAGGTGGGCGGCCAGTTCAACGAGGTCCGCGCCCAGGGCGAGTTCTGCCAGGTCAGTGTGACGGTGAAGAACGTCGGCACCTCGGCGGAGATTTTCGACAGCAACTCACAGAAGGCCTACGACGAGGCCGGCACCGAATATTCCGTCGACTCTGCCGCGGAACTGGCGGTGAACGACGACAACCAGACGTGGCTGGAGAACATCAACCCCGGAAACAAGATCAAGGGTGTGCTGGTGTTCGACGTACCCGCCGGCACGAAACCCGCGACGATCGTCGTTCATGAGTCGATGTTCACCGCAGGCGTTCGAGTGCCCCTGGCATAGCGGAAACCAAGACGGCCCGCGCCATCACCGGCGCGGGCCGTCTTCCGTCGTTCGTTCAGTGCTGCGAGGTGGCAGCCTCCCTGTTCGCAGCTGCGATAGCGAGCGCCCGCCAACGCAGAGCTTGCTCCACCTCCGGCTCGTCCTCGACGAGCTCGTACCGCACCGGCCGGCCCTGCTCGTCGTGGTACATCACCATGAGGCGCTGATCGTCGAACAGCCACCAATCTTGAGGGCCGATCGCCGGAATGATGCCCTCCGCCTCGGCGACACTGCGAGTCAGGTACTGCACCGTTTCACCGGATTCACGGTTCCAGCGGTCCATCCACCGCATCCACTGCTGGTAGTCGGTAGGTGGCGTGTCGACGACCCGAACTCGGCCGATCGTTTTGCCGCTCGAGGTCTGCTGCCGCACCTGGGCCATCCACTCCCCGAGCTCCTTGTTCTCGGTCGGCGGGATCGGCCGCCCTGCCAGCCACGCCTGCCACTGATCCTGCTCGTAGGTCACGTCGTACGCGGCCTGCTGTTCCCACCGCCAGGCAGACCGTTGGTAGCCGGCGAGTTGGGCCCAGAATTCGTCGTTGGTGATAGTGCGGCGCACAGCGATCTCCTAGGCGGGAAGGTGATTGATGGCGTCGAGGATGAGGTGGCGGGCGTCTTCGCCGGTGACGGCGTCCTGCCAGTAGCGAGCGAACAGGGCTTCGAGGATCTCCACCTTGTCCGCCAAATGTTCCTCGTCGGTGACGGCGGTTTCGATACATGCCTCGTCGTCGAAGATTTCGAACGATGATTCGGTGTTGCTGTTTACCGGCCGGGACAGGGACGGGTAGATGGCGAGGGTGACGTTGTCGAGGCCGATGGCGGAGCTGAGGTGGAACAGTTGGGCTCGCATGATTGAGGTCGGGAATCGGCGTCGCCGGAGCACGGGCTCGTCGATGAGGAACGTGAACTGCTTGTCGGGGTCGGTGAGGAAGCGAACCGACTCCTGCCGTTTGCGGACGGCGGCGGCCACGTCGTTGACGCTGCCATGTTTGTCGTGGTGCTCCTGCAGGATGGCCCGCATGTAGTCGGGGGTTTGCAGGTAGCGCGGGATGAACGTCATCTCGAAGAACGTGAACCGCTTGGTGCGGGCTGCGCGTTTGGTGTAGTCGTCCTGGATGGGCTCCTGGCCATGGGCTGCGCGTTTGCTGTAGGTGTCGCGGCTGGCTTCGGCTTCGGCGGCCATGTGGATGAGTTGGTCGCGGAGGCGTTCGTTCATGCCGGTGGCCTGCGCCCAGGCGGTGATTTCGTCGGCGGTGGGGATCTGTCGGCCGCGTTCGATCTTGGAGACCTTGAACTTGCCGGTGCTGGCTGCCCAGCCGAGCATCTCGGCGAGTTCGGTGCCGGTGAATCGTGCGTTTTCGCGGGCGGCTTTGAGCCTGCCGCCGATGGGGTCACGTTCTTCGGTGGTCATGTGTTCTCTCTTCTCTCCGGGCGGTGGACTGCCAGGTCGAATCCCAGGGAAAAGATCATGGTGTGCATGGTGCGCCGACCTTTCGGACGGTTGCTGCTACATGAGCTAAGCCCCGGACCCCGTTCGCTCGGGTCCGGGGCTTCGGTGTTGTTCGGGTGTTACTGGCCTCGCCGGGCGTTCACCATGTCGGCGATCTGCTCAGCGAGTGTGTAGGGGATCTCGATGCCGCTTTCATTGGCGGCGACGTTGACCATCTGGGCGGCGGCGTCGGTGCCGAGGGTGTAGCCCTGCACGACGAGGCTGTCGCGGTCGGTGGCATAGACGGCGGGGCAGTTGCCGCCGCCGGAGTTCTTCCACGTGAACAGGTGGGTGAGTTGCATGGTCTCGCCTTCCGCTGGGTTGCTTACGGCTTGAGCAACTTTGCTTGATGGTCGCATCAGGTTGGGCCGAAACACAACGACCCCGGCCCTCTTTACGGAGAGTCCGGGGTTGTTGGTGCTGGGATTCCAACCTGGCATCACTGATGCTAGCAAATGTTGCTTGAGTTGCTTGACTGAGTTGCTCGCAGGGTGCACGGTGGAGGTAGGCATTCAGCCGCCTTCTCCCGGCCGGGGTTGGCGTGACAGAGACTCCCCTGCCCCGGCCGGAATACCTCCTGGAGGATCCCGTGCCTAGTGCGACTCTCACCCGCACCTGCCCCGCCTACTGCGCACGCATCCACGACGAACAGCCCGACGAGGTCGTCGCCCACGAAACCCCCGTCGTTGGCATCCCCGCCCTCGGCAGCCGCCCGCTGCGACTGCAGATGTCACAGGCCGACTGCGACCCGGCGCCACGGCTGCACGTCGGCAGTTACGACCTGGACCTCTACAACGCTGAGCGGCTTCTCGCCGAACTGCATATGAAGGTCACGATCATGCGGGAGGCGCAGGCGCGTCTCCACGCCAGCCTGACGGTCGCCTGATGACCGGCACCGACCGCGAGCGGCTCGACACCGCGCTCGCGAACCTCCGCGGCCAGGGTGTCGCCGTTGTCGTCGACCTGTCCGGCTCGTCGGGGGTCCGCGACTGGGACCACGCCGACTATCTGAAAGCCGCCGCTACGGCGGGTACCGGCCGGTGGGTCGGCACGCATGTTGGCTGCGACGAGCATCGCGGGGCCTACTGGGACGCCGACGGCACCCTCCGGTACGGACACACCAACAAGCCGGTGACGGAGGTGTGGCTGCACCACAGCCATCCGGAGGTTGCCCGGCTGCTGGTCGACGCGCTGGCAGCCGCCGGGCTCGCCGTGTCGTGGGACGGCAACCCTGACAGCAGTGTCCTGCTCGCCCTGGCCGGTGGCCGATGATCGCGCTCGCCAGCACCCAGCGTTACCTGATCGACGGCGCCGTCCGCGACACGCTCACCTACCAGGACGGTGTGTTCCGGCTCGACGGCGTGCTGCTGCCCGAGCCGGACGCCCAGCAGGCGCGTGCGCTCGTGTTCGCCGGCCTGCTGGCCGTGAACCGCACGGACGTCCAGCCCACCACTACTGGCCGGGCTGCCGCCGGACTCCCCCACTGACCTTTCCCACTGACGCACGACCCGTATCCGAGGAGGACCACATGTCCACCACCGTGTACGCCCCGCCCACCGGCGGCTTCGACGACTTCCGGCAGTGGCAGATCGAGCTGGACACCAGTCGGCCGGCGCTGTCCGAGCCCCGGCTCCCCCATCACCCGTCCCGCGCCGCACTGCGCCGCGACGCCGACTCGCAGATCGCGGAGGGTGTCGCTGACTGGCTGCGCACCCACAGCAAGGGGGCGTGATGGCTACCTATTCGTGGGCGCTGATCCGTGACGGCCAGCCGGTCGCCGACGGTACCGAGTTTCACAGCGGGTTCGAGACGCCGGAGGAGTACGGGCGTTTCCAGGCCGCCCGGCCGCGGCCGTTCCCGGTGGACGAGGTTCACGTCTGGGCGGGTGACGTGCCGGCCGGTGAGCCGGTTCGGGTACGCCGGCACCCGCGGCGCCGGGCCCTGGCCGGAGCGGTGTCGTGACCGCCCAGGCCGCCCGCCTGATGCGGGCGCGTCGTGCCCGCCGCCTGCCGACCGCGCATGACGGGTTCGGCTACTCGCGGGACATGTCCGACCCGGAGCCCATGGCGGTACCCGCTGGGGTCGAGTTGGTCTGTCTGGACTCCCGCGGCGGCGCCCGATGACCGTCACGACCGCTCCCGCATTGACGTTCGCTGACATTCCCGGACAGCGCGCCTGGTACCGGGTCGACGACGTGTTCGACCCCGCCACCCGCATCCACATCGACGTGCCCTACCTGCATCACGACCTGGACTGCCGGTGGCCGGTGTATGACGACTACCGGGTCGTCACCCGTGGTGGTGCCAGCATCGTGGAGCAGGAGCCGTTCTTCGACGGCTGCGACTCGTGGGGTGATTCGTCGTGCCCCGACGCCCCGTTCGGGCATCGCCGGCCCGTACCGGTCTGCCCCGCATGTGCGCCCGCCCTCACCGGCCGGAGCCTGTGATGGCGCCGCTGCCCGAGCCGACACCGCGGTCGTCCTGGCCGGACGACGAGCACGCCACCTGCCCTCCCCCGTGCGGCGGACTGATGTCGGTGACCTCGTCCGGTGAGCTGCGCTGCGACGAGTGCGGCCTGCGCGCCGCCGACGCCTCCGTGCGGCAGGAGGTTCAGTGGTGACCGGCGCTGAACTGATCGTCGCCGCCGAGGCGCTGCACGCTTCCACTGTTCAGCCGTCCGACGATCCGACGCCCGGCCTGATCCACCAGGCCGTCGTTGGCGCCGTCACTGCGTACGGGGTCGACGGCTGCGCGGCACGGCTTGCCCAGCGGTACGGCGACCACCCCACCGAGACAGCGGCCCGCATGCGGTGGTGCCTGGCAACTGTCCGAGCCGTCTACCCGGCCGTCACTGCCAGCACGGTCTGACCGGCCACCCGGCCACCAGCACCAACCGATCTAGCCCCCTGGATCGGTTGGTGCTGGTGGTCCGGCGGCCGGTCAGACCCCCTGGACGCCGAGAAACGAGGACCGATGTTCGGCATCACCCGCGACAACAGCCCCCAACCCGCCGGCCCGGCGGTGCCGCCCCTGCACTACCAGCACTGCCGCGAAGACGTTAACGCCTACTACCAACAGTTCGGCGACAAGTACGACTACGACAAGAAGCTCGCGCTGGGCGTCGTGGACGCCGCCGAAGCCGCCGGCGTGTCCGTATGGAAGGCCCTTCCCACCGAAGACGGCTTCACCTACGAGTCGCGCCTCCGACTGGCCGCCGTGTGGAAGAAGGCAGGCCGCGGCCCGGCCGCCGACCGTGAGGAGTTCTACGCGTGAGCATCGACTACACCGGTGGCGTGGCCGGGCGGGATCCGATCGGCAAGACGATGGTCGAGTCGTTCCTCGCCCAGCATCCGAACGAGTCCGACGAGCAGATCCACGCCCGTATGTGCCGGGCGTGGAACAGTGTTCCCGGCTCCGGCGAGATGCCGATTCCGGTCGACGAGATCGCCCACTGGCGGGCCGGATGGACGGCGCGGTGAACGAGCCCGACAACCTGACCGGCTGGGTCGATCGGCTCGGCGGCACATGGGTTCGGGTCGACGACTGCCCGGCGCCGTCGTACGCCATCTTTGCTGGCAGTTCGTGGTATCCCCGCACCGATGGCCCCGGCTTCGATCCGCAGGTCCATGACGGTATCGGCCAGCCTCGGTCCTGGGATCAAGTCGAGTACGACTTCGCGCCGCTCACCCCGGCAAGCCCGGAGTTGACGGCGGAGACGATCGCGCTGGTGCGGCGGGCCGTATCCGAGTAGTGCCCGGCGGGTCGTAACAGACGAGACGGGCGGCCCGCAGCAGTGAGACGCCGGGCCGCCCAACGATTCCTATCGGAGGAACCATGTTCAACGGTAAACGACGCTGGCGGCGGCAGCCGGTTCCGGTGCTCGACACCGCCGCCCAGGCGCTGGCCGAACTGCTGGCCGAGTCCGCACGCAAGCACGATGATCGGGAGCCGTTCCGTGGCTGACCTGCCCGCTGACCTGTTGATCGTGCGGCACGCCGACGACACGACCACCACCTACGAGGACGTGCGCTACTGCCTGTGGCGTGACGGCGTGACCGTCTACCAGCATGGCGAGGAGATTCACCACGGCGATGTTGTCGAGGTGCGGGCCGAGCGGGCGGCGGTGCCGGCGTGAGCGCACGCGTCGGGACGCTCGACTACTACCTCGGCATGGACGCGGCCGAGCTGGACTTGCTGGAGCAGCGGGTCCAGGCTGAGCCCGCTGTTGGCTGGGTGGCGGAGACGGCGAAACAGCGGCTCCTCGACCGGATCGCCGCCGTGCGGGAGATGCGCGGCGAGCAGGTGGCCGGCTGATGGCGCGGGTGCTGGTGGTGTCGGATGACGGCGCGACCGTGATCCAGGTTCGTGACGCGGACCGCCCGGACGGTGAACCGTGGGCGGAAGGCGTGTGCCCGTGCGGTGAAGTCATCTCCGACCGCGGGCATTTCGAGGACACCGTGCAGGCGTGCGAGATCCATCTGGACGAGCAGCACTGACAGCGCCCCGCCGAGATGTTGGCGGGGCGCTCGCTATTTCATCGGCTTGCCGAGGTGTCGGTAGATCGTCTTTCGAGCCAGGTCGGCGGCCTCAGCAATTCGGTTGATTGGAACCCTTAGCCGCCCAGCCTCGACGATCAGTCTGTCGATCTGCTCCTCGATGGCTTGCCGTTGAGCGGCGAGGTTGACCAAGGCGAGCAGCACCTTTTGCTGTTCGTCGTCGGGCTCGAAGGGTGGACGCGGCACACGATCAGGCTATCGGTTCCTGTTCCCCTTGACCCAGTAACCTCGCCTGTTAGTGTTTACATGTACTCAGTAACGAGCCAGAGGCGACCATGAGCGACTCACTTGACCGACAGGACGCATCAGGCTCCATGCCGCTGTCGATCTGTCACAACGGCCGGGTCCTCGCTTTGGTACCTGCGCACCTCGTCAACGACTTCGGAGCCGATGCGCGCCCAGCGCCCGCGTTGTGGGAGCACATCACTCGGGTCGCCGCGCTCCATTGGCTGAGCCCGGACGACACCGAACTCCTGCTGCCCTGCCACCTACACCCGGCGTTCTCCGCAGTCGACTGCCTCGACTGCGAACCCGCCTGATCTGAAAGGAACCACATGCCTCACAGCGAGCAGGCCACCGCCGTCCTCACCGCGAACGAGCCGAAGGACGGCACCGTCCTTCTCGTGCGCAGCGGCGATGAATGGAAGGTCATTGAGCGCGACGACGCACTCTCCCGCGACTACGACCCACAGGACCACTGGTTCGATGTCACCACCGAAGCGATCGGCGACTCGGACCCGATGGCACTGCACCAGCACGTCAAGTACGCCGACGCCGTGTACGCGCTGGGCGAGAAGCTGGCCGAGTTCCGGTGAGCTACGACGTTCGTTTCACCGGCGAGATCGGCATCCATCCGCCCATCCCCGCCGACGATGTCATCGCCGCCGGGTTCCACGCCCCTGGCCGATTCGGTGACAAGGACGTGGCCGTAACGGTCATCGAAACGCCGATCGACGGGGTGCCCGGCGCCTACCGGCGGCAGGTGACTGCGATTGCCGCTTGTATGGGTTCGTACACCGCCTACAAGGCTGTCGAGCATGTGCAGGAGATCGTGTCCCGTTGGGGTGAGGGCCGTACGTTTACCGGCTATCTGCAGGGCTGGGGTGAGGAACCCGGCGACGTGTTCCGAATCGTCATCCGTGACGGCCGGGCAGTGGAGGTCCAGCCTCGGATCGTGTGGCCGGACGGATCGGAGGGCGTCTGATGATCGTGGACATCATCACCAAGACCGTCCGGATCCCGGCCAGCGAACACCACGCTGGCTTCCACTCCGTTGACGTCACCCTGATCTGGGAATGCCCAACCTGCGGCGGGCCGAGAGGCGAGGTCTTCGACACCCTCTCCTACGACGGATCACGTCGGCTCAACGTGCACGGATGGAAGAACCCATGCGGACACATCGACTACTACCGCGCCGTACGCCGCGAGGCAGGTATCGGCCAATGACTGCCATCACCCTGGACCTGGTGCTCGCCGTGCACGCGGCTGCCGACCTGGGCGGTGACACCGGTCTAACGGTCGACTCGATCGCCGCGATGACCAACCTCGCCGTTGAGGACGCCGAGCAGGCGCTGGAATCCGGTGCCCGCCGCGGCATCGTGTCCCGTCTCGGCGACGGCCGCTGGATTGCCTGGCCGATCTGCCCCACCTGCGGGTACGGCGCCGACGACCGGCATCACTCCACCGACCATCCGCAGCCGGGCGTCTGTGAGACGCACCCGGTGGACTACTGCGCCGGCTACCCGCTCCCCCGCTGACTTGGAGGCCACTATGCCCCGCACCATCGATTCGATGCTCGCCGCGCACCGCGTGGCCACCGAGCGCCGTAACAACGGCCAGCCCGTCTGGGACGAGACCGTCGACCTGGCCGACCTGTTCCACAACACCGACCTGTCCCAGGCCGAGCGGTACGCCCGCATCGCCGACCGGATCAAGCGTTCGCGCTGGTACCAGAACCGGGACGCGGACGGTTTCGACGAGTTCGGGGAGGCCGTCGAGAACCTAGCGGTCGCTTCCGGGCCGGACGAGTTCGACGGCTGGTTCGACGAGATTTACGACCAGGCTGACCGCGACCGGGTTTGGATCAAGACCCGATGATCGCCTACTTCACCGTCGACAGCGACGGCCGCCTGCCCCGCCAGGACGGCACCATCAGGGTCGACGGCCAGGACTACCTACTTCCGATGAAGGCACAGGTGGGTGGTTTCCTGGCCCCACGCCGCATCCTGGAAGGGCTGCAGGCTGCCGGCTGGAAACCGGCCACCGACTACTACTCCGATTTGGACGTGGACGGACCTGGGTCGATCCGGGTGGTTCCGCTGGACGGCGACGCCTGATGGCTGCTCAACACATGGTCACCGAACACGCCGTGTGTGCCCTGCCCGGCGACCACCGGGATTGGCGACACCTGGTCATCCGGGTCCAGCGTCGGGGCGCCACCGATCGGTGGCTGGTGACCTGGGGCGCCTACTACTTGACCGCCGACGGCGACTGGTATCCGTCCATGTCTCGGGCGGTCGAGTACGACGAGGACGAGGCCCTGATCGCCGCCGACATGGTGTCTAAGACGGTCGACGTGAATGGTCTGACCGCCGCCGACCTGCTCAACCGTTGAGGAGCCCGCAATGTTGACTGAAAGCCACACCACCAGACCCGCCGACAACGGCACCTACCACTACTGGGAGGTTCGCGGCCCGTACGGCGCCGTCTCCCTGTCGCTGCTGCATTCCCGGGCCGCCGGGTTCACGTCGCTGGCCCGAATGAGCCCTGCCCTGGCCGGCAACCTGGCGCCCACTGAGTCCGGGCACTGGGTGTTCAACGTGATTGGCGAGCACCGCCCGAACGGGCCCGAGTCAGGCTGGTCGTGCTCGGTGCACGGCGATACCTGTGATGAGGACGCGATCGTCACCGATCTGGCCTGGCCGATCTGGGAGCGGCTGCGTGACGGCGGTGTCACCGACCGGGCGGTGTACGCCGAGTTGGAGGCGCTCGCCGGCCGGGTGTTCGAGGTGGCGGCGTGACTGCGGTGCCCTTCGCTGTCGAGTGGGTGTTCCTCGACGAGTCCACCCCGCGCCAGATCCACACCAGCACTGTCACCGCGGTTGACGCCGACGATGCGCGGATGACGCTGCTGGGTTCCATACCTGAGGACCGGGTGTCGGTCCTCAGGGTTTCTGCCGAGGAGGACCAGCAGTGAGCACCGACCACGGCCCGTACATTGCCGCCGTTCAGGAGGCGCTGATTCATGCCGGGTTCGAGACCCTGAACGAGCACGCCGAGGACGAGGATCCGCGCGGCGGTGGCATCCAGCTCGACCCCCGGTCGCCGGCTGCGGCGGACTGGTTTGCGAACTGGGATGAGGTGTGGCTGGGCTGGAACGAGGACCGCGGCTGGGCGCTGGTCTGCACCGAGGAATTAGCCGGCGGCGAGCCGAAGACGTTCACGTTCGACTCGCACCTGCCGCGGCTGGCGGCGCCGGTGTCGGTCGTGCGCATGGCGTGCGGGCACGCTGGCGTGTCCGTGCAGGCCATCGATGCCCTGCCGGAGCCGGCCATCCCGGACGCCGACTTCCCCGGCCACAGCTTCCTGGACGACGATCCCGTGTTCGAGCAGGCGCTGGCCCGCTACCGGGAGCCGTCGTGCCCACGGTCCTGATCCGCTGGCACACCCCGTCGGCATTGACGATCTACGCCGACGGTAAGCCGATCGGGTCAGCGTCCGACGACTCCGATTTTCCCGACGAGCCGCCGCTGTCGACGCCGCTGGTTGCCGCGGTCGTGGCGGAGGATGTGGCCCGCGCTTTGGGCGCCGACGTCAAGGTGCAGCGGCCGTGAGCGCCCGTGACATCACCGCTGACACGGTGCTCGCCGCGATCGCGGCCGGCGCTTCCACCCGCACAGATCTGGCCGCCCGGTTTCAGGTGCTGTCGACGTCCCGGTTCCTGACGGATGCGCTCGCCGAGCTGGGTGTGGTCGAGGACGCGCACGGCCGGCTGTCTGCGCCTGCCCTTCCGTGCCCGACGTGCGGCTTAAGGCCGTGGGATGCGCCCGACCTGACGCCAGGCGAGTTCGTGTGTACCTGCAACGACACCTTCGAGGAGATCTGATGACCTCTGTTCCGCAGTACGTGATCCTGCACCGTCGGGATCGCGGCAGCGAGGCTACTGAGCAACTGTTCAGCGTGTGGCCCGAAACCGACCGGGCGCAGGCCGTCGAACACGCGGCCGAACTGCAGTCCGATGCCAACAACCTGTACGGCCGGCCCCGTGACACGTATCGGGTCGCGCGGCTCGCATTCCTGGACGAGGAGAACTGAACCATGGGACATGACGATCGACTGGAACTAATGGCGGCGGACCACGACCGGTTCCGGGCCGCACTGGTGCAGATCATTCTGGTGGCGGATGGTGGGGCCGAGGCGCCGCACACCGCGCTGGAGAACATTCGGGCCGAGGCCAACAAGGCGCTCGCCGAGGCGGGTGCGCAGTGACCGCCACGATGACGCCGCCCGCGTCCACCACGATGCCGCAGTCGCAGGATCCGCGGGTGTTGCGGGAGATCCTGGACGACCCGAACCTGTCCGGCTGGCACGAGGCCGCCCATCTCGCGCTGGAGGACCTGGAGCAGCGGATCGGCCGGCACGTCCGCCACGGGCTAGGTGCCTGATGGGCGACGAGACGCCTGCTCTGACGGTGGTCGGCATGGGTCTGTTCCCGCTGCCGGGTGAGAAGAAGCGGCGTCAGCGGGCGGTTGCGGAGGCTCGGGAGCTTCTCCGCCAAGTGGCGGAGATCGAGCAGCGGAGTAGCGGGCACACGAGAGTTGAGGGTGAGCAGTGACCGGCGAGCCGCAGGAGACGTACTACGTCGAGTATCCGTGTGGGAAGTACTGCAAGGTCGAGATCGATCTGGCGGAGGCTCACGGCGGGTTCACGCACCGGCAGATGCGTGCCGCGGCGGACGTCCAGCATGCGGAGCGGCACGAGTTGGAGTCGACGCCGGTGCTGGCCCGGGTTTCTGCGGAGTTCCGGGCTCCGGCGTAGGCTCACCCCACCCGTGTGATCTTGGAGGCGTCATGCAGTTGGTCGACGTACTGGACCTGCTCCAACGGCTGTTCGTTGCCGCGCAGCATCCGGACGTTGCCGACGTGCGCCTCTACGGGGAAGGCACCCCGCAGTCGCCGGCCGGGGTTGCGGTGAAGGACACGCGGGGCGGTTCCACCTACCTGTGGGGCACCACCTGGCGGGGCGAAACCCCGGTCGACCTGCCGGAGGTGCTGCCGCCGCCGAAGCTCGGCGCCCAGCGGATCGCCGTGCTGGCGGTCAAGCTGCTCGATGCTGCCCGCCCGGCCGAGTTGAAGGCGTGGCGTTTGGTCGCGCTGCCGGATCTCGGCCCGACGGATGCTCGTGGTGTCGCGCCGGCCGGGGTCGGCCTGGTCGCCGCGGACGGCAGCCGGTTCCTGTTGCGGGCGACGCATGGTGGTTCGCAGACCGGTGACCCTGCCGAGGATCCGCACCCGGAGTGGCGGGTGCCGGAAGCACTGGCCATCTGACCTGACAAAAAGGCCCTGTGCTGTTACGGCACGGGGCCTTTTCCGCTGCTCAGCAGCGAATGTGACGCCGAATATAACGCACATCGGGTCCGTCAGCGCCAACAGGAAGCGATCTAGCTTCGCCTCATGGAAACGATCACCCCGAGCGCCGTTTGAGCAGCGACCGCGACCCACGTCGACGCTTCAGTAACCGGCAACGCAACCTGCTCTACATCTCCTCCGACGGCACCTGCGAAGAATGCGGCAACCCGCTGCCGCCCGGATGGCATGCCGACCACAAAAAGGCCCACACCCACGGCGGGGCCACCGAACTCGTCAACGGCCAAGCGCTCTGCGCTGGCTGCAACCTGCGCAAAGGAGCCCAGCCCATGGCCTACGCCGACACATTCAAACCCCGCCCGTTCCAAGGCGAGGTCGTCAAAAGCGTCCTCGACGGTTTCTCCTCTGACCGGAAAACCACCGTCGTCCTCGCCAGCCCCGGCTCCGGCAAAACCCTCACCTACCAGGCCGTCGCCACCTACCTGTACCGGGAAGGCCTCATCGACTACGCCGCCGTGTTCGTACCCCGCCTCGTTCTTGCCCGCCAGTGCGAAGTGTCATGGCTGCACCGCCTCGACCAGCCCGAACCGAACGGCAACATCTTCGGCGGCGACCATCGGCTGTTCGACTCCCGAAGCCGTCTGTCTGCGTTCCGGCACGTCCCGAACCGGCTGCCGCTTATCCCGCCGGGTGAACGCGGCGTCGGCATGGTCACCACCTATTCGGCGTTGGTGAAGTCTCCCGACATCTACATCGACCATTGGGCCGCCAAGAACAAAGGCCGGTTCCTGCTGGTCGCCGACGAAGCCCAGTTCTGTGGAACGTCCGGCGACGACGACGAGACCGGTGGAACCGCGGCCGGCCGGTGGATGCGGGAGATGCACGAGTACGCCGCCCACACGCTGCTGCTGACCGGAACGCCGTACCGTTCCGACGGCCAGCCGCTGATCCTCGCCGACTACGAACCGGAGGACGAGGAAGGGAAACGCAAACTCGTTCACCATGCCGAGGCCGGCTATGCCACGGGCATCGCGGAGGGCTATCTGCGGCGCTTCGAAGCGACGATGATCGACGCCCGGGTGCGGTACAAGTACGTCGACAACACCGTCAACGAGTACGACCTGTCTCTCAGTGGCGCAGACCTGCGGGAAGTCATGTGTAAGCCCGACGTGTGGAAGCCGATCGCGGACGAGGTTGTTGCCGCGGTGCGGGAGAAGCAGCGCTTGCACCGCTCGTATCGCGGTCTGATCTCGTGCATGCAGCAGAGCGAGGCCAAGGCGGTGGAGGCGTACCTGCGTCGCCAGTACCCAGACCTCAAGGTGATGATCTCCGTTTCCGGTGATGGCGAGGAGGCCGAACGGTCGCTGCGCAACTTCAAGTCCCAGGCCGCCGACGTGCTGGTCACGGTCCGTAAGGCGTTCATCGGCTATGACTGCCCCGAGATCACGGTGGTGGGGGTGCTCACCAACTACCGCGACTGGGGGCACTTGTCGCAGTTGGTGGGCCGAGGGTTGCGCATGTGGAAGGGCGCCGAACGGCGGGGCCAGTCGTGTCGTGTGATCTGCCCCGACGACCCTGAGATGACGAGGTTCATCGAGTTCATGCGTGGCGAGTCGGAGCAGGGGCTGCGGGAGCGTGCGCGCCGTGAGGCCGACGCGGACCGGGAAGCGGGCGCAAGCCGCACCCGAGAGGACGAACTCGGCTGGGTCGAGTCGGCGCACGCTACCCAGGTCAGGGCTGTCGGTAACGATTCGGAGGTGGACGCCGATGAGTTGATGCTGATTCGGGCGATCAAGCACGACATCGACTCGGTGGAGGACGTGACGAAGCTGAAGGAGTTCGCCGAGAAGTTGGGGCTGCGACTGTCGGAGATGGCCGCCACACGCGCCGATGTTCCTGAACAGGCTCTGCCGGTGTCGACGGCGGCACCACTGACCGAGCAGGAGCAGATCAAGGCAATCAACCGGGAGACCAGTAAGGCCATCACGTCGTATCTGGCGCGGCGGGGCATGGACCCGAAGCACCCGCAGTTCCGGGCGAACGTGAAGCGGGTGACGGCGTCCGTGAACGCGGCGGCGGGCTGCTATGCCGATGACGTGTGGACCGTTGAGCAGGCGTTGAAGAGGTTGAACACGGCCCGCTCGCTGCCTGAGGAGGCGATCGTGTGACCGGTATGCGTGAGGTGTCGATGCCTGAACTGACCGATGAGCAGCGCCGGGTGCACCGGGCAGGGGAGGCGCTGCATCGCGATGGAGCGTCGCCGGCCGGGGCGCTGGATCTCCTTGCGGCGATTGTCGAAGACCGCACGTGGGAGCGGATGTGTGACGCGAAGGGGGTGTCGTTCGCGGGCCGGTTCCGGGACTTCGTTGAAGCGCGAAAGCCGTTTGGTCTGGGCTTCGATCCGGACCAGCTGCCGAAGGTCCTTGGCCTGCGTCATCCCCACGAGGCGGTTCCAAAGGTTGCCTACCGCATAGCTGCAATGCGAGATCAGGTGAAGACGTTGCTCCTGTCGGAGATTCCCATTGCCTCGTCCAGGGGAGGAGATCGACGCTCTGACTACCTTCAAAACAGTGCCACTGTTTTGAAACGAGAAACAGCTGATCACATTCTTTCCAGACTCAAGTCATCCGCTCCTGAGATGGCCGCTCGCGTAATCTCGGGCGAATTGACCGCCAATGCCGCCGCGCATCAGTTGGGTTGGCGTCGCCCACGCATCGTCGTGTCTTCCCCTGAGCGGGTGGCTGAGGCGCTGCGCCGCACCATGGATCCGGACGACATCAAGCGGTTGGCCGCAATTCTCGGTGGTGATGAGTGACTGTGCACCGCGGCACCAGTCGCCGATACGCCTTGAATCGCCTTGAGCGCGACGCGCCGGAGTTGTATCAGCAGGTGGTGCAAAAGAAGATGACAGCGCATGCTGCCATGGTTCAGGCCGGCTTCCGCCCACCAACATTTACGGTCCGTGCGGACTCGGCGGAACAGGTGGCTGAGACCTTGAAGCGGCGCCTTCCGCCGGAGATGGTGGCCGAGCTGGCGGCGAAGCTGGCCTGAGCGCAGTAGGCCCTGGGTTTCGGTCCGGGGCTCTCTGCTGCCCATTCCATGATCATGCGCTACAGTCACGTCTAGAACATCCGTTCGAGTCGGCCCGCGAACCGGCTGGTCAACGACGTGTCGCCTCTTCCCCGGCGGCCAGCACTGGCACGGGGAGCACAGCATGGCGCCATGGAACGGCGGTCTCATCGGCGACGTAGACGACGTCCACGCCGCTCTCGCACGCGTCAACCAGCAGGCCCAGACTCGCGGCACCACCGCCCTGCTGACCCAGCCGGTCACCACCGGCGACGACATCACCCCCGCCACCACCCAACTGCTGCCGTGCGATCCGCAGATCCTGCCGCTGCTGCCGTGGACCGGCCTGCGCCGCGGCACCACGATCGCGGCGGTCGGTTCGACCAGCCTGCTCATCACCCTGCTCGCCGCCGCCATGCGCGACACCGGCAGTTGGGCTGCGGTTGTCGGGAAACCCGAGTTCGGGTGCCTCGCCGCCGCAGAGGCCGGCGTGCCCCTCGACCGGCTCGCCCTCGTGCCGGAGCCCGGCCCGGACTGGCCGACCATCGTCGCCTCCCTGCTCGACGGCATCGACCTGGTCGCCGTTCAACCTCCGCCCGGCACCAGCGACACGGTCATGAAGGCTCTGTCGGCGCGGGCCCGACAGAAAGGCGCCGTCCTCATCCCCACTCGCGCTTGGACGGGCGCCGAAGTCGTCCTCGAGGTGACCGGCCGCCGCTGGCACGGACTCCGTGACGGCGGCGGCCGCCTCCGCGACAGCCAGATCGACGTGCGGGCGGCCGGGCGCGGTAGGGCTGTCCGGCCGAAAACGGCCACCCTTGCTGTCGGTGACACCCGCCCGCCGATCCAGATTCCGGCGTCGCCCGTCGATGCCGGGCCGCCGCCAGCGGCGGGCAACGCCCTGTGGGAGCGTGTGGAACCGTTACCGCCGCCTGCCGACCTGTGGGCGGGCATGCGTGTCCCCGTCACGGGCCGGCGGCTGAGTTAGGTCAGCCCTGGAGCGGCCATCGTGCAGGGCGGGGCCGACGCATGCGGGGGTCGGTGGTCATGTCGGCGAGCCGGATGGTGAGGGCGTCTCGTAGGTTGTCGCAGGTGCGGCAGATCGGCTCGTCGCAGTCGGTGTGGTGGTCGTCGGCGATCCGGACCAGCAGCGCGGTGAGGTTGCCGTTCAAATAGCCTTCGGCGTAGCCGGGTTTGCCGTGGATGCGGTTGCGGAGTTCGGCGACGGTGGTGTCGGTGACGCCGTAGCGTGCGGCGGATTCGGTGACGGCAGTGACTGCCATCTGGATGACCTCGGCTGATGTCGGCATCGTTGCCTCCTGTAGCGTCAGGTGATCGTGGTGGGACGGAACGTTACGCCCGCGTAAGGGGTGCCTCCATGGGCCTTTCTGACCGCGATCGATCATTCTGGGTGATGTGGTGTGGCCGGTCGGAGGATCCCGTCGGGTAACAACGCCGTTCCGGGGATTACCGCCACCCGATCGAACCGCCGATCGGGGCCGTTCGGGCAGCAGAAACCCGCCGTGTGCCTACGCGTCACGGCGGGCTGGGTGGCTCGATGCTGGTGTGGTCCGCCCCGTTCCCCGTGCCGGGGCGGGCACCTACGCTGTCGCGCTGCGGATCTGGTCGAGGCTGATCCAGCCTTCCCGCAGCAGCCAGCCGATCACGAAGTCGTTCTCCGGCTCCATCCCGGCACCGATCTTGCAGGTGACCGGATAGCCGGGACACGCGCACTGGTCCTCGTGGATCCCGGCCCGGTACTCGACGGCCATCCGCTCGACCAGGGCGTCGATGTCGGCGGCGGCATGCTCCAGGTCGAACGTGTCCCTCAGCGGCAGGTAGCCCATCAGACGTTCTCCTCGCCGTTCTTACCCTCGATCCAGGCAAGAACGGCGTCGGGCGTCTTGCCCCACGCGGTACAACCGCACGAGCACACCCGGTCCAGTCCGGGCACGCTGCCGTAGTGCCGCCACACGGGGTGCCCGCAGCGCTGGTTGGTACAGGTGACCGAGTCGTCCTCGGCGGCGTAGTGCTGCTCCCACAGGTCCAGGCTGGGATCGTCTGAGCGGTCGACGCGCATCAGGGAATCTCCTCGTCGATGCTCATCCCCCACAGTTGGCCGCGGTGCCAGCCGCCGGGCTGGAAGTTGTCGGGATGGTCGGCGATCTCCCACGGTGGGCCGCCGGCGAGGCGGTCGCGTTCTTCCATGGCGGCGACTTCGGCGAGGGTTTCGTCGGAGATGAGCAGCTGCGGGTTGTCGTTCATGCGGGTTCTCCTCGGGTGGGGCCGGGCGACCGGAGCCGCCCGGCAGGCGGTCAGTTGGCGGCGATGGAGCGAATGCGGTCGAGTACGGCTTGCCCGTCGGCGGCCAACTGTTCCGGGGTCGGGTCCGGTGCGGGGTATTCCAGGTCTGCATGTGCGGCATCCTCTCCGAACATGGGGGCACACGGCTGACACGGTTCCGGCCGGTAGTTGGTGTCCTTGCTGCGGTCACGGTGCATGGCGCGCTCCTTCGGGTCGCGAATCAGTGTGTGCGTGCGTGGTCGCGGCCGATCGCCGTCGATGGTGAGGATGTCGGCGCCGAGCCGGCGGATCGCGTAGTCGCGGGTGGCGGTCACAGCGTCTCCTCGGCGGGTTCGGCGTAGTACTCGGTCAGGTCGTTGTCGTCGAGCAGGTTCGCGAGCTCGGCGGCGGCGTCTTCGGCTTCACGCTGGGTGGGGTAGGTGCCGTGGCGGGTGACCCCGTCCAGGCCGGTGCCGACTACCTGCCACAAGGCGGCGCTCATGCCGCCGTCCCCGCAGCCTCGACCACGGCGGCCTTCTCCCGAATCGCCGCCACCAACTCCACGTAGAACCGCGAAGCACCGAGCGCCTCCAAATCGACTTGGGTGGGCTGGTCGGCACGCCGCGGGTAGTCCACCGACACGGCCCTGCCGATGATGTCGGTGCCGAGCGGTGTCGGGCCTTGCGCGGAAACCGCCACGTACAGGCTGCTCGGCAGCACCAGCACGAACCAGGAGCCGGCGTTCGCGGTGTAGGCCACGTCGCGGTCGTTGCCCCTGCCGCGGTAGAACTCGGCGACGATCGGCAGGTGCGGGTATTCGGCCATGACGGTGCGGACCTGCTGCTCGGCGATGGCGTGTTCGAGGTGCTCGGTCGGCTTGTCGGTCATGGCGTGTCCTTGGTGTTGTCGGGGCGGGGCAGGATTCGATAGCGCTGGCCGGGCTGCACGGGGAGCAGTACGTAGCCCTCGGTCCAGGCGTCCCGCGCTTCTGGGTCGTCGAGAACGGTGCCCTCGTAGGGGGTGAACCGGTCGATGCGGAAGCAGCGGCCGAGGAGGACCAGAACGTCTCCGGTTTGGACTTCGTCGCCGGAGACGATCCAGGCGTTGTGCTGCCGCTCGTAGGTGGTGAGCTGATCGGCGGGAGGGTTCTTCCAGATCACGCCGCCACCGGCCCTTGGTCGGCAGCGCTCAGGCCACGCTCGTTGAGCCGGAGGCTGGCGATGATGCGGGTGCCGGGCCGGTAGGTGGGGGTGCCGCCGACACGCTCGTAGATGCCACGCAACACGGTCCACGACTGGCCGGGGCGGGTGGTGACGACGCCGTTGCGGTGGTGGCAGATCAGGTCGAGCATCGCGGGGGTGAGCGGCTTGACGTGCACGTTAGTGCGGGTGGGCCGGATCCGGCGCTCGGGGTGCAGGGCGGCGTTCTTCGCGTTGGTGCGGGCACCGGTCCAGCCGCCCGTGCGCTTGCTGTCGGCCATGATGTCGGCGACCGCGGCCTGGTCGGCGGCGAGCTCGGCGCGCATGGTGGCGGTGGCCTGGTCGAGGACGGCGTTGATGTCGGCTGCCAGCTCGGCGTCCGCTCCCCCGGCGGCCTGCGCGGCGGCGATGAGGCAAGCCACCTGGGCTTCGATCTGCCAGATCGGGGTGCGGGCGAGGGCGGCGTCGCGGATGGTCCGGTACCAGGCGATCGCCTCGGCGCGTTGGGCGTGCGGGTAGGTGGCGGACAGCGCGGACTGGCGGGTGGGGCCGGCGAACACCTGGATGCTGATGCCCTGGTGGTCGGTCCAGGTGGTGATGATGAGTGCCCCGAACTGCTGGCCGGTCTGGTCGGTAACCTGCATGTGGATCGGCTCCCTGGTGGTTCAGGTGGTCGGTCGGGTGGGGCTGTTGGCGCAGCCCTGCTCTGGCCCCGTTCTCCGTTGGCGCGGAGGCGGGGCCGTTCTGCTAGGCGGCGGCGTACGCCCGGAACATCGCGGTGAGCACGTCGAACGCGGTCGGCCGGTAGGTGGCGCAACGGATCGCGGTGTGGCGGGCGTGCTTGCTGGTGGCGATGTCGAAGCTGCTGAGGACCGAGGCGAGGTATTCGGTGCCGTCGGTGAAGGTGATGAGCCGCTCGGCCCACGGCGTCGGCTTGGTGATGGTGGCGACCTGCCGGAACGGGGCGCCGCCGAGGGCGAACTGGCTGCGGATGACCATGCCGGGCTTGAGCTGGCGGGTGGTGGCGGTCTTGAGGCGCATCGCGGCGGGCTCCGTTCGTGGTCTGGGATGGAGAAAGCCCCGCCGGATTCCGCCGATACGGAGAACCCGGCGGGGCTTGTCGCACCCACCACTTTGCCAGACTGTCACGTAAGAGGCAATAGTCTTACGTGACAGTCAGCCTTTCGCGGCCTTCTTCCGCAGCACCGTCTCGTGCGTGACCTGATACAACTCCGCGTTCAGGATCGCCCGACCCGCCTCCACCGCCCGTCGGCCCGCCCACGTCGTCCTGGTCACCTCCAGCACCGGAACCTCCTGCCGAACCGCGAGCAACTCCGCCTCCGCCGGCGACGGAAGCCGGGCGACAATCTCCTCGACGAACCGGTCCACCCGAGCCCCCCGCTCCGCCAGCCGCTCGTACACGCCGCCCTCCCCCACGTCATGCAGGAGGATGTCGGTACCGAACGCCAGGTCGGCCGGATAGTAGGTCCACTCCAGATGCCCCGGCGCGCCGCGGAAGTCGACGCGAGCATGCCGCTCCACCACCTGCTCATCGGCGGCGACGCCGAGGATCTCCTGCACGGGCGGCGGCGGCAGCACCTTCGCCACACGCAGCACCGTGGCAATCCGGTCAGGGTCGGTGCCGCGCTGGACGGCGTCAGCCCAGTTGTCGGTGACGTTCACCTTCGGCGGTGGCGCTTTGACGAAGTTCCCGCGGCCGTGCTGCGACTCGATGAGGCCCTCCGACCGCAGCTTGCCGATCGCCCGGCCCGCAGCGCCGGCGCCGACGCCGTGCAGTTGCTGCAGTTCGGCCAGCGACGGGAGCCTGTCTCCGGGTTTCAACTGTTCGGCGTGGATGCGCTCGCGGTACAGCGCGGCCAGCCCATCGGCGGTCATGGTCATATCGGCTCCTGGCTGCGAATCTGTAGCACCGTATCAGTCTGACGTGACACCGTCGCATACCGAAGCCCATAGGGCGGATCTTCACGTTCGAGTACTGTTACGTGTGAGTCTTGACTGTCACGCAAGTGTCAGTGAGGATGGGTCCATGACTTCTCCGAGCCCACTGCAGGTCCTCATGGCCCGCCGCATGCTCGCCACCTGCAACCCGCGACAGATCCGTGAAGACGCCGATCTCACTCAGGCAGAGATGGCTGTACTCGTCGGTGTCAGCGCCTCCGCCATGAGCCGCCTCGAAGCCGGCAACCGCAAACCCTGGTCGAAGACCGCTGTCCGTTGGGCCGGCATCCTCGCCCAACTCCAGGCCCAAGGTGCCATCTACGACCGGGCCATCGCCGCCTGAAACGACGAACGCCGGGGTTTGCAGACCCCGGCGCCGACACCCTCGAAAGGCGCAACCTCGTGGCCCCAGAGTACGACGCCCCGGCGTCGTCGAGCACCGTCACGCCCGCCCCGGCGGCGCGCTGATGGGTTACAAGCTGCGCCGAGAAGTGCGCGACTTGCTCTGGGCCGGAGCTCTCACCGCCTCCGAACGGGTTCTGCTTCTTGAGCTCGCCGACAACGCCAACGACGACACCCGCGTGGCATACCCCGGCATGGGCTGGATCCTCGCCGCATGCGACATTCCGAGCAAGAAGCGCGCTGGGGAGCATCTGGCATCGATCGCCGCGAAGTGGTTCGAGATCCGCGTCGAGGTCGGCAAGGACAAGAACGGCAACGCGCTGTACGCCATGCCGAAGATTCAGACGCGGTACCGGTTCCCGACTCGGGATGAGTTGGTGGCCCGGCACGGCGAACGGAAGGTCCCCAAAATTCAGGGACTTGACGCCTGCAAAGTCCCTGAAAATCAGGGGCCTAAGGTCCCTGAAAATCAGGGTGCTGACGGCCCGAAGGCCCCTGATTTTCAGGGACCCTTCTCCTCAAAGAACTTCTCTCCTCAAAGTTCTAACTCCTCACCTCCCCCTACCCCCTCGTTGTTCGGCACCGACCACGTCGTGATCGACGCCGAAATCGTGGAGGAGGCGGAGGAGATTGATGCTTCGCCAGAAACCCAACTTCAAAACCTCACCGACCAGATCCGGGCCATCCGCCCCAACTGGAACCCAGCCGAGATCCGCCGGCACCTCGACGCAGCACTCCGTCTCGTCGATGAGAACTTCGAAGCCCTCACCACGCTCGCCGTGAACACCGCCAAGGACCGCAGCACCGCACAACCATCCCGGCTGACCGCATCCGGAAACCCCCATCTTCAAAGGGTCGGCCTGGCGTTGCTCGTTGCCCGCGCCGACGCCATGCCCGACACCGGTCCGATCAAGCCGCTGCATCCCAACGCGCACGTCTTCCAGCCGAAGACGGACGGCTCCAAGGTGTGCGGCTGGAACGAGTGCGAACTACCTGAGGCCAACGACCGGCACCGGGTCGGTAACCGCGACGGCGGCTATGTCGGCCAGACCCGGTCAAGCCACACCGATGGCCTCGACGAATACGGCAACGGCTTCCGTAAAGGCGGCACCCGCCATCACCTGACCGATTCGCGGGCACCGAACCGCGACTACAGCGAACCGCTCTGACGAAAGGACCCGCGATGACCACCGAGATCCCCGACATCCTCCGCCACGAGCGCATCTTCTGGCAGGGCGTCGACTCCACCACGCCGCCCGGGTGCACCCTGATCACCGCCGAAGTCCTTGGCCTTGCCACCACCTACGTCCTCCGTGACGGCAACGTCCTCGGCCGCATCGAAACCCACGGCAGCGGGCAGGCCGGCTACGTCGGTGACCGCCTCAAGGGCGGCTACTACCGCGGCGCCGGCGATGCCACCACGCTCGCCCAGCGCATCGTCGACCACCGGGAGCCCAGTTCATGAGCGAGTTCATCACCGAGGAGCAGTTCCTCAACCTGGTCGCCGACCGGCTCGCCACCCAACCCAACATCGAATTCGACGGCCAAACCGACCAGATCACCGGCAACCTCGCCGACATCGCCGTCATCGTGCTGGACGTGCACTCCGAGCACGGGCCCGTTCTGTTCGGTGACTGACTCTCGATGCGATCTTGAAAGGACCCGCCATGACCCTGCCCGCGATCGGCGCTACCGCCACCATGACCACCAGCCACGGCACCGTCCGCATCCGCATCACCGACCCGAACCCGGACCCGCAGCGCCAGCCCACCCATGTCCTCGGAGACATCATCGGCGGCACTGACCAGCGGTTTCGCTACTCCGAACCCGTCCTGCTGCCCCTCAACCGGATCATCATCGACCCCACCGAAGTCGAGATTTGGGCGGCTGCCGCCGAAGACTCCGCCGACGTGGCCGCCTGCCACGGTGAGCTCTACCGCTGAAAGGGAACCAGCCATGACCGACATCCCACCCGCCTGCCCCACCTGCTCCGACGTGGGCTTCGTCGACGACCTGGCCGGTGAGACCGGCACGGCGAACTGCTACGACTGCAACCCACTGCCCGAACACAAGGACGCCGTCTACATCGAGATCGACAGCATCCTCACCCCCACCAAGGCCGCGAACCCCGGAATCAGCAACGGGGAGATCGCCGAACACCTGCCCGAGCATCTACGGCAGCCATTCTGGGCGCGAGCCGTCGAGAACTACCTGACAACAGCGCTCGCCGGCATGCCGCCCACCGACGTGACCACCGTCGCCACCATCCTCGACAGCCCGGACGCCAACTGATGGCCCTCCGCGAGCACACCTGCTGGTCGCTGCACTGCGACCGCTGCGACACCGACTACTGGGACGACGGAATCCCCCACTTCGACAGCCGACAAGAAGCCCTCGACTACGTCAAGGACTCATGGCTGATCGTCGGCGACACCATGCTGTGCACTCACTGCGCCGACAAGGCCGGATGCGAAAGCCTCGGCCACCAGGTCGGCGACTGGACCGACAACACCCACGCGACCGGGATCACCTACCGGCATCGGGCCTGCCACTGCCGCGCCCGCTCGGAGTGGGACCCGCCGTCCGAACACGTCCTCACGCTGATCGACGCGGCCCGTGTGGTTAACGACGCCGACACGAAGGAGTAGCTGTGACTGCTTCGAACCGCGACGTCCACGCCCGCCTGGCGCGGGTCAAGGACCACCTGCAACGTCACGGGTTCGCGCTCACCGCCGACCAACTCGACCAGATGGCCGGCGGCGCCAGCCCGAACCTGTTCAAGTCGACCGAGCCCCGGTGCGACCCGGACCAGCGCTGCGAGGCCACCACCACCGTCGACATGCCCCACGGTGTCGACGAGCCGTACCAGGTCGACTGCGTCCTCGAGGACGCCCACGACCCACACGCCGACCCGGACGACTACGCGCACACCGATGGTGACGGCACCTGGTGGAACACCGACGGCGACATCGAATACCGCTGACCCGAAAGGACCCCACTATGGGATCGACGCCCCGCGCGCACCTCGCCTACGGCTATGACCTCGGCAGCCCGGATGACTTCAAGGCCGCTGAACGCACCGAGGACGGCAGCCCGAACCTGCCCGGACTGGCGCCCTACCCCTCAGTTTGGTCCTTCCTCGAACACGTCGACAGGCAATTCCCGGCCGCTGGGGTCGTAGCGCGCACCTCCGGATCCGAAGGCAGCTACGGCCTGGTGCTCATCGTTGATGACTCGCAACGCTCAGTCGACTGGGACGAAGTTATGACGCTCGACCTCAACGAGATGGACGGACGACCTTCAGTTGCCGACTGGAACACGGACCTTGCCGAGGCTCTGACCGCGCTCGGCGTCACCCCGTTCCAGGAAGGCCCGTGCTGGCTGGTCTTTCCGTCCTACGGCTGACCCAACATCAACCGCTAAAGGACCAGCCATGACCGCAACCACCAACCTCACCGAGATCCGCTGTGACGGGCCGCCTGGACTCCAGGCATGCCCCGACTGGGCAGCCGACAGCAGCACACACGGGGCCGAATCGCTGCGGGCGCGTCTCGCCGAAGAGGGCTGGGAAGCCATCCACACCGGGGATCTGATCCTCGATCGCTGCTCGCGCTGCGGCAACGGAACCGCCTGACCGAAAGGACCCGCCATGACCGACGCCCCACACCACACGCTCACCGTCACCCGCGATCCGGACCCCGAGTTCGGGCCCACCGCCGACATCACCTGCCACGGCGTCACCGACAACTGCGCCGAATGGACCGAATGCAAGATCGCCGAATGCCCCGGCAACACCGGCCAAGACGACACGCTCTACGACGTCAGCCCCTACGCTCACGGCCAGGAACACCGCCGCTTCGACGAACAGGCCGCCGACGACTACTGGGCGGTCCGGACCGGGCATTGCTGGGCCGAAAACCACGGCGACGCGGAAGCTGAGGAGTTTGCTGAGAAGCAGCAGCTTGGCGCCGGCGAGTACGCGGTCGCTGTCGTCGTCGACGACACCAGCATGACGATCACGTTCGTCGACGAGACGGCCGCCGCATGAACGCCACGATCACGCCCTACCGGCTGTGGGAGATCGAGCACCCCCACTACTGCGAGACATCCCGCTGGTGCGAGCACCAAGGCAACCCGCGATTCACCTCCTGGGCCGACTTCACCGACAGCGCCTTCTACGACGGTGACCGCGACCAGAACCTGCTCATCCGCTGGGACTGGGACACCCACGACGACTACAACAACCCCGACAGCGGCGAGCAGGTCCACGACCTGCTGCTGTTCTTCGTCCTCCAACGCAAACCGATCTTCACCGCAGCCAAGGTCCGCGTGCAGCCCGCTGGTGCACCACCTGGTGCGGCTACCCCAAGCAACTCGCCCGCCTCGGCCGGCTGCTCGAACTCGACCTGCCGTCGGCGTTCGGGGACCGGCCTGTGAGCAAGACGTGGGGCGACCTCAAGCTCGAAGCCGCACTCACCGTCCTCGACGAAGACCGACCGCTCGTCTGGGTCGACGACGAAGAAGCCGCCGCAGCCAGACGGCTGTCCCCGGCGATCGCGCGGGCCGAACGCCTCGGCCGGGCACTGCTGGTCACGCCCGCATCCGATCGTGGGCTACAGCCCGAACACCTGGACCGCATCGAAGCGTTCTTGAAGGAACCTGCCACAGACGCTGACCGAAATTTAGGCTAGCCTTCACTCGGCCCGGCGCGCCGGGCACCACGGCACAGTCCTGCGATCATCCCCCGGCCCAGGCATCGCAGCGTCCGAATATGTACATGAGTGCGGGTGACGTATCGACCGCAACCAACGAACGGGCGCGATCTTCGAGCCGCATGGATCGACACACCACAACTGTCCAGATGCGATCAGCCCACACCGGCACACAGCCCGTAACCCTCTGATAGATCATCGGTTACATACGTCAAAGAGTGAGTGAATCGATCCAAGGGGAGGCACTCACAACATGTACGAATTCGGGGAAACCACCAGCGATCTCCACGACCTCGGCATCCCCCACCCCACCGAGACCACCCACCAACTCCCCCACAGCGAACGCGAACAACAACTCCGCCGCAACGGCGCCCTCTACCGGCGAACCGGCATCACCCTCATCACCGCCGACGCCCTCGCCATCCTCACCCTCATGGCACTCCCCGAAAACGCCATCTGGAACAACCCCACCCACCGGCAACTCATCCTCCTCGCCGTCCTATTGACAGGCTTCACCGCCACCGCCCTACTCACCGTCGGGCTACTCGAACGCCAAGGACGGCAAACCCGCACCCTCATCCGCCGTGCCATGGCCCGCGCCGACACCAACGCCGACCTCGGTGACGCCAACCGGGCCGCCATTGACGCCAACCGGGCCGCCATCATGGAGAACACCAAACTCGTTGCCGAAGCCATCATCACCCTCACCGGCATTGAGAAGCGGCTCCATGCGCTCGAAACCGCCGTCGAAGCGGTTCCGGGCTACGCGGACGGGCTTGCCCGAGGCGCCAGGGTGGCGGCCAGCGTTCTCGGCATCGACCCCAAGGAAGACTAG